TTACATATAATATAATGTGTAACATGTCTTGGAGTTATACTAAGAGCATACTAATGCTTACTCATATAACTTTTACACATAAATACTATTAATGTTCAAAGGATTAAACCCTATTAATGCTTAGAGGAAATAAAAAGGAAAGCAGGCATAAAGCCTGCAATCCCTTAGAAGCTTGCCAATACAGGTGCTCCACCCTGACCTTCCTCATGCAGAAGCCAGAAGTTAGAACCATCAGAGCCAGTGACATTGCTGAGCATAGGATGAGCTGGAATGCCTTTGACTGCAACTGCACCTGTCTTTGCACCATAGGTGAAGAAGAGCTTGCCTGTCTTAGGATTCTTCTTCACATCAATGTGTGATATATTCATTTGTGCCTTGAACTGCTCTACTGTCAGAGTGTCATTGAAAACTAAATTCTTTTCCATAATGATAAATGTTAAATTGTTAATAATAAAATTGTTTTAGCTACGGGGGTAGGACCCCCTTGGGCTAAGTGATGGGGAGGGTGTGGTTGGTGTAACCACCACTCATAAAAATATCACAGAAAAAAAAAAATTAGAAAAAAAAATTAGAAATGGGACAGGGGGGGGGTCAAAATCACCCCTATACTAATTAGAAAGGTGGGAAAGGCAGAAAAAAAAAAGAGAAAATTATTCTTCCTATAAATTTTTCATTTATATATTTGCATATATCAAAACTTTTATCTACCTTTGCATCCCAGTAGAGGTTAATGGTGGATTAACCTTTCACCCATGAGGTTAAAAAGTAATGGGTTAGAAGTTGGGTTAGTACTCTCACACTTACATAGAGAGGAGGTTGTCCCCAATACTACTAAAATTGCTACTATATAAATTAGATTGCATGAGCACATCCACCTGAGAAAAGGCACAGGGAATCATGCTTTAGGGGTATAATCAAGAACTGGTCTAATGAAGTTAGTAGTTAAAAGGAGATTAGAAATAACTCTTATGAAGCCATAACAAAGCTTCAGGGATATTACTATATACAATAATGAAGAAGATAGGTAATTACATTAAGGATTCTATTAAATGGTTATGGCAGTTCCCACAGAATATACTTGCTTTATGTATAGAGGGTATATTGTGCCAAGTTGCATATAGAGAAGGTAAGGCAGATGGCAATACTATTATAGTGAATAGTACTCTACCTTCAGCCATGTCTTTAGGAGATTATCTCTTTGTGAATCCTATGTCGTCACAAAAGTCTATTCAACATGAATGTGGTCATAGTAAGCAATCTGATATATTAGGTCCACTATATTTGATAGTAATAGGAATCCCATCATTACTGCATAACATAGTACATTACCTATATAGTAAGATAGGAATTAAATGGAACTACTACAGTTTTTATACTGAATCTTGGGCTAACAAGTTAGTAGGAATTACTTGAAAGAATATAGATAAGACCTAAAATCAAGCCTAACTTTACTCCTTCAAGACAAGAAAATGATACTTGAATTGAAAATAATTGGAGAAAAGTTGCACAATTCAAATATTTTGCTTACCTTTGCAGTGCAATTAAGGAAAATTGGTTTTAGGAAATTTCCATATAAGGAATGTTACTTTAACCAGTTGTTTTAAGGTAACATTCCTTTTTTATTGCCCCATAGTATAGTTGGTTATTACATGGGATTTTGGCTCCTGTAACATAAGTTCGAGTCTTATTGGGGTAACAAAGTAATAGAGAAGATGCCCTCTTAGTACAATGGATAGTACATGAGTCTTCTAAACTTAGAATATAGGTTCGATTCCTATAGAGGGTACTAAATGTTGGGTTAGATGAAGTGGTTAAGTCACCACACTTTCAATGTGGAGATTATGGGTTCAAGTCCCATACCCAATACAAATAAATGGAGCTATCTACTAATGGTTAGGTAACTGCCCTCTCAAGGCAGAAATTTGGGTTCAATTCCCAATAGCTCTACAACTTAGGGTGTGTAGCATAGTGGTTAATGTGCCTGACTGTCAATCAGGAGATTGGAGTTCAATTCTCCCACATCCTGCTAATCCACTTTTAATCTACTAAAGTCCTATCCTACAGAGGTAGGTAGGCAAATGGAGAGTAAACCTAAGAGGTCTTAGGGACTGTCTGCTAAACAGATTGTACCAGCAATGGTATGTGTTTCAAGTACACTGCTCTCCGCAATATATAGTAGTAGCCTAATTGGTGGGGCACTGCATTTGGGATGCAGAGGATGCAGGTTCGAGTCCTGTCTACTATACTAATGGGGTTTGTGGTGTAATTGGCTAACACACCTCCCTTGCAAGGAGGAGTTCAGGGTTCAAGTCCCTCATTCTCCACACTATGTTTTCATGTTTTCATAATGTTGAGCTTTTGCTTGGACCCTCTTTTGGGTAGTTAGAGGTTAAAGAAACTACCCTATCAATGCTCCTTAGTTCAGTGGTTTAGAATAGTTCCCTTACAAGGAAAAGGTCATTAGTTCGATTCTAATAGGAGCAACATAATGGGGATGGAGCTTATATGGTACAAGCTACTGACTGTTAATCAGAAGAGAGTAGGTTCGAGTCCTACCTTCCCCGCAAGAACTTTTGCAAGGAGTTCAGTCAAGTAGCTTGCAATACTTGATGCCATCATTTCTGAAAGTTCTCTGAGTGCAATAAGGAGAAGTAATCAATGATTTGATGTTTTAGCAGGTTGGAGAAGTAGTAATCTTGCCCCACTCATAATGGGGAGACCAGTGGTGCAAATCCACTACCTGCAACTAAATTGGGAAGTAGTTCAATTGGTAGAACACTGGTCTCCAAAACCAGCAGTTGTGGGTTCAATTCCTACCTTCTCAGCTATATTGGGATGTATCTCCTCTGTCTGATAAGCAGTTGAAAGAGTAGTTGGTTACAGGTGAGTTCAATTCTCACCATCCCAACATTGGTCAAGAAGAGTATTAGTTGATGTACTTCAATGGTAGAAGGCTGCTCTCATAAGGCAGTAGTTGAAAGTTCGAGTCTTTCCATCAGCACTGTGTTAGTATTTTAATTGGTTAGAAGTCCTGACTGTGAATCAGGAGGGTATGGGTTCAAATCCCATCTAACACCCCAATATACTGGCATATCCCCTCTGTCTTATACACAGTAGAAAGGGTAATAGGTTGCATGTGGGTTCAATCCCCTCTGCCAGTACTATCTTGGAGTACCAGAGTGGCTAATGGCACAGACTGCAAATCTGATGATTCGTGGGTTCAAGTCCCACCTCCAAGTCTTAATAAGCTCCTATAGCTGAATTGGTTAAAGCACCTGTCTCTTAAACAGGGGACTCAAGGTTCAAGTCCTTGTGGGAGCACAACCTCAACCTTGGCAAATATTCCCCCAAAGCATTGATGGTGGATGCTCTGGACTTTTAATCCTGAGAGTAAGGTTCGACTCCTTATGGGGGAACATAACATATTATTAACTCCAAATTTTAATGTTATGAGAAAGGTTATTTCATTAATTAAGAGAGGTGCTAAGGCATACTTTAGACAAGCTGCTAAGACTTATGCTTGGACACCTACAGGAACTATTCCAGTTGGAATATAGTTCCTTTGATGCTGGAGTGAATAATAAATATTATATGGGGTAGCTTTAATGTGGTGAATTAGTGTGGACTGTAAATCCACTGCCTCAGGCTGTTTAAGGTTCAATTCCTTTCTGCCCCACTTCAATAGAAATCTTTGTCCTTGACTTATGGAAGGTGATGTGGGTAGAGACACAAATAAGTCATTATGGGTGCTGGGCAGGTATGGTTACATTGCGGAGGACTGAAAATCCTTAGAACAAAGTTCGATTCTTTGAGTACCCACTATATACTCCTGTGGTGGAATTGGGATACACACTGACCTCAAAAGTCAGGGCTTGGAATAAAGATTAAGAGTTCAACTCTCTTCAGGAGTACTTATAATGCCCTCTTGGTGGAATTTGGTAGACACGCTGGATTTAGGCTCCAGTATGAAGTAATAGTAGTGTAAGAGTTCGAGTCTCTTAGAGGGTACTAAAAATAATTAGGAAAATATTTGGTAGTTCCAATTATTTTGCTTAACTTTGCAACATCAAAATAAGAGAATATGTTTGAAGAAGATAGCCTATTTACTCCAATGGAATCAAGCAGAAGTACAGAAGTATCTGGTTCTCAGTTCTTTATTAACTTCTTAAATCAACTTGAAGGTTGGAAGACTAAGTGTAAGAACTTGCATTGGGCAGCACCTAAGAAGAATATTCATGTATATCTTGATGAATTTAAGGACATTTTGGATGATTATCAGGATGGTCTTGCAGAAGGATATATGGGAATACTTGGTAAAATGCAACCTAATGCTATCAAGGGAACTCCGAGTGATGCACTGAATGCTTTTGACTTTATTAGTGAAGTTAAGTCTGCTACTCTTGCATTTTATGATAAGATTCCTCAAGAGACTGTTTATAAAGGTATAACATCTGAATGTGAAACCTTTATTCAGAATATCAATAAGTATGACTACTTATTCCACTTATGTGATATAAGACCTTATTGACAAGAGATGCTCTCATGGTGGAATGGTAGACACAACAGACTTAAAATCTGTCAATCAGCAATGGTTGTCTGGGTTCAACTCCCAGTGGGGGTACCATTTGCCTCCTTAGTGTTAATGGTTTAGCAAGCCTGTCTTGTAAACAGGAAGAGAGGGTTCAAATCCTTCAGGAGGCTCATAATGTAGGTATGGTGTTAGTGGTTAGCATATGACATTGCCAATGTCAAGGGGTCAGTTCAAATCTGATTATCTACTCAAATGCAGGTATAGTATAAAGGTTAGTATGTAACACTTCCAATGTTAATGTGTGGGTTCAATTCCCACTATCTGCTCAAATGTACAAAATATGCCACTTACAAGGAAACAAAGAATAGAATATCAAAGGAAGAGATATAGAGACTTCAGACTATGGTTAGAAGGATATAAATCAGACAAGAAGTGTGCTATATGTGGATATAATGAACATACAGAAATTTTACAGTTTCACCATGTAAATCCGAAAGATAAGTCCTTTGAAATTAGTGATGGAAATGCTTGCAGTAGAAGCAAAGAAGCCATACTAAATGAAATGAAGAAGTGCATAATTGTATGCCCAAACTGTCATAGATGGATTCATTATGATATGAATGCTGGGTTTAGAAGAGAATAACATCGCGGGGAGAATTGGTATTCAATCCAGTCTCATAAGCTGGACTCCGTAGGTTCAATTCCTACCTCCGCAACTAATTTAGATAATATGGAAGAGATAGAAAAGGCAAAGATGACAAGGACCAAAAAGACCAATGGTTCAGAGGTTCATCAAGTTATGACTGCATTAACTGATACTACAATCAGAGGTATTGTAAGGTCAGCCAATGAGGAAGGAATTAAGAGAGAGGATATAGTTTCTCTACTTAAAGAAAATGGTCAGTTTGTATTAATCTACTTTAGATAAAAACATTATGGAAATGGAAGAGCAGAAGACAATAGAGAGACCCTTGATGAGTGAAGAGGAGTTCAAGGATTATATGGAGAAGAATAAAGTAGATATTGTGGGAGATTTCTATGGAAAAGGTATTCTTCACCTAAGAACTTATGAAGCAGTAAGCAAGTTCAAGTCTGTAAGGAGAGCAATCAGAAGAGGTCATGTATCTCTTGATGGTATTATCTTCCCTAAGAGACCTTTCAATAACAAGGCTAATACTTGTAAGAGAAAGGGACATCACAGTAGGACTATTAATGAAAGAAAGAAGATGATTTATGAGCAACTTAAACACAGAAAATCAGCCTAATGATTACAATGAAGTGCCAGTATTATACTGCAAGCATTGTCTATCATTGAATATTAGGAACATTCCGAGAATGGAGGATTCAGATTACTGTGATGAGTGTGGCTCCACTGATATAGGAGAATGTTCAATAGAAGAGTGGGAGACTCTATACAAGAATAGATATGGACATAAATTCCTTGAAGAGTATTAACAACTTAATTACAAATTAAAATGGAAGAGCAGATACAAATTAAAATGGAAGAGCAGAAGGGAAAGGTTGTAGAGATGCAACCAACAACAAAGGAAACAGAGAGACCTGAAAAGATGTCTTATGAGCAGTTAGAGAACATAGCTCATCAGCTTAGTGAGCAGGCTAAGCAGTTATATATGAAGCTGCAAGCTGCTAATATGGGTAACATGTTCAAGAGACTTGACTACTTGTTTAAGGTAGTAGAGAATGGACATATGTTTAAGCAAGACTTCCTTGAGAAGTGTATTGCTGAGATTGAGGAGCTTATGACAGTTCCTGAAGAAGTTGAGGAAGATAATAAGGAAGAGGAAACACCAGATATTAAAACTGAAGAGTAAGTTACAAGATGAAGAAGCCTAATAACATAGTTAGAGTACCATGTTCTTTAAGTGGAAGCTTCTTCAGGTATTGGTTCAAATTCTTGGAGCCTTTTCATAAGCTAACTGATAGAGAGATTGATGTAATTACATCCTTTGTCAAGCAAAGATATGAACTCAGTAAAGTTATCAAGGATAATGAGATACTTGATAAGGTTACAATGAGTGAAGATACAAAGAAGAAAGTAAGGGAAGAGTGTAATATCACTCTCCCACACTTTCAGGTAATTATGGGCAAGCTAAGGAAGAATAAAATTATCATTGATGGTAAGATTAATCCAAGGTTTATTCCCAACATTGATGAAGAGACTGGCACTTTCCAACTATTGTTACTTTTTGAATTGAAATGAATTATCCTGATATAATTGGTAAGGTTTCTGAAGAGTTGAATTTACCTAAAGAAGTGGTAGATAAAACATATAAGGCATTTTGGTTATTTATTAACCAATCCATACAGTCCTTGCCATTAAAGGAGAATCTTAATGAAGAGGATTTTGCTAAGTTAAGAACAAATTTCAACATTCCATCACTGGGTAAACTGACTTGCACTTATGATAGGATGTTAGGTATGAAAAAGAGACTCAAGTTTATTAAACAGATAAGGGAGAAGAAATGAAGAAATTGTTTATTAGTCAGCCCATGAAGGGCAAGACAAATGAAGAAATAGAAGCTGAAAGAGCCAAAGCTGTGGAAGAGGCTAAGGCAGTACTCAATGATGATGTGGAAGTAATTGATAGCTTCTTCAAAGATGCACCAGTAGATGCAAGACCTCTATGGTTCTTGGGTAAATCAATTGAGCTATTATCTGTGGCAGATGCTGCATATTTTGCTAAGGACTGGGATAAGTATAGAGGTTGTAAGATTGAGCACTCTTGTGCTGTAGAATATGGTATAAAAGTTATTGAGTATGTTGAAGGTTAAGAAAATAAAGCCAATGTTCACTGCACTTATCACTACAATGGATAAGTATGAACATGATGTAACTACAAGAGGTGGTCTAATTGATACTACTAAGCAGCAGGGTGGATTAAAAGAATATCAAACTGTACTTGCAGTAGGTAGTTCAGTAAGAGATATAAAGGTAGGTGATATAGTGTGTGTAAACCCTACAAGGTTTGCAGTAAGAAAACATCAGGCAGGCACTCTTAAAGATGGAATTGTAACTGACAATCCTGTTACTACTTACAATTTTGATGTTGTTGAGATGGATGGAAAGCAGTGTCTATTGCTACAGGATAGGGATATTGACTTCATTATTGAAGAGTATGAGGAAGTTCCTGACCCAACTCCTTCACCTATTATTCAACCAGAGAAGAAGAAACTAATTGTATAACTCAAAAGAGTGTATCAGGAAAACCAATCCTAATACACTCTTTTTTTTTACCAGACTTTATGTATAGCATCTATGCACATATAAATAAATTAAATGGCAAAGTTTACATAGGTCAGTCTTCATCACCTAAAAATAGGTGGAAAGGGAAAGGAATATCTTATAGAGGATGCCATTATTTTTATAATGCAATAGTAAAATATGGTTGGGATAATTTTCACCATGTTGTATTATCTTCCAATTTAACTAAAGACGAAGTGAATAGGATAGAATCTATCTTAATAAGCTATTATGTTAATCTTGGTATTAGTTACAATATAGCTCCTGGGGGATTTGGTATAATAGGTTCCAGAAGTGAAGAACATAAGAGGAAGATAAGTAAATCCTTAAAAGGTGTGCCAAAGTCAGAGATAGCAAAGCAGAATATGAGGAATAATGCCACTCATCATGGAGGGAAAGAGGTAGCTATGTTTGATAAGGATAATAATCTTATTAAAATATTCAAGACTTGTGGACTGGCTTCTAAAGAAACTGGAATAAAAGCTACGCACATTGCAAGATGTGCAAGAGGTGTTAGACCAAGTGCAGGTGGTTATATTTGGAGATATAAATAGTAAGAGGTTATGATGAAATTACTTAAATATGAAGGTTATAAGGTTGTGATAGAACCAGAGCTTTTAACATTAAAGCCCTTCAAACAAATATGGACAAGAGATAAAACAGTAAATAAGGACAAAGCCTTAGCAGAAATTGCTTTCATCTATTTTATGACTGACCCAAGAAGTGACTATCAATACCTTGTAGATGACAAGGAGAGAATGGAAGCTATTAAAGAGGGAGAGGGATTACCTCCTAAATGGGAACCAGACAGGATAGTAACAGAAGCAATGGAATTTTATAAATCATTTAAGCCAATCTCTGCATTACTCCTTGAAGACACGAGGTTTATGGTTAATAAGTTCAGAGCAAAACTGAGGGAGTTGGACTTTGACAGTCTTGAAGTTAAGGAGTTCAAGGAGATTACAGCCATTGTAAAACAGATTACACCTCTCATTAGAGATTTGGATGAGGCTGAGAAAGCACTTAATTCTGAAATGAGAAGTTCAGGTAAGATGAGAGGACAGGGAGAAAAGACTATATTTGAGGATGACTTAGCATTGTAACTATGAAAGCAGAAGATATTATAGAGGGTCTTAATAAACATATTGAGACAAGGAGAAGTGAGAGAGGAATTGGGAATGTAGGACACATGGTGTTGCAGAAGGAAATTATGCCTCATTCCTCATTCAAGGTTTATAAGATTTATAAGTACACTCTCTGGTTTACCAAGAGAGGTAAATCTTATAGAGTAATAACAGTGCAACATACTGCTAAGGTTCCTGATGGTCAGGAAGAGAATATGTTAAGAGAGATGAATATCATGTTGAGTACACTAATATTCAATTGGATAGGCTCTGATTTTTATGAAGCAGTTATAAAGGGAGAATATAATGGAGTTTCAGAAAATACCAATGAATAAATGTGGAATTTACATGATTACCTCTCCGTCTGGTAAATCCTATATAGGAAGAAGCCTGAATTTGAAAGAAAGACTTAATAAATATAAGAATTTACTATGCTCAGAACAGCAGGGAATATACCATGCCATACTAAAATACGGATGGGAAAATATGATGGTAACTATCTCATATAGTGAAGATAGGAATGTTTCCACTAATGATTTGCTTAATAAACTTGAAATAGAATTTATAAGTAAATACAACACTCTAACACCAAATGGATATAATCTAAAGAGTGGAGGAAATCAGCCTACTTTATCAGATATTACTAAACAAAGAATGTCTGAGTCTGCAAAAGGAAGATTACTATCTGAGGAGCATAAAAGGAAGCTATCTATTGCTCAAAATAAAGACTGGGTGAAAGAAAAGAAATCTTTAACACATAGGAGAAGAGTTGTACAATTATCAATCAATGGGGAAGTTATAAAAGAATGGTACTCTATTACAGAAGTAAGTAAAACTTTAGGAGTCAATGCTTCTGGAATTAGTCATGCTTGTAAAAATGGAGGAAAATCACATGGATATAGGTGGAAATACATTTCCTAAGATGAATAGGTTTCAAACTGAGCTAACTGAGGAATTGGTTAATAGCCTTCCTCAGGAAGTTCAGGACCAGTTATTTGATATTATAAATAATGTAGAGTTTGTCAAGAGATTGATAAGTCCTACAAGAGAATATGCTAAGGATAGACCAAGAGATGATAGGGGTAGAATCATTGTAGACTTGGCTAATCCTCATATATTAGAGGATATGGATTACTTCAGACCATCTGCTATACATTATGAGAAGTATGGTACATTTACTAACCTTAGACCTAATGCCAATCCTAATAGTGAATATGGTAAGTGGGTAAGAGAGGAAAGAAGAAGAATCTGGGATGGTTATGTAAGGGAAAGTGATGGAGAATGGGTCACAGGATATATGTATTGGTTCCTTAACTATTCTCCTATGATGCTCTCTAAGATTAGAGAGTATAAGGATAAGAATGGCAAGAAGAGAAAGTCCAAGAGAGCTGATAGAGTAGAGGCACTACCTGAATGTTGGGAAGGCATCTATTGGAGGTTCCATTGCTTAGACCAAGCATCAAATGGTGGCTTATACAATAACTTTGAGGGAGGTCAGCACATGGCTGAGCTTGCTTCCAGAGGTAAAGGTAAATCATATAGTCTTGCATCCATACTTAACCATATCTTTGTAGTAGGTGAGAATGAGGAAGCACATGAGAAGGTAAAGGGTATAGTAACTGCCTATCAGAAAGAGTACCTTACTAAGGATGGTGTTCTTAATAAGTTTGTAGATATGGCTAACTTCTGTGCAACCAATACCCAGTTCCCAAGAAAGAGATTAAAGAACTCTTTACAGGAAATGACTTGGATAATGGGATATAAGGATGTAGAATTGGACATTGAAAGAGGCACTCAGAATACAGTACTTGGAGTATCATCTAAGGATGATGAGTCTAAGTTGAGAGGTAAGAGAGCTGCCAAGATTCTTATTGAGGAGTTTGGTACATTTCCAAGACTTGTAGATTTGTATAATGTGCTTTTACCTTCAGTACAGGAAGGTGATATTGTCTTTGGGCAAATCTATATGTTAGGTACTGCTGGTGATAATGAATCAGACTTTGCTGGTGCTCAGGAAATCATGTATAACCCCAAAGGTTATAATATGTATGCTTTGCCTAATGTATTTGATAAGTACAATCAAGGTAAACCTTACTTTGTATTCTTCTTTCCCGGCTATGTAAATAGAAAGGGATGTTATAATGAGGATGGTGTATCTGATGTTATTAAGGCTCTGATTGAAATCCTAATGAACAGGTATAGGGTAAAGTATAATTCTACTGACCCTAACACTATTATTAAGACTATTGCTGAGGTTCCTATTACTCCTGCTGAGGCTATTGTTAAGACAGGTGTAAACATGTTCCCTGTAGCTGACTTGACTGAAAGAATAGGTCAATTGGATGCTAATCCTACAGAATATGATGATGTATATATAGGTGATTTGGTATTCAATAAAGATGGTCAAGTAGAGTATAAACCTACCTCTGCTACACCTATTAGGGACTTTCCACATAAGGATAACAAGATTGAGGGAGCTATTGAGATATACCAAATGCCTGAAATTGATAGGAATACAGGCAAGCCATATAATGATAGGTATATATTAGGTGCTGACCCTTATGATGATGATGAGTCAAATACCATGTCTTTAGGTTCTATATTTGTATTGGATTTATGGACAGATAGGATAGTAGCTGAGTACACTGGAAGACCATCTTTTGCTGATGACTACTATGAGATTTGTAGAAAGCTCTGCCTATTCTACAATGGTAGGCTAAACTATGAGTATAATAAAAAAGGTCTATTCTCTCACTTCTCGACAAGAAATAGTCTCTATCTTCTTACAGATGTCCTTGATTTCTTAAAGGAAAAGCAGATGATGAAGGATGGCTATGGTAACAAGTCAAAAGGTACTAATGCCTCTCCTGCTATTAATGCTTATGCAAGAAGTAGATTGAGAAGCTGGCTATTAGCTCCAGTTCCTATCATGCAGACTATTGATGGGGAAGAGAAAGAAGTGATGGTTCCAAGACTATTTACTGTAAGAAATAGAGCACTGCTAAAAGAACTTATTAATTACAACTCTGAGGGTAACTTTGATAGAATATCTGCTATGGGTATGCTAATGCTTCTAAGAGAAGATAGGATGATAAGATACCAAGGTGATGTTAGTAAGGAAAAGCAAGAAAGGGCTAATAATAGCTATGATGGTAATGACCCATTCTTTAAGAGAAACTATGACTTTAGGTTTAAGCAGTAAATTTAGTAAAAATGGAGACTGATGGTTAATAAATTACTTATATACTTGCATAGGTCAAGGATTTTACTTACCTTTGCACAGTAATTAAATTGAAGTATAATGGGATATGAAATGATAAATTTGCCTCCACAGCAACTTCCCTTCAGTAAGAAAAATAAAGCTTGGAGGAAGAAGCACTTGGATTGGGCAGACAGTAAGACCTTCTTCAATTATAGCTTAGTTAGAAAATCTGTAATACATAAGAAAATTAACTATGACTTGCTCAATGGTAAACTCCACATGAGTGACCTTGAAATGATACTGAATCCTGAAAAGCTACAGGCAGGTTTTATACCTGACAGGATTCAACACTATCCTATTATGAATAGTAAGTTGAATGTGCTTAGAGGTGAGGAAAGTAAAAGAGTCTTTGACTTTAAGGTAGTAGTTACTAACCCTAATGCTATTACAGAGATAGAGAATAACAAGAAGCAAGAATTACTACAGAAGTTGCAAGAGTGGGTATCTAACACTTCTCAGTCAGAAGAAGAGGCTAATCAAGAGCTTGAGAAGATAAATGACTACTATACCTATGAGTGGCAGGACATGAGGGAAATCAGGGCTAATGCTCTCCTTAACCACTATGTAAAGGAGTTGAATATTCCCCTAATGTTCAATCAAGGGTTCATGGATGCAATGGCAGTTGGTGAAGAGATTTATCAATGTGATATTGTAGGAGGTGAACCTACTATTGAAAGGATGAACCCACTCAAAGTAAGAATCTTTAAGTCAGGATATAGCAATAAGATTGAGGATGCAGACATGATAATCCTTGAAGATTATTGGAGTCCAGGCAAGGTCATTGATATCTATTATGATGTATTGACAAAGAAAGATATGGAGTACATAGAGAAGATGCCTGACCATGTAGGTCAAGCTGCTACAGACTCTATGGACAACATTGATGAGAGATATGGCTTTGTCAATAACCACATGATAGGAGATGAAATAAGTACAGAAGGATTCTTTTGGGACCCATTAGGAGGATATGATGGAGTTAATAACTCACTTCTTCCTTATGATGTTGCAGGAAACTTGAGAGTACTTAGAGTATATTGGAAGTCAAGAAGAAAGATTAAGAAGGTAAGAAGTTATGACCCTCAAACAGGTGAAGAAGTATTTAACTTCTACCCAGAGACTTATGTAATAGATAAGGATGCTGGAGAAGAAGAGCAGATATTCTACATCAATGAAGCATGGGAAGGAACTAAGATTGGTACAGACATTTATGTCAATATGAGACCAAGAGTAGCTCAATATAACAGATTAAGTAATCCTTCAAGATGTCACTTTGGAATTGTAGGCTCTATTTATAACCTTAATGACAACAGACCATTCAGCTTGGTGGATATGATGAAGCCATATAACTATTTGTATGATGCAATACATGATAGATTAAATAAGCTGATAGCAAGAAACTGGGGTTCATTGGTGAGATTAGATTTTGCCAAGAAACCTAAGGGATGGAATGTAGAGAAATGGTTATACTATGCAAAGACTATGGGTCTTGCAGTAGAAGATAGCTTCAATGAAGGTAATGTAGGTGCAGCTACAGGTAAACTTGCAGGTGCATTAAACAATGCTTCTACTGGTGTAATTACAGCTTCTGATGGCAATCAGATACAGCAATACATTAATCTTCTTGAATTTATCAAGATGGAAATGGCAGAAGTTGCTGGTATTACTAAGCAAAGAGAAGGTCAGGTAAGTAATAGAGAAACAGTAGGTGGAGTAGAGAGAAGTATGATGCAGTCTTCTCACATTACAGAGTGGCTATTTGTAGTACATGAGGATGTCAAGAAGAGAGCATTAGAGTGCTTGCTTGAAACAGCTAAGATAGCATTGAGAGGCAGAAGCAAGAAATTCCAATACATCTTATCAGATAATTCAATGAGAGTTATGGAGATAGATGGTGATGAATTTGCAGAAGCTGATTATGGTCTTGTAGTAGACAATAGTAATGGCATTCAAGAATTAAACTCAAAACTTGATACTTTAGCTCAGGCAGCATTGCAGAACCAGACTCTATCATTCTCAACTATTATGAAGTTATTCAGTTCATCTTCACTTGCTGAGAAGCAGAGACTTGTTGAAAAGGATGAAAGAAGTATCCAAGAAAGACAGGCTCAAGCACAGCAACAGCAGTTGCAAGTACAGCAACAGGAGATAGAACAGAAGGCTCAGATGGAACAGGCTAAGATGCAACAGGAGGATGCTCTTAACCAAAGAGATAATGAGACAAAGATTATTATTGCACAGATGCAAGCTTATAGCAAGAATAGTGAAGATGATGGTATAATAGAACCTGAATACTCACAAGAAACTAAGGATAAGCTAATGGAGCAGATAAGAGAATTTGATGAAAGACTCAAACTTGATAGAGAGAAATTAAGCCTTGATAAGAAGAAGCATGAAGATGATGTAATTCTGAAGAGAAAGTCACTTAACAAGAAACCTACAATTAACACTAAATAATTATGATTATAAGTAAGATAGTTATATCAGAAGTAGCACCCAGTTCAAAGGAAGTTGGGTGGTTACTTCCATTAGAGGATGGTACATTTAAACTTAGGTTTTTTGGTCCAGATGGTTGGGTAGATGCAGCATCTGGAGTACAAGGACCAAAAGGGGACAAAGGGGATAAAGGGGATACTGGACCTGCTGGTGCAAATGGTAAATCAGTAACAGCTATTGAATTAACTACTAATGCTGAAGGAGCTGTTATTGGAGGTACAGCTACTCTTAGTGATAAATCAACAATACAAATAACAGTAACACAATCATAATATTATGGCTGGAAAAATTAAGAAATTATTAGAGAATGAGTTAGTGGGAGGTACTCAAAGTAGTGATGTATATCCTGTTACTTCTGTTAAGGCTGTTTATGATGAGGAAAATGAAAGACTTGATAATATTATAAATAGAAGAGGTGTAGTTAATATCTCTACTAATTATAATAGTGACCATATAGCTGAAGTACTTACATTGGAACAAGCTATTGCTAAGGTACCTTCAAAGGATAGAGTACTAGGATTTCAAGGTAAGTTTCTAACAAAAGATGGGTGGGAGACATATACCTTTACTGGTGATTCAGTATCAGATTGGGGAACTATTGGAAATTGGGATTCTTTTGCAAATCAAAGCTATGTAAACAAAATAGAACCTATAACTCTAGTAGATTTTACTTCTTCTGCTGTATCATCAGGATATATAAATATATCTAGAGTGGGAGAATACTATTACCAATCTTATGTAAAAAAAGTGTACAAGGTTACATCATTTAATTCTCCTACTGATTTTACAGCAAAAATCATAGAACCAACTATAGGACAATTATATACATATAATGGTGTTATATATTCTTGGAATGGGACAGATATGATTGTTGCTGGTTCAATATTTACTAATATTGCTTGGTCTAACTTTAATAAAACTATAGAATTAAAAGATTATTTAATCTATGGATATTATTCTAATGATGGGTTATTATGGCATGGAACTAGTGAAAATGGATTAGATGATAGAAAAGCATGTTTGCTTAGAATATCTCCTTATACTAAATATAAAATAACCTTTGATGATACTAAATATAAAGTTCTTGTAAAATATCATAAAGGTATTGATTTAGCAAATGGTTTAGAATATGTAGCTTCTCTAGAAGCCCATAATGGTATAGAATATACAGCACAGGCTGTGAATTATATATCTCTAGCATTTATTAATGCTGATAAAGATTGGTCTACATTAGAGCCTGTAATAGAAATCACTGTACCTGAACAAGTATTAAATGATAACTTAAAGGAACAGTCTCAAAAAATTACAGAAGTAAACACTAATTTAGATTCTTATAAAGGGTCTTTAAAAGATATGTTTACTGTTGGTAGTTACACTATTTTAGTAAGAGAAAGTAATGCTAACAAAGGGTATGTAGATAATAGTGGTAATTTTATATATAATACTAGAAGTTTGTCTTATATTATTGATAAACCTAAATTTGTTACAATAGAAAATTACACACAATTATCATATCAGGTTAAATTATTTAATATCATTGAGGGTGTTTTAACTTATCAGAAAATTGTAGGTCCTACTGATATATTTTATCATAATTTTAAAGAATATGATATAGCAGTTGTTCAGTTCTATAATAATATAGAGCCTGACACTGATATTTCTAAAATCATTAAGATTATTAATAGTCCTTACCCACCAAAGTATGATTCAAATAAGATACTCTTTTCTAATATGGGAGAAAACCCCGGAAATTTAACAATAGGTACAGGATATGGTTATCAACCAGAAATTGGAGGAAATTTAAATCATACTAAAATTGGTTCTGATAATAGAAGAGCTTGTACTTTAGTACCAATGCTTCCCGGTAAACTAGTTTTAAGTAATAATATTAAAACTATGAATATATATGAAGTAATTGGTATTACTGAAAATAAAAGTGATGGTGTTAGTTTAAGACACTGTTTATATAGATATAATGTATCTATATTATCTGCTCCTGAAACTTCCTATAATGCAGATACAAACCAAACAACTTTTACACTGAAATCTTCTAGACCATTACTGATAACATTTGCAAATGCAAATAATACAGATGAAGATATTAATTTTGAAATTATATCTTATACTCCGTCATTTTATACAAGTGAGGAAACATATAATATTCCAATATCTGTAAATGAATTTGGTGATAATACTGGTGAATATGATTCATTTGCAGAGCCTATTATGGTAACTGCTCCAAATGGAACAATAATGATTGGGGGAATGTGTGGGAAAGGAGATGCTTATCAAAATACATTTAATAGATATTCTTCTGATAAAGGAAAAACATGGACAAGTAAGTGGACTGATGGTCATAGATATCTAACCTATGACAGAATAAATAACAAGCTCTACTCTTTAGATGGAACATTTTTATATGTATCTAATGATTATGGAATGACATGGGAACTTAAAAAATCAGTACCATCTGTCAAAAGTAGTGATATGACTGAGAAATACAACTCTTTAAGAGAAGAAGAAAAAGAATACTTTGCTTCTCATCCAGAAGCACAAAGATATGCTTACTCTCATAGTATCTCTTCATCTCCAAACCCAGGGGTTCAACTTTCTAATGGTGTTATATGTTTTCAAAAAAGAGAATTTATTAAGAAATATAGAGCCAGCAAAGATGAAGAAGATAATTGGATTGTTGATAGTAGTGGTTATCCTACATTAAAAGACACATCCTTTGCTAATACTGTGGATATAATTGAATCTGTTGCATTTATAGTATATTCAAAAGACTATGGGGAAACTTGGGAAACAAGTCCACATACTCCTCTTGGAGTAATGATGGATGAACTTACAATAGCAGAAGCTAAACCAAATCAAATATGTATAAATGGTAGAGGTGGAACAGAGGCTGCTTGGAATGCTGAAAAAGTTTATAGACATATATTTTTCCAAGTAACTCCTATAGATGATAGAGAATCATTTTCTATTGATAATTGGGAAGCTGACTATGAAACTAGAATTACAAATACAATAGAAGATTCTATTGTTAATGCAGGGTTTGCAAAGATAGAAGGATTTACAATACCCGGAGCTAACAAAGAAATTCAACCATTTTGGTTATTTTGTAATATCTATAATCCTGATGGGTATGAAAGACATTCTCAGCTATTAAGAGTTTCTCCTGATTGCCATAACTGGTTTAAAGTAAAACTTTTAACTTCTAATGAAGAGATAGTAGGTGGATATTCTTCAATAGCTTCTACTTCTGACAGCATCTATATTATTATAGAAAGTTATAGAGTTGGAAAACCTATGAAGTTTATAAACTTAACTACTGAATATCTAACAGATATTCTTGGGGTTTTATCATCTGTTAAAGAATATTATAATTAAAATGTTTATATATTAGTAAATCACTTATGCTATTGCATAGGTGATTTATTTTTCATATATTTGTATCCTATTAAAGATATATACTATGGTAACAAAATATATAAGAATTATAGTATCTGCTTTATTAGTATCACTTGCTATAGGTTCTTATGTTTTATACAATAAGAATCAAAGTTTGAAGGAAGAATTGTCTATATCAATATCTAATGAGAAGGCATTCATAGCTGAGAACTCCTCCCTAAAAGAAGAGAATAGAGTATTCAAGTTCACTGTAGAGCAACTTAACTACTACAATGACTCTATCTTGCAAAAGATGAATGATGTCAGGAAGGAGTTAAAGATAAAGGATAAGGATTTGAAGCAGATGCAATACCTTTTATCTGAGGCTACAAAGAAAGATACAATAGTATTTAGAGATACTCTGTTCAGAGAACCTACATTAGACATAGATACACTTGTAGGAGATAAGTGGTATCAAATGAGGCTTGGGCTTAAATATCCAAGTACAATCACTACAGACCCTAAGTTTGTCAGTGAGAAGTATATAATGGTGGATTATAAGAAAGAGACTATAAATCCCCCAAAGAAATGTTGGTTACTCAGGCTATTTCAAAAGAAGCATAAAGTAGTAGAAGTGAATGTTGTGGAGAAGAACCCTTATACTGAGAACAAACAACAAAGATTCATTGAAATTGTAGAATAATTATGATTGACTTAGGAATACTAATCACTGGAGGTATAGGGCTTATTACCACAATAGTCAGTGGCTGGACATCATGGTTCTTTGCAAGAAAGAAGTATGATAGTGAAGTTGATAGTAACCTCATAAATAACATGAAAGAATCATTAGATTTTTATGAGAAGCTCTCTACTGATAATAGAGAGAGGTTGGAAGAGGTACTAAAAAGAAATGCAGAGTTAGAGCAGGAAGTGGAGGAGCTTAGGAAACAGATGTTTAACCTTATGAGTTCCATATGTACTGACCTTACCTGCCAATTAAGAAAGAGAAACTTAAACCTTTTTAATGAGCATGGAGTTAATAGTAGACAGAAAATGGAAGAAGCAGAGCTACACCATAAGTAATCTTACTATTGATGGGAAGTGGTTTTGCAATGTACTTGAAGATGCTGATAGAGGGTTAGATGACTCTATGAGCATAGCCAAGATTAGAGAATTGAAGAAACCTTCAATTACAGCTATTCCAAAGGGTACTTATGAGATTACATTAGATGTTATTTCTCCTAAGTACTGTACTAATAGTTTTTACAAGCAAGTATGTAATGGTAAAGTGCCAAGACTACTTAATGTAAAGGGATTTGAAGGCATACTTATTCACGCTGGTAATACTGACAAAGACTCAGCAGGATGCCTGTTAGTAGGTGTCAATAAAGTTAAGGGTCAAGTAATAAACAGTAGAGAAACTTTCAAAGAGCTATACAAGCTCCTTAAAGACAAGCATGATAAAGGTGAAAAAATAACCATTAAAATTCTATAGTTATGGCAAAGAAATGTGGTTGTAAAGGAAAAGGTAAAGGTAAGAAAGGTAAATAACTAAAAGTGTAAAATTATGGCAAGAGGAAAGAGAAGACCAAAGCCAATGTCACCAAAGGCTGGTATCAAGAGAACAAGGTATGGCTGTGGAGGAAAACTTAAATAAGAGTATGTACAAGTTACTTATACTAATGCTTAAATACATACCTATGTTAATATCATTAGTATATGTACTAAACACAGCTTTATCCTACTTTTATATAGACATTCCTGTATTGAGCAATCTGGCAGGAATGTCTATATTGCCTTGGATATTTATGTATTTATCTGCAACAGTATTTAGGTTTTGTTTATATCACAAGATGTTCTTACATTATATCTTGGTAACTGATATAATAAACATAATTGATTACTATGTAGGTATTCCAATTGAGGACTTAGAGCTGTTGATGATTCATGGAACTATAACAGGATTATTCCTGTTTGTAATATTGTATTTATATATTAAGAGTCATAAGAAGCCTACTATTAAAGATAGTAGATGATATTGATGCAGGCAATTCAAATATATCTGAGGGAGAAGCTATAGAAATAGTAGATAGTTTGAAGAGGTTTACTGATAAGGAGAAGAGATTAAGCAAGTATGCAGCTTGTGAATATTTGAATGTCAGTAGAGCAACTTTTGATAACTATGTTAGAGAAGGAAAATTACCAAGAGGTAAGCATGAGATAGGTTTCAAGGAATTATCATGGGATAGGAAAACTCTTGATGAATTTATAAAGAAAATGAAAGGAAAGTGATATGATAACCCAAAAGAAGATGATAATACCTATATTTAATTATAAACTCACTGTAGTCATATTTGACAAGTGGGAGGAATTAGAAAGATTCTTGCCCAAAGAAGAAATGGAGCAGGAAGCCAAAGCTATAACCATAAATCAATATGGAGCATCTCTTGTGGCTATCAATTCTAAGAGGGGAAGTAGCATTATCCATGAAGCTGAGCACATAAAGAACTCTATATGGAGATATATAGGATATACTCCTCAAGAAGATAATGATGAGGTAGATGCTTACCTTATAACCTACATAGATGTATATGTTGCAATCAACTCTCAGTACCATGACTATGCAGAACTGTTTAAGAACTGGTTTGGTGATGGTATAGAACAGAAGATAGTTGAATCTGCTATTGTATTCTGGTTTAAGGATGCAGATTGCAAAGCTGAAAACAAGGTAGTAGAATATCTTAGAGAATACTAATGAGATAAGGGTAAGAGGTAATCTTACCCTTTCTTTTTGTCCATATTGCAAGTATTTTACTTATATAAGTAAAAGCAATTTATTTACCATGTTGTAGATATGCAAAACTTTACTTACCTTTGCACTGTTTTAAGAACAAAAAGGTAGAAGAGTATGGAAGAAGAACTTAGCTTAGATAACATCTTAGGAGCAGAGGAAATTGAGAATCTGTTTGTAGAAGATGAGGATACACAGGATACCCCACCTGCAAATGGGGAGCCTCCTAAGAAAGAGGAGGAGCCAGATAAGGATAAAGAAGAAACTACTGAGGTTGTTGATGTAGATAACTTATTTACTGATACACCAGAGAGCGTAGGTAGTGGAAAAGAAAATACAGAGGAAAAGGAAGATACCACTCCTAAAGGGGATGGCACTTCTCCCAAAAACTTCTACTCTTCCATTGCCAAAGCCTTGAAAGAGGAAGGTATCTTCCCAGACCTTGATGATGAGGGCTTATCTAAGGTTAAAGACCCTGAAGACTTTAGAGATTTAATTGACCAACAGATAAAGGCAGGTCTTGATGAAAGACAGAAAAGAATTGATGAAGCCTTGAATGCTGGAGTTGAACCTACAGAGATTAGAAAGTATGAGAATACTATAAACTTCCTTGATTCTATTAAGGAGGAGAATATCTCTGATGAAGGTGATAAGGGAGAAAAACTTAGAAAAGACCTGATTTATCAAGACTTTATCAATAGAGGTTATAGTAAGGAAAGAGCTGCAAGAGAAGTGCAAAAGTCTTTCAATGCTGGTACTGATATTGATGATGCAAAAGAGGCTTTGAAAAGTAATATTGACTTCTTCAAAGATAAGTATGATGAGCTTGTCAATGAGGCTAAGTCAGAAGCAGAACAGGAAGAGAAAGAAAGAAAGGAACAGGCTGAAAAGCTTAAATCATCAATCCTTAATGACAAGGATGTGTTTGGGGATTTATCAATAGATAAATCAACAAGACAGAAGATTTATGATAACATAGCTAAGCCTGTGTATAAAGACCCAGAGACAGGAGAGTACTTTACTGCCATCCAAAAGTATGAGATGGAGAACAGAACAGACTTCCTAAAGAACATTGGGTTACTTTTCACACTAACTGATGGCTTTAAGAACCTTGATGGTTTGGTGAAAGGTAAAGTAAAGAAAGAAGTAAAGAAAGGTCTTAGAGAGCTGGAACATACTCTCAACAACACAGCAAGAACCTCAGATGGTAATCTAAAGTTTGTCAGTGGAGTTGATGAGGACCCTGAATCTTTCATAGGAAAAGGGTGGAATCTTGATGTCTAAGCCTATAGTATAGAGTAAAATAACTGATAAATTAAATTATTTATGGCTGGAAAATTAGGTAAGTTTCAAATGGTAGGCTTCCAACACTGGAAGGGTCTTACTAAGGAAAACCACCTTGGTTCTATCTTTCAGTTAGCTCCACAGAAGGCTACAAACCTAATGGTGCAACTGTTGGCTTATTACAGAGGAAAGACACTTGACACATTCCTAAATCAATTCCCAACAAGAGAGTTTGAGGATGATAATGAATACTACTGGGATGTTATTGGTTCTTCAAGGAGAAACATTCCTCTTGTAGAGGCAAGAGATGAGAATGGTACTGTAGTTGAAGCTGATAATGGTATGATTGGAGTAGGTACTGCTCCCTTCTATTTGGTATTCCCTGAGGATTGGTTTGCTGATGGTGAATACATTGTAGGTAATCTGAATGAAATCTATCAGTTCAGAATACTTGGAGACCCAAGGATGGAGGGTACTAATGCAGTATATAAGGTAGAGCTTGCTGGTGGTAACACAGTAGGTGTTCCTGCTGAAAGATTGCTTGCAGGTGAAAGATTCTCAGTTGAAGCTGCATTTGTTGAGAAGGAACTTTCAAGAAAGGTTGGTGATGTAAGATTTACAAGCCCTGTTTCTATGAGAAATGAGTGGTCTGTAGTAAGAATCCAACACAAGGTTCCAGGTTCTATGTTGAACAAGAAGCTGGCTGTAGGTATTCCTATTGTTAAGGAAACTGAGGGTAGATATACTAAGTCAGTTGCTACATTGTGGATGCACAATGTAGATTGGGAAGTAGAACAGCAATTCTCTGAGTACAAGAACAATGCACTTGCATTTGGTAGAAGCAACAGAAATGCCAATGGTGAGTACATGAACTTTGGTAAGTCTGGTAATGTTATTAAGACAGGTGCTGGCCTGTTTGAGCAGATGGAAGTTGCTAATACTATGTATTACAACACATTCAGCTTGAAGCTTCTTGAAGATGCTCTATATGAGCTTTCTGCTTCTAAGTTAGACTTTGGAGACAGATACTTCTTGATTAAGACTGGTGAAAGAGGTGCTATCCAATTCCACAAGGAAGTACTAAAGACAGTATCAGGTTGGACACAATTTGTTCTTGACAACAGCTCTATTGGTGTTATTCAAAAGACTCAATCTAAGTTGCACCAAAACTCATTGAGTGCTGGTTTCCAATTTGTTGAGTATAAGGCTCCTAATGGTGTTAGAGTTAAGATTGATGTAGACCCATTCTATGATGACCCAGTAAGAAACAAGATACTCCATCCAAATGGAGGTGTTGCATTCTCTTACAGATATGATATTATGTACATTGGTACTATGGACCAACCTAATATCTTTAAGTGTAAGATTAAGGGTGACAATGAGTACAGAGGTTATCAATGGGGTCTAAGAAACCCATTCACAGGTCAAAAGGGTAATCCTTACATGTCATTTGATGAGGATTCTGCTGTAATTCACAGAATGGCTACTCTTGGTATCTGTGTTCTTGACCCAACAAGAACTATGTCACTAATCCCTGCAATTCTACAGGGCTAATGATAAAAGGGGAGTAGGATAAGCTCCTACTCCCCTTATTTTATTTCAAAAAGTTAAGGAGAAGATATGGCAGAAAAGAAAATGGAAGAGAAGGTGGATTATACTGTACCTGACTTTGATATAGACAATACAGAGACTCCACTTCAGGAAGTACCAAAAGAAGAGGCTACTGTAAAAAGCCCTAAGAAGACACAAAAGAGAGTAGAGGTATCTGATGATGCCTTAGTTAGTTGTCTGAGAAATGAGAGAATTATTGTAAGACATGTGCCTAAGCTGACAGGTATGTGGGGTAATAACCCTAAGCATGTATTGTCAGGAGGTATGGCAGAAGGTGCAGTTAGAACATTTGTAGTACCAAGATTATCTTCAGGTATGTTTGTTAATGTCCTTACAGACAAGGAAAAGGCATTTCTTGAGGAAATAATGGGTCTTGAATATAATGCACTAAGTATCTATAAGAAGGTAGATAACTTCTGGGATGATTCCAATGAGAATGGTATCAATAAGGTAAGATTGACAAAGCAGGATAACTACTTCAATCTATCTGACCCAGAGGATTATATCAGATATAAGATACTATTAGCCAACAAGGATTATATTGCTCCTTCATTGCAAGCATTGCAAGATACTCCTAAGGCTACTTACCAGTTTGTTATCATTTCTGAGGGTGAAGAGACTAAGGTTGCTAAGAATAATATGAGCACTACAATGATGTGCTATAAGGAGTTTGGTAAGATTGAGGATGATATTGATACATTAAGAGTTATTGTTGAGACTATTGATGGTAGACCTACATCACAGACTGCTAAACTTGAGTTCTTACAGACTAAGGTTAATAGCTTGATACAGGCTGATAGCAAGATATTCTTGAAGGTTATTACTGACCCAATGCTTCCTACAAAGGTTCTTATTAAGAGAGCTATAGAGGCAGGTCTGATTTCTAACAGGGGTAATTACTTATACTTGAGAAAGGATAATACTCCATTATGTGAGACTAATGAGGAGCCTACATTGAATGTAGCAGCTAAATACTTAAACTCTCCTAAGCATCAGGAGGTTAAGTTTGCTTTAGAAGCTAAACTAAAGTAAGAATATGACAACACAGGAATTTTCTAATGAGTTTGATGTTCTGTATAATAACATAATGAGTAATCAGGCTCCGGGTCTTGATGAGTATGAAAAGTCAGTCTTCTTAACTAAGGCACAAAATGAAATACTAAAGAACTATTTTAATCCTAAAGGTAATAAGTATCAAGAAGGATTTGATGGTAGTCCCAAGAGGCAGATAGACTTTTCATCACTTGTCAGAGTTTCAGAGCCTACTATAATATCTTCTGACTCCTCATATATAAAGATGGATAATAGGAGTAAGTTATATACTATACCTACTGACATCTTATTTATAGTTAATGAGACAGCTAAATTAACATCAGGTTCTACATCTAGATATTTGTCTATAGTACCTATTAGTTTTGATGAGTACAATAGATTAATGTCCAAACCTTATAAATGTCCATTAAAGAATCAAGGATGGAGATTATTGCAATATAGTAATAGTGGTATAGCAGAATTAATAGTAGTTGGTGGAGAATTATCTGAATATAAAATTAGATATATCAAAAGACCTAGACCTATAATACTTACTAATTTAGATGAAACTTATTCTAATGTAAGTATTGATGGGGAGACTTCTATTAGTGAATGTGAATTAGACCCTATTCTTCATCCAGAAATTCTTCAAAGAGCAGTAGAGCTTGCAAAGTCTGCTTATATAGGAGACTTGAATAGTAGTGTAGAATTAGGTCAAAGAACTGAGTAATGACAACTGAAGAATTTTCTAATGAGTTTGACACCTTACTAAATAGTTACAGTGATAATCCTCCTTATGGGGAGGAACATAGACTACTCATTACCCTCGATGAGTATGAGAAATCTGTATTTCTCACTAATGCTCAAGAAGAGATAGTGATAGGTATGTATAATGGTAAGAATCCATTTAGAGACTCATTTGAGAGGACTGAGGAAATCAGAAGATACTTGAGTGACCTAATAAAGACTTACACAACTACTGATAAGAAAGTAGGATATACAGGACTATCCAAATCCTCAGTATTCTTTGAATTACCTGATGACTTATGGTTCATAACCTATGAAGCAGTTAATTTGAAAGATGATGGATTAGGATGTATGAGTGGTGAAGACATCTCTGTAATACCAATTACTCAGGATGAGTACCATAGAATAAGAAAGAATCCTTTCAGGAGTACTAATGAAAGAAGAGCTTTAAGGCTTGATTTGAGTGGTAAGGTAGTAGAGATAGTATCAAAATATAATGTGGAGAGTTATCTTGTTAGATACCTTTCAAGACCTGCTCCCATTATATTAACTGATTTGACAGATAATCTGTCAATCAATGGCATAAGTGTAAAAACAGAATGTGAATTGAACCCTGTAATACATAGAGCTATACTTGAGAGAGCAGTAAAACTTGCCATCATAAGTAGGGTTCCAAATACAGGAAAAGAATAAAACTATTGTATAATTTAATATTAAATTAAAATGGCAACATTTAGTACAAATCAAGTAAGACAGCTTTATGTAGCAAAAGCACTGAAGACTTCTCATGTACTTGCATCAGATGCTGCTGGCTCTATTGCAGTAAAGAATGATACTGCAAAGAATCATCTGTACTTTGAATATAAGGGTGCTGACAACTTGATGAGAAGTGACCTAATTGACATCAAGAATATCCTTTATGCTAAGGCTACTGATGTTGATGCTATGGCACATGAATTGAAGTCAGTTACTGTGACTCTTGACACCAATGTTAATGGTGGTGCTCCTGTAGCTGGACAGGATTATATCCTGAGAATTGCATTCAGACAATATGTAGGTATGTCAGATGAAGACCAGTACTTCAAGTATGGTATGGTTCATGTCTATGCTGGTATGGATGCAGATGAGTTCTATAAGGTTCTTGCATTATCAATTGCTAAGAACTTCAGTAGAGAGGTAGTACCTCTGATTAAGATTGAAGTACATAGTAAGGCTACTAAGAGCAAGGGAGGATTTGACTCTAATGGTTACATGGTTGTAACTCCTACTACTAAGGATAATGGTAAGAGTGATACTACTAACCCATACTATGCAACAGATACCCTTGTAACTGATATTGATAGTATCAGAATTACTGAGGTAGAGCAACCTTGGAGACTTGGAGTTATGGCACAGACTCCTGTTTACTTCACAGTACAATCAGTACCTGTTACAGTAAATGGTGATGAAAGACATTGGGCTACTCTAACAGAGGGCACAAGTGGTTCTATTGGTAATGGTAAGACTATTGCAGACCTTGAGTACTTCTGCATGGGTGAAAGAGGTGATGTTTATAGAGGAATTGGATTCCCTAACAATATTCCTACTACTTATCTTGTAGACCCAACTGTTAAGTATAATGTGATTGACATCCACTATGCTTATGTAGGTAGCAATGAGAGTGTACAAAAGTCTGAAAAGACAATTACTCTTGTAGTACCAAAGGTAGGAGCTGATAATCAAACAAGTAACAAACTTGCTAATGATATTATCTCTGCAATTAATACTGCTACAGGTTTAACTATAGCTACTCTTGATGTGTCAGCAAGCTAAACAAATTTATAAGGGAGGCTATTAAGTCTCCCTTTCTTTTTATATAAACATTTGATTATGGTACAATTTAATGAGTTAAGAATAACCCCTGATGGGCAAAAGCTGATTATAAATGTATCTGTCGAGGACTTAGAATATTACACAAATGTATATCTTGATACTATACAGATAGACACTCAAGATACCTTTGTTGAGTCTGGTCCGAGTAGTGAGGTTGCATATACAAAGACTATTGGAGGAAATTCAAAATCAGTCAAACTGGAATTAGGAACAGGAGACCTCTTACCATCTCTTAAAGACAACCTATTCTTTGTGTATGTTAGGACTAAGGGCACTCCTGCTTCAAATACCCCATGTGGAATGGATAATATAACAACAGTAGGAGTAGTAACCAGCCTTTATCCTTTATATCAGCAAGCCTTTGGTTATATAAAGGGGCTGAGTGATACTTGTATCATTCCAAAGAATTTTATTAACTTTATATTACAATATAAGGCATTTCAACTTGCTGTAAAGACAGGTCATTATACTGAGGCAATAAAGTATTGGAAGAGATTCTTTATGGGAATTAAAGACTCAGTGATAACCCCTAATTGTGGATGCTATGGACAAGGTACTTAATGAATCACTTACAAGATATTTCAATGTCCTATCAAAGTTAGGATATATGAGTTATTCAGAGGTAGATAAGTTATTAGTGCTGATATTCATATATGATTTACTTGAGAGTGATTGTAAGTCCTTTATAACAGAAGAAGAGTATAGAATTTTAGATAGTGCCCTATACTGTCTATATGGTTCTACTTGCTTAATACCTTATCCAGAGTATATAGCAAACACTTCAATCTCTTGTACAGGCAAGTCAGTATAATTATTACATTAATACTTCTGACATAAAAATAGTAAAATCCTTGTGTAACTGATAATAATTACTTATCTTTGCACAAGGATTTTTAGTTATAGTATGATTGAAGGAATTATTTATAGATACATATCCCCATCAGGGAAATCTTATATTGGGCAAACCACTAATGAAGTGTATAGGAGAAGGATGTGGTTTGGTAAGGGTAGATATACTGGCGGTAGAAGTAAAATAGATAGAGCAAGGAAGAAATATGGTCCTGAGAATTTCATGTATGAAGTTCTGCTAAGGAATCAATATTCAGGTATTGAAGCTGCAACTTTAGACTTGAATAAGTGGGAAACTTATTATATAGGATACTATGACACCTACAAGAATGGATATAATTCCACATTAGGTGGAGATGGCAGTAGAGGATATATACAATCAGTAGAAGCTTTGCAAAAGATTTCAAAGAGCCTAAAAGGGAGAAAGAAGCCTAATGGCTTTGGTAGTAGAGTGTCTTCCTCATTAAAAGGCATAGCAAAAAGTGTCGAACATAGGAAGAAGTTATCAGAATCAAAGAAAAATTCTGGTCATAAAATACTGCAATATTCATTGACGGGGGAGTATATAAAAACTTGGGATAATATAGACGAAGTAGCTAAAACTCTTGGAGTAAGTAGAGAATCTATAGCTGGATGTTGTAGAGGAAAGTCTAAGACAGCCCATAAATTTATTTGGAAATATAAATAATAGAACTATGACATACAGAGAAATAGTGTACATGATTTTAGATGAGATTAAGAGTGTTAGTGATGATGCTTTCTTCACTGAAGACCATGTTATCTTTCTTGCTGGAAAGCTAAGGACATTCTTACTGAAACAGAGATATTCAGATGTAAAGAAGCAGATACCTGAGAGTAACTATCAGACTATATGCTTGGATTTAATTGAGGTACCTGCTATATCAGGTGAGCCTTGTGAAGGTGGTTCTTATCTAAGAAGCAAGGAAAAGATTCCTTTCCTAATGAAGATAGGCAATCCTATGGTGTATCCAGTTGATTACTATCAGGGAGAGATTACCTATGTAAGTAGAGAAAGGATGAGATATGTGGGATATAATAAGTATCTGAAAAATATCATCTATGCTTCTATTGGTCCAGATAATTACCTGTACTTTAAGTCTTTCAATCCACAGTACTTGTATCTTGAAAAGGCAAGAATGACAGGTATATTTGAAGACCCACAGGCTGCATCAGAATTGCAGTGTCCTGATGAGAATGGTGATACAGTATGTGATGTATTAGATAAGACTTTCCCTATTGAGGATGCTCTTATACCCCCCATGATTGAACTTGTAGTCAAGGAGTTATTAGGTGCTGAGTATAGACCTAAGGATGAATCCAACAATGCAAAGGATGAGTTGTCAGAAGTAGCAACCAAATAGTGAGTTATGGAGTCTTGTCAAGAAGAGAAGGATAAAGGATTGGTTGATTTCCTAAACTCCATTAAAAAAGTGAATGAGCCAAGAGTTCATAAAGTTAGAGGTTCCTATGGTGTATATGATGCCTATAAGTGGATAAGAAAGAATGGCTGGCTCAATATAGGAAGATGTCTTACAGAACATGAGTTCTATAGTATTATAAGGAAAGTCAATGACTACTTAGCTGATAGTTTCCTTCATGGTAATGATATTAAGTTACCACATAGAATGGGTAGAATAGAGCTAAGGAAATATGATGTGAGAGTTAGTTTTGATGGTGAAAAGGTTAAGACTAACTTACCTATAGACTGGGATAAAACTCTTAAATTATGGTATGAAGATGAGGAAGCCTATAAGGAAAAAACACTGGTTAAAGTGGAGGAAAAAGAAATCTTTAAGGTCTACTATAATAAGCAGTTAGCAGACTATAATAATCAGGTCTTCTATGAATTTAATGTCAATAGAGAACTGAAGAAGAGATTAAAACAAAGAATAAAAGAAGGAAAGATAGATGCTTTCAAGATATAATTATGGTAAAAGAATATAACTACATAAATATAAGAGAAGCTCTAAGTAGAGTACTAAGACATCCTCTTCTTCAAGATGTAACTCTTGAGCAGGCTGTACAATATACCATTGACTTTATTGGTATATTTGGTATGCCAAAGTTATATCAAGATAAGGAAGAGGTTCTTCATATAGAGGACTTTAGAGCTAAGCTTCCTTGTGATTTAATATCTATCAATCAGATTAAAGAGTGTAAAACTGGTGTATGCCTTAGAAGCATGACAGATAATTTCATGCCAAGAGAACACTATGACAGAAGTGCTGGCTACAAGATACCACAAGAGTTGTCCTTCAAAACACAAGGACAAGCACTGTATGTATCCTTCAAGACAGGAGATGTATCAGTGTCCTATAAGGCAATTCCAGTAGATAAGGATGGATTTCCACTACTTATTGATAACCCTGTATTCCTGAAGGCTCTTGAAGCATATATCAAGAGAGAAGCATTTACTATTCTATTTGATATGGGTAAGATTGCACCTGCTGTATTACAGAATACTCAGCAGCAATATGCTTGGTTGGCTGGTCAATTGCAGAGTGAATTTACTATTCCATCACAGTCTGAGATGGAGAGTATATCAAGAATGTGGAATACACTCATACAAAGGACAAGTGAGTTTAATAATGGATTTTCATCTCTTGGTAATAAGGAATATATTAAACTACAATAACTATGCAGAAACAAGCTATTTTTAAGACAAAGGGAATGCAGAGGGACCTATCATCTTCTGCATTTAACTCTGGATATGCTTATGAAAATAAGAATGTCAGAGTAATGCCAACTGATGAAAGTACTCTGCTTAGTTTGGTAAATGAAAGAGGTAATAAAAAATCAAGTATAGCTGGTGTTGGAGATTCTATAAAAGGAATACCAATTGGACAATCTCTTGTAAATGATGAATTGGTTATATTTGCTGCTGGTGATGATGATTATAGAACAGCAGATATAAATGCTGAAGATGATGAGGCTCCTGATATTTGTCCATGTGATTTATTTATAGGAGATATTACATCAGAGGATGGTAGTGCTGATATTACTCCTAATGTAAGTTCAGTAAGTGACATTAATATTGTAGACTGTCCTTATAAGCTTAATATAGATGTAGATTCTATGATAGATGATAGAATATACAAGCTATGGTTTAACAATGGGGTGCTTACAGGTAAGAGGTTATTTAGAGGTAATTTAGGACTAAATTATAAAAACCCTATAGAAACAATAGCTTTCTATGAGAATTCTGATATTAGAAAAGTATATTGGACAGATGGTTTAAATCAGCCTAGAGTCATTAACATAGCTGCTGCTTCCTCAGTAATAAGCAAATGGAATAGTGATTCATTTAATTTCACTAGAACATTAAAGTTAAATGAAGAAGTTACTATAAATAGAAATATAGTTGCTAATGGTAGTTTTGCTCCGGGTGTTATACAGTATGCTTTTACATACTTTGATAAATATGGTCAGGAAAGTAACATATTCTACACTTCTCCACTTTATTATGTTTCTTATAATAATAGAGGAGCAAGTCCTGAAGATAAAGTAAGTAATAGTTTTGATATAGAGATAGCTAATGTGGATAAGAGATTTGACTATGTTAGAGTATATTCAATACATAGGACAAGTATTAATGCTACTCCTGATGTTAGAAGAGTGACAGACTTAGCAATAGCAGATAGAAAGACTATTTATAAGTATAAAAATTTTAGGATAAATGTTAATGAGAAAGATTTAGTAATGTCTGAGAAAGGAGTAGGACCTGTAAGACCTATTATTCAATATACTCCACAATCTACATCTCAAAATAGAAAAACATGGGTATTTAACACAAATGACTATTCTGCACTAAATTTTGGTAATGGTGAATATATAGCTTGGGGAACTGGAACTAATGTAACTATTGTAGTAGAATATGGAAATAGAGTCAATGTTTATCTAGAAAATAATAAAGAAATGTCTGCATATTTAAATACTACTGATGTTACATATACAGATAATGGTGTATCAGGAGATAACATAGACCCTACAGAATTACTTTATATTGGAGGAGAAGAAGTTGTATTTGGTACAATGACTCAAAAGGATAATACATTATTTTTGGGAGACATTGAAATTAAGAGAAGACTTTTGGATTCTACTATAAGAAACTTTTTTAAAGGAAAGTCTATTACATTTACTACTTATGTGAAAAGCATAAATTCTCCAAAACCTGCAGGATATTATCCTTATGACAGTCAATTAAAAATGAATTCATATCAGTTTAAGACCTTTAAATATCTTGAGTATTATAGGTTTGGTATTCAAGCTCAACATTATACAGGTAAATGGTCTGAGCCTATTTGGATAAATGATGTTAGAAATACTGTACATATAGATACTAAGTTCTATGAGTCAAATAGTATTGGATTGCCAGTAGCAGAGTTTACACTGAATGATAGTACTATTATCAATAGATTACTTGATAATGGTTATGTCAGAGTAAGACCTGTTGTAGTATATCCTACTATTAATGATAGAGAAGTTGTATGTCAAGGCATTCTTTGCCCTACTGTGTATAATATATCTGATAGATTTGGTAATTCTCCATTTGCACAGTCATCTTGGTTTACAAGACCTAATGCACCATTTGATGAATATAAGGCTTTCCATTATAATCAGAATAGTGAAGGTGATTGGGGTGGAGACTGGGTAGGATTAGGACAATTCTTAGGAGACCCATCTGCATATTCAAGGGCAGGTATCATGTCTAATAACAGGACTATAGTTACTTCAGGAGAGACACAATACAATATTGATATAGTCAATAAAGGAGCTTGGGCAGAGTTTAGACATAATAGACCTATCCCAGGTAATGATAACAGGAATGCAGAAATCCAATGTATTTGGAATCCTCCTTCTGGTCCTTATGTTAATGATACTGCAACTGACTCAGATGTTGCAAGTTGGGTGTCTAACAATGCAGAGAATTACTATATTGACCAATCAATATTAACTTTCCACTCACCTGACATTGAGTTTGATAATGAAGTGAGAAGTATTGATACATCAGGATTGAAGCTAAGAATAGTGGGTATGGTTCCCTTAACTGCATTTGCTTCAGATATTGACATTCAAACTTCTACTCCTGTTAATAACTTCTATGATAGCTCAGAGCTACCTGCTGGGTTCTACAAGGAGCCTATAGGTGTAGAGAATGATTTTAGCTATGAAGGACTTGGGTCACATCTTGGTGATTCTCACTTTGGATGGAGAGGACTAATCTCTGGAGCATTCTGGTTTGATGAATTGACTGCATACAAGAAAGATACAGGTAATACTCACCATTATACTACTGGATTTGTTGTATATCCTTGGCATAGAAATGGCTCACTTAACAATACTAAGTTTGCTACTGATGGATATAGGTCAGCTATGCTTGACAAGAAGAAGATGTCTAATATGAGATATTCATATAAGTCAGTCTACTTGGATTCAGGTAATATATGGAATGCTTATGTTAGTGGTAATGGTACAAGGACTGGCATATCAGGAGTTGCAGTATTTGATTCTAATGAAGTATCACTTGTTAGATTGCCTGCACAGGAGAACTCAGGTCTTACAGATATTAACTACTATGGCAATGTAGACAAGCTTCTCACTATCTCAAGAATTGGTGATAAGAAGGATGGTTATCCTATTATGACTACTGGAGTTCAAAGTGCAGAGACTAATGCACACACACTATTCAGTAGTAGCTATATGCAGGTAGATAGTAGATTCACTGACCAAATCACAGGTACTGACCCTGTTAGAATCAAATATAAGTCTACCCCTCATGCTGTATTAGCTCTAAACTATACTACATCAGGTGCTCAGAGGATATTGCCTAACATCAAGGATGGTGATTATGATGATACTTGGTTTGTAAATGCACAGAACTCAGGTGCTCCAAGTGGACAACACATGTATTGGGATAAGTCAGGAAGTACCAAGAGTGTATCACAAGATACTATTATTACTGGTGCTCCAAGAGGTCCTATATCTGCTGTATCAAGTATTCAACATGGATGGCTATGGTTAGGAGAGCTATATAATGATAATGTACAGAATAGGTTTGGTGGTCAGACAGAAGAAGCCTTTGAGAATAATGTATGGCTACCTTGTGGAGACCCAATCTCTCTTGTAGATACTAACAATGGAGTTAAGAGCAGTGTTACTCTCAGATGGGAAGAAGGTGATACCTATTTCCAAAGATATGACCATATCAAGACTTATCCTTTCACTCTTGAAGACCAGAATGCAGTAACTGATATTGTATCATTCATGTGTGAAACAAGGGTAAATATTGATGGTAGGTATGATAGGAACAGAGGACAGACAAGTAATTTCTCAATTACTCCTGAGAACTTTAACCTGATGAATGATGTATATTCTCAACCTAATAACTTCTTCAACTACAGGACAATTAATCCAAACAAGTTGAACTTGGATAACTTCCATAATTCAATTACTTGGACTAAGACTAAGACTGCTGGAGAGCTAATTGATACTTGGACTAACATTACCCTTGCATCTACTCTTGACCTTGATGGGGATAAGGGAAATGTAAGGGCACTAAGAAGGTTTAACAACAATATACTTGCTTTCCAAGATAGAGGTATCAGCCAAATCCTGTACAATGAGAATATGCAGATTTCTTCTACTGATGGAGTCCCTATTGAGATTGCAAACAGTGGGAAAGTTAATGGTAAGAGATATATCTCTGATAGAATAGGATGTACTAATAAATGGTCCATGTGTGAAACATCTAATGGTATTTACTTTATAGATGACATCACAAAAGGAATATTCTTATTCAATGGTCAGTTGGATAATCTATCAGATAGATTAGGTTTCCACTCTTGGATTAACAGAGCCTCTGATAGTATAGATATATGGAACCCAGTAGACTTTGATGGATTTGTTACCTACTATGACAAGGTTAATGGTGATGTATTCTTTATTAGCAAGGATGAGTGTTTAGCATTCTCTGAGCCATTAGGTCAGTTCAGCTCATTCTATAGTTATGAGAAGATGCCTTACTTCACTAACCTTGAAGACAGAGGAATTGCTCTTAATGTTGAAGGTACAGGTACATTGTATAGACCTTGGTTGCATAATGAAGGAGACTATAATATGTTCTTTGGAGTATATCAGCCATTCTATACTACCATAATAGCTAACCCAGATATGCCTGTAGACAAGATATTCAATAATCTTGAGTTCAGGTCAGACAGCTGGGATAAGAATGGTAACTTGCTTAACACAACATTTGATACTCTGACTGTATGGAATGAGTATCAACAAGGAACTTCTACTCTAAACAATATCTTAGGAAGACCTTCTGACCTAAAGAAAAAGTTTAGGATTTGGAGAGCTAATATACCAAGAGCTAATGCTGTTGGCTCTACTAAGAAAGGTAGAGATAGAATGAGAAATCCTTGGTTGTATATTAAGTTGTCTATGGAGGAAGAGAATATAAATAAGACTGTATTGCATGACATGATTGTGCATTACTTTGAGTAATAACAGTGGGAAGGTAAGTTTATTACTTATCTTCCCTTTACTTTTTGGATAATATCCTTGTATAATTCAAATACTTTGTTTATCTTTGCAAACAAATTAGTATGATATGGCTAAAAGAAAAGTTATAAGAAAGTCTAACAGACCATTTACATACAACCCTCATTACTATGCTCGGGGTGGTGATTTCAAGGCTGCTATGGGTGGCACAGGAGCATTTGACCTAAAGAATACTTTTAGTGGAGGCAATGTTGCTGGAATGCTAAAAGGAGGTTTGGCAAGTGGCATAGGTAGTGCAGTAGGTAATATTGCAGGTGATGCTATTGGAGGAGGACTTGAGTCAGGTGCAGGCAGTGCAATTAGTAATATTGGAGGCACTATAGGTAGTGCAGTAAGTGCAGTTAATCCTGTACTTGGAGGCATTATATCTGCTGGTTCAGGCATTATTGGAGGTCTTACAAATAGAATGTTTGGCTCCAAGTTAAATGAAGAGAAAATTGCTGAAGTTGAAGAAAGTAATAAAGCTATAAATACTGTTATGGTAGATAACAGTAGTGCTGATTCAGTTATGGACCAGTGGGCTAATCAAGACTTTGGGGCAGATTTCTCCAAATCAGATATTGGTAAAGATGGTTGGTTTAGCAATAAGGCTAAAAACAAATATAAGGAATTAAAGAAGCAACAGGATATTGCAAGGAATAGGGCATTGACTTCTTATGAGAATGCAGCAGATGCAGCAGATACTCAGTCTGACCTTAATGCTATGGCAAGTTTTGCTGCTTTTGGTGGTCCTCTTGGTATATGGGGAGAATATGGAAGTGGAGCAATAGGCTATGAGTTAGCCAAAGAGAACTTAGGTATTAAGGCTCTTAATGCTGCAAATAAAGGCAAGCTGACTTCACTACCTAATTCATTTGAATCATCAGAATTGAATACCTTTGCTAAAGGAGGCAAGATACATATCAAGCCTGAGAATAGAGGTAAGTTCACTAAGTATTGTGGTGGTAAAGTTACTTCAGAGTGCATTGCAAGAGGTAAGAGAAGTAGTGACCCTGCTGTAAGGAAGAGAGCTACTTTTGCTGCTAATGCAAGAAAATGGCATCATGCCTTTGGAGGAGATTTACTTACTCATGGTGCTGAATGGGATAATGGTCTTAGAATAATTGGAAATGGTGGAACCCATGAGGAGAATCCAATGGAGGGTGTACCTATGGGAATGGATGCAGAGGGAACTCCTAATCTTGTAGAGCAGGGAGAGGTAATCTTCAATGATTATGTATTCAGTAATAGAATATTTGCTGATGGTGGTCTATTAGAGAGCTTCAATCTTCCAAAGTCTTATGATGGCTACTCATTTGCTGCAATAGCAGAGAAGCTGGGAGAGGAGTCTAAGGAGAGACCTAATGACCCAATAAGCAAGAGGGGACTTCTAAGTTCTATGTCCAGATTACAGCAAGCCCAAGAGACTGTAAGGCAACAAAGCCAAGTAGGTCAAGAAGGAGTACAATATGCTCATGGTGGTAGAATGGGTACATTATTTGATGGTTTTGGTGATATGCCTAACTTCTTAGATGGTGTAGATTATGGGGATTGGCAAGACTATGGAATCCTATTAGAACCTATCAATGCAGAGGATTTATGGAATGAATCTATGGCAGGTGCTGATGATAGTGGTGAGGAAGGAGACACTAATAAGAGTAGTAAATTAACTTGGTTAAGATATGCTCCTGTAGTAGGTGCTGCAATAGGATTAGGTCAGAATTTATTCAGTAGACCAGATTATACAAGTGCAGATACAATACTTGAGGCAGCCAATCAAGCAGGTAATTATACTCCAGTAGGATATACTCCAATAGGCAACTACTTACAATATAGACCTTTTGATAGAAACTTCTATTTGAATAAGCTTAATGCACAAGCAGGTGCTACAAGAAGGGCTATTATGAACACTACAAGTCCTTCAAGAAATGCAGCCTTACTTGCAGTAGACTATAATGCTCAAGGTAGATTAGGAGACCTTGCAAGACAGGCTGAAGAGTATAACTTAGCACAAAGACAAGCTGTTGAAACCTTTAATAGAGGTACTAACATGGCTAATGCTGAGATGGGACTCAAGGCTGCAATGGCAAATCAAGAAGCTGCATTGAAGGCAAGAAGTTCAAGGCTAAGTGGTGTTACACAAGCTATGGCAGTAAGGGATGCTGTTGATGCAAGAAGAGGTGCAAGCATAAGTGCCAATCTTACTAACTTCTTTAATTCTCTTGGAGATATTGGTAGAGAAGAGTATAGTAGAAATATGATTATGAGTAATCCTGCACTATACTACTTTATTGATAACAAGGGTAATTTTACATATAAGAATGGATATGAAAATCTTAGTGAAGCAGAGAAGAAGGAAGTAAGAGATGCTGCCAATAAAGCTAAGAAAAAGAAAGCTAAGGGTGGTTATTTAACTATTAAGAAGAAGTAATATGGCTAATTATAGTTTAGTAATAAATTCACAATTCAAGCCATTCTCTTATCAAGAGATGCTGGCTCCAACCTTGATGGCTACTCAGGCTCATCAAGAGTTGGAGAACCAGTATGGAGAGCTTGCTACTAAGGCAAGTGTATGGGAAGAAATGGCTAATGAGCAGACTGACCCTTATGCTTACAAGATGTACAAGACCTATGCAAATGACCTTGAGGAGCAAGCAGGTCAGTTAGCAAGAGAAGGACTTAATGCTGCAAGTAGAAGGGATATGCTCAATATGAGAGCAAGGTACAGTAAGGAGATAACTCCTATTGAACAAGCCTATACAGCAAGACAGAAGCAAGCAGAAGAACAACAAAGAGCACTTCTTCAAGACCCAACATTAATGTTAAGCAGGAGAGCCTCAACTACAAGTCTTGATGACTATATAAGGAATCCTCAATTAGCTTATGAGTCATACTCAGGTAAGTTAATTACTACACAAGCTGCAAGTGCTGCATCTGCATTAGCTAAGGAAATGCAAGAAAAGCCAAGGAAATGGAGAAGCATCTTAGGTAATTCATATTATGAAACTATGATGCAGAAAGGCTTCAGTTCTCAAGCAGTACTACAGGCTATACAGGATAATCCTAATGCTGCTCCTCAGCTTACAAGGATTGTTGAAGATGCCATTAATTCAAGTGGAGTTAGGAACTGGGGAGACCAAGCTACTATTGCAAGGGCTATTGACTATGCTAAGCAAGGTCTATGGAGTGCAGTTGGTGAAACTCAATATCAGACTCTTGATAATTGGAGAGCTAAAATGGCTGAACAGGAAGCTATGCAGAAGAGGGCAGAGCAAAGAGCTGCTGCAAGAAAGGCAGAAGAACAGAGACAAGCAAGGCTTAATAACTTAGCCATCAATCCTCTGAACATCTATAGTAGTAGAGAACTAAGCAAGGAAGAGAAGAAGTACAATGATGATATGAAGAAATACTCTAAGTACTTCTACAAGGAGAATGGTCAGTGGAAGATGAATCAAGAGGGATGGAAAGCTTACAACAGTAAGAAATATATTCCAGGGACAGTATCTCCATCAACAGGTATTCCAGTAACTCAGGGTCAATTTGTTGATTCTGACTTCAAGAGATTTATTGATAGATTAGGGGGTAGAGGTGCTGTAAGTTCTGATAGTTTTGGTTCTAATCAAAGAGTAAATGTTGGAAGATTATGGGGTAAATATGCTGATAACTCTCCAGCAGCAAGAACTGCAAGATATGATGCTACAAGAGTTACTGAGTATGACTATCCTATTGCAGGTACTCAGCAAGGTGATATGAAGGATGCTATTATGACTGCTGGTAGGGGATTAAGCCTTAAAGAGGTTGATTATGATAGCAAGTCTAAGCAATTCAAGGATACAGGTGATGAAATCACTATGGAAGACTTGAAGAGTGATAAGTACAAGGTAACTGCTACAAGATTTAGTCCTTATGGTACTACTGTAATGATACAAGATGATGAGGGCAATGTGAGAAGATTCAGGATGCCTGCTGGTGTCAATACAACTAATGAACAGAATAGGGATAGGGCAATGGTTGCTGCAAATCAATGGCAGCAAGTAGTTAATACAGGACAATATACTGATGCAAGAGGAAATGTACATCAGGCTACTCCAGATGAAATTACTTATGCACAGCAACAATATGCACAGGCTATACAGCAAGCATACTTATTCCATTCTCAATTAGGAGTACAGAATAAGACAAAAGAACAAGAGTTTAATCCTTATGGATATTAAGATATGGCAAAAGAAACTAAAGTAAAGGATATAGATATTACTAAGAGTGGTCCAATGACTTTCAGAGATTTGCAAGAAGCAAATCAAGAGCCATACACTAACCTTAGTCCTGAGTTTCAGTCATTCAGTATGAATGTAGGAGCAAATACTGCTCCTACTTCACTGTATGATGCAAGGGCACATGGTGAGCAGATGGTTGCAACTTCATTAGAAGGAACTGCTACACCTTGGGGTGAGAGTATGTTTAATGAACCTACTGCAACAGAAGCTCAGTTCCAAGAACTGGGAGATATAAGAGCAGAGAATCAGCCTTGGTATGCACAAATAGGAGCAGGTCTTGCTAAAGGTGCTATACTTGCAGGTACTACTTTCCTTGATGGTACTGTAGGTTTGATATTTGGAGCTGGTACTGCAATAGGTGAAGGTAGGTGGTCTGGTCTTTGGGATAATGATTTCTTTAAAGCTATGCAGTCTGTTAATGAGTGGTCTGAGCAGGCATTACCTAACTATTATACAAGGGCAGAACAAGAGCAGCCTTGGTATGAAAATATCTTCACTGCTAACTTCTTAGGAGATAAGTTTATAAAGAACTTAGGTTTTACAGTAGGTGCTTTCTACAGTGGTGGTGTTACTGTTGCTGGATTGAAGGTAACTAAGCTACCTCAACTCATTGGTGCTATTGCTAAGTCTTCAAAGGCTCCAGCAATAGTTAATACTGCTGTAGGTGCTACTATCTCAGCAGTAAATGAGGGCAGAATTGAAGCACTTAACAATAGTAAGGATTGGTTTGAGCTTCATAAAGCACAGCTTGATGACAGTCTAAGGGAAAGGTTAGATGCAATACAGGCTGAATATGAAGCTAATGCAGGAAAGGAGCTTGTAAGAAGTGGTGTAGGAGACAATCAGTTTGCAGACCCAGCTTATGTGAAATATCAAGATGCTATTGCAAGGGAAAGAGAAGCTTACAATACAGCACTTGGTAAACTGAATGAGGATAGATTGAAGATGGGTAATGCAGATTTGCTTATGAATATACCTATCCTTACTGCATCTAATATAATTCAGTTTGGCAAGTTATATGCTAATGGATTCAAGACTGCAAGAAAGGCTACTAATATAGTAAGTAAGGCAGGGGAATATACTGCTGGTACTACAAGATTAGGTGCTGCTACTGCAATAACAAAGGGTGCATTATCTGAAGGTACTGAGGAAATGGCACAGGATGCTGCAAGTAGAATAGCAGGTAATTATTACTCTACTGATGTAAACAACTTCTATAAGTCAAAGACTGACCCAGAGGCTGCACAGGAGACTCTAAGTTGGACTAAATCATTTGCTGAGGGAATTAATGAGACAGTAAATAATGGTTCCTCATGGGAAGAGTTCTTTATTGGTTCTTTGACAGGTGCATTAGGTATGCCAAGGTTTAGAGGAGTTAGAAGTGAGTCAGGTTCACTACAATCTCCTATTACTACTGAGGGTGGTGCCATAAATGAGTGGAGAGACTATAATGAGAAGATAGCAAGAGAGAATGAGATTGCTAACTACATGAACAGTAGAATAAACTCTCCTGAGTTTAAGAATTACTATCAGGGTCTTATCAGACATAATAAATATCAGAATGATATGAATAGGGCTGCTGAGGAAGGTGATGAGTTCAACTTCAAGAATGCAGAACATGCTCAATTGGTATCTGATATTGCTATGTTTGATAATGCAGGTAGGATGGAAGACTTCACTACTTTAATTGATACAGCATTTGATACATCAGATGAGAACCTTGCCTCTATTGTAGAGAACACTACAACTACTCTTGAGGATGGTTCTAAAGTAGGTCCATTTGTTGATAAGAATGGCAATCCTATGTATGCTACTCCAGAGGGCAAGCAGGAAATGATAGAGAAGTTGAAGCAGAACCATGATGAAATGACCAACACTATCAATAATTACCTGAAGATAAAGGATGGGCTTGACATTAAGACAGGACAACAATTATCAGATGACCAGCTTGAAGAATTGACTTGGATGAAGTCTCAGATAGGTAACTGGTCTGAGAGAGCAACAGCCATGTCTGGAGAAGTAAAATCTGCAATAGACAGTGTATTAGGCAACTTAGATTCATTCCTTAGGTTCAATGAGCAGATAAGAGATTTTGAAGGTCAAACTCATGCTGATTTAACTGACAGATACAGACAAGCAGATGAGAATGTAAGAGCTATTCAAGGTGCAATAAATACTCTTAATCTTGTAAGAAGTCAGGATGATAAGACATTAGCCCATACATTAGCCACTAATCCTAAGTTTGTAGATGGTCTTGTCAAGGAAATTAATGAGGTAGATGAGACTGTACTTAGTGCAGATGAGAAAGAAGATATTACAACTAAGCTAAATGATATTGTCAAGTTAGGTAATGCCTCAAAGACATATAATGCAAAGCTGAAAGAGTATCTTGAGAATCCTCAAAAGCAAGCAGAAGACCATGCAAGAGCTGATGAGCAAGCTGTGCAACAAGAAGCTAAGAAGAAGTCTGATGACTTGAAAGTATCTTTGAATACTGCACAGAATTTACAGGAGTTCAGAGGCATTATAGATACCCAAGATGATATAGAGAATAGGGATAGAGTTCTAAAAGAACTTGAGGATGAAGGTAGTGAGATGGCTAAGAACTACAGAGAAACTTCACAATACAATAATGAAGTGAGAAGAGTTCTTAATGAGTCAGATGCAGAACCACAGGTTAAGCAAGATGCTATGAAGCTCCTTCAAGACCAGTTCAATAACTCTGAAAATCTTGAACAGTTAGCTAATCCTAACTCAATTTATATTAATAATGAGAATGCCTTTGATGAAGATTCTGAGGGTGATGTTGAGTTGTCTGCAACAAGATTCCAAGAGGCTCAATATGCTTTGCAGAATGCAATGTCTCAGGTAAACAATGACAATAGATTTAAGGACAGATTTTCACCTGAATACAAGAAGCCTGTAGAAAAAAGAGAAGGAACTGTGAGAGGTGATGATAGAAGAGATACTACAGGAGACAGTGGTACATCTACTACTCCTACTGTAACAAGTAGTGAGGATTTACCTACAACAGAATTACCTGTAGGTAATATAACTGCTGAAATGGTTAATGAGGAGAATAAGAAAGCCAATGAGAGGGTAGAAACTCCACAAAGACCAAGCAGAGATACTCTCAATCAGTTCTATAGACCTGCTATACCTGAACTGCATATAGAGGCAAGTAAGGAAGGGGACTTTAGACCATTTGATATTGTAGTAAGTGAAAGAGAAAAGAATGTAGACTTCTCTGGCATTTATGGCTATCTAAGAGACCAAGGAGCATTCAGATATGTAAATGAGGGCAACCTAAAAGCAGGTGATGAGCTTGGCTTTATGATTGACCCAGACTATAATGAGAATACAATCTTCATTGTAGATAAGAGAAACAACCAAGTAGTAGGTAGTTTGGATGAATCTGATTATAGTGTTTCAAGATATGAAGGTCTGAAGGGTCTTGAAGAGAAGATAAGAGGTGAGTATGCTAATAGACAGAATAAGACTGGTAAGTTTATTGCCACACCTGTTACAAAGGTATCTAAGGTAATGGCAGGTAGGATTCCTTATGGTAATACTGAAAGGAGTTTATCTGAGATACCTAATGTATCTTCAACTGATAGAAAGCCTATCTTTGGAATTATAAAGAATGGTGTTCTTACTACTAATGGTAAGATTGATGATAGTCTTATCATCAAGCCAGTGGATATGAGCCAGAAGGAAGGTAGATTATATCTACTTATACCTAATGGAGCTGGTAAGTATTCTCCTGCTGCTGTGAGGGTTAAACACTTTAATAATGAAGAGTTCAATCTGAATGATAGCAATGTAAGTTCTACTCCTGTTGGAGAGGATATAAAGAATGCCATTACTAAGTTATCAACTGCTACATCACAAGATGATGTATCTGCTGCTATGCAAGATTTAGCACAAGACTTGTATATGCAAGATATTATGGTTACTTGGTTTAGTAGTAGGGCAGGTGATGGTATTGTTATCAGTAAGAAGGTAAGAAAACCAGATGGTACTTATGAGAAAGTAATCATTAATGGAAAGGAGCAAATCAAGGAGGATAAGTATGATGTATATTTCTCTACAAGTAGCAAGAGTGCAGAGATTGGAGGTATAAACTTTGATGTAACTGCTCTTGAGGATTTGGGAGATACAAGTGCATTAGGTACTCCTAAGAATCCTGAGGATATATACAATGAAATACTTGGACACCTTATTAAGTTTAATCTTCCTTTGCAGGTCAGTACAAGGAGAATAAATGAAGGTGCATACAATAATAGATTGATAAACTCTAATATCCTTACTTCAAATATTACTGAGGCTTCAGTGAGAAGTAATTGGTTTACAACTGATTACTTTGATAATGAAGGTAATCTGCATCAGGCTATAAGTCCAGCTTCTGTAGCCCCTCAACCTAAGAGGAAAGTAGAAACTCCTGTAGGAGGTACTGAGGGTGCTATTGCAGGCACAAGAATAGTATCTGTATTCTCAAATAAGCCATACTATGCAGACTTAAAGACAAACACTATCAGAGATGACCAAGGCAGGACTGTAGAAGTTACTGACAGTAATAGAATATTGTTTGACTTGGCTTGGGCACAAGATAACTTTGGGGATTCCATTAACTCATCAATGATGGTGGATAACAAGGTTCTTACCCCTGATGGTAAGGTACTTGATAGAAGTAAGCAGACATATCTTAGTGGTCAGGGAGCACAGGATGTAAAGGATGCTATTGCAGGCAGGAAGAAAGAAAGAGAGGATAGGGTTGCCAAGTCTAAGGAGGTTATCAGTGAAATATATGAGAACCAAAAGAGAATAGACAAGACAAGGACTGATGGAGAATTTTATTATGTACTTGAAGATGATGGTGAATATCATCAGTATAGTAGAGTACATAGCAGATTAGGCTCTAATTGGGTAGAATCTGACAAGCAGACAAAGGCTCTTGAATTAGCAAGACTTAATCTTAGCAAGTTTGTAGATAATCCTACTCAGTATGAGAATTACCTGAAATACTTGGAGAACAAGTTTAAGGTAGACTTGACTGCCTACAGAGGTAAGACTGATGCCAAGAGTAGAGATACTATTGTGAATATAGTAAGAGACAAGATGTCTGGCACTAACTCACAAAGAGCACTTGATGCTGGTTCAGCAGTAGATAGTATCATCAGACAGTACTTTACTATAAGAGATGTATCTAAGATAGTAAAGCCATCCAATATGTCAGAGAATGCTTTTATAGATTTGATTACTACTCTCAACAGAGTTAAATCAAATATGGAGCAAATGGGGGAAAGGTTCCTTGCTGACAATATTGTATTATTCCAAAAGTATCCTGATGGTACAAGAGTTGCAGGTGAGGTTGATATTCTTTCTGTTGATAAGGATGGTAACTTTAGGATTTATGATGTAAAGACAAGTAGATACAGCTTCTATGACTTTACAGACAGATATGGTCATAAGGTTAATTACTTTACTACTCCATCTGCTACTCAAAGGATGAGTGCAAAGGATTATTATACTTTACAACTTTCTGCATACAAGAACCTCTTTGAATCTCAGTATGGTGTACCAGTTACTAAGTTAGCTGTAATGCCATTTGTACTGAGTTATGATAAGGAGAATGTATCAGCAGTACAAAGTGAAAAAGGTATTCCTATTGCATACAATCCTGCTGTTAATGTACCTTTAGCAGGTGCAGTTAAGGTAGATAAATCTACAGAAACTCCTGCCACTCCAGCACAGGCTCAGACAGTATTGCCTATTTTTGAAACCTCATTAGAGACACAAAATCCTATTGAGGATTTAACACCTGAACACAGTATGAATAATGCTGATGAGGGAGTAGGTTACTTTGAGTTGGATGGTAAATTACACAAGGGATATGTTACACCACTAACTGTAATTGATGGGGTTGAAGTTCATGTAACTAAGGTTCCTAATATTACAAAGGGATTTGGTAAGGAAGCTGCTCATGTAGCTTCAAATAGCTTCTATGCAGTATTCCCTAATGGTAAGACATTCCTATTCTTGAAGAATAATCCTGTGCAGGGGGGTATGACCCAATCACAAGTTGAGGATGCAATTAGAAAGGGACTTGAGGCTAAGCCACAGAAAGTTAAGGAATTAGCATCAGAAAAGACTATACTGTTTGACCCTGATGCAGTACCTACTGTAAGTGCTACTCCTATTGCTACTGTGGAAACTCCTGCAACTATTAATCAAGGTAATACACAGACAGGTGCTGCCCATACTGCTCAAAAGGAACAGGCAATAAATGACCATGATGAAGAGTTTGAGGATGAATTTACTTTAAGAAGAGTAGATGACACAGAGACTACAGTATGGAATCAGGAAAAGGAACTTAATTGGTTAAGTAGAGTACTGCCTCAATTGAGTGAGAATGATAAAGTACAAATAGTAAAAGGTCTTATTAAAGTAGGCAGACAAGGTGCTTTAGCTTGGGGTCAGTTTGACAAAGGTGTAATTACATTATCTGACATAGCTGCTGAGGGTACTACATACCATGAAGCATTCCATGCTGTATTTAATCTCCTTCTTGACAATAATGAGAGACAGGCATTATATGATGAAGCAAGAAAGTTATATGGTGAGAAAGATAATCTCTCTCTTGAGGAAGATATGGCAGAAGGATTCAGAGAGTATGTAATGACAAGACAGAATAGGGGCTTAGGTAAGAGAATACTTGATTTCTTCAAAGAACTCTTTGCTAAGGTTACTAACTGGAATAACTTTAGACCTTCCCTGATAGATTACTATAGAAGAATTAATGAAGGTAAGTATGCAGATAGTACATTCAAAGTTCCTACTATCAGTGAATTGAGAGGTGCTACTTCAACTACTACATCATTCAATACTTTAAGTAATTCTATGCAAGAGAATTTATTGAAGAAAGGTTGGACAGCAGAGAAGTTTGATTCAATTTCTCAAGAGGAGAGAGACCAAGCTATCAAGTGTATAGCCTTTTAATCAGTAGGCTGAAATTTTTTATAAAGGGGTCAAGAATAGCCCTATGCTGTAATTAGTATAGGGGTATTTTTGACCCTTTCATTTTATATAAAAAAAAAATAGGGAGAGGAGTAGAATTTAATCTACTCACTCTCCCTACCTGTTATTATTGCTTAAAGAATGGAATACCTTCCTCAGGATGTAAACCTCTATAAATAGTCTTGTTCATTGGAATAAGTGGAGACTCAAAGAATAGTCTTGTTGTCTTAGACTCTCCTTTATATCTGCCTGATTGTATCAAAGCATCTTCACCAGCAAATACCTCATAATTAAATGGATTCATAAGTCCAATTAAATCAAGAGTATTCTCAAGAGTATTAATGCTAGCAGCAGGAGACTTTATAATCTTCAATCCTTCTCCAACCATCTGAGGTCTAGGAATCAATGAACCTAATTCAGTGTATAATCTTCTTGCCTGATATTCTGCCATCTTAGCCAACCAAGGTCTATCCTTGTCATCTGACCAATCCATAAGACCAAGTACAAGTGCTACTGCTAAGAAGTGTCCTACTTCAGTTGCAGCTCTTTTGATGTTTGCTTTCTCAGTCTTGGAAAGTTGGTTCCAATTTGCAGCTAATGCAAACTGACCTTCTTTCAATTCCTTAGCAAGCTGCATCAAGAACCTACCTGTGGTATTATAGTAACCTTCTGTCCATGCTTGCAAGTCATAGTTATATGTGGCAGACTTAAATCTTCTATTCAAAGATGGCTTAATCCACTTTCTAAACATAACACCCATTCTACCTACAGCTAACCTTTGTACTGCACTTCTATCAGCCTTATTATAAATACCGTGCATTCTCTGATTTATAGCAGCAGATTTCCTACTGAATGCTATAATATCATCTCTTGTAAATGCAGACCCATCTTCTTTAGTATAGCCTTGCTTTAACTGCAATTTAGCACCTAACTTCTTGTTATTCTTATCAATAGGAACCACTTCCATAGCATCCCATAAGGATGTAATCTTTCCATCAGGAGCCTTCATCTTATAGGCATCTGCAAGTGCCAATGAAGTTCTATTCTGCATCCAATGTTCACCAGCATTATTCATAAGGAATAAAGCAGAAGTACCAAACATTCTACTAAACCAAGTCTTTCTATCAAAGTTTACTTCCTTGACATCAGTCTCATATTCCTGCATTACATTGAATAATTCATCCCACAAAGCAAGCTTGCTTGTCTTAACTCTATTACCAATCTCTGCAAGGAACTCAGGTAGTGCTTGACCATAGTTTCTATCAGCTCTTAGAGTATTAGATTCATTGAAGAACTCTCCAGAGAAAGACTCAATTCTCATCATAACTCCACCAGTAGTCACATTGGAAATACCTGATAGCACATTGACAGCTAATGTATTGAGTGAGGTCATCCTATTTACAAAGTTTGCAACCTTTCCTTTGTCAATCTTTGTATTACCAAATGTACCTTCATCAGCCATATATCTGCCGTAGACCTGCATCTCAAAGAAGTCATTTAGCCTTTGCATGAACCTTGTTTCATCACCAGACTTAGTGAGAGTAGATTCTACTCTCCTACCTGTAGACTTGAACTTTTCAACCAGTGGTTTACCACCTCTTGTCTGTATAATCTCCCTTTCTTTCAGCATATCTCTGCCAAGCTCAAGAACATCAATTACTTTATTCATTTCATTGAAGTCATTAGCCATAGCTGCATAAGCTGTGAGAGTAGATACTATATCAGTAGATAGGTCATTAGGGCTTTCACCTTCTTTCATCTTGGTATAGTAGATAGGAAGTACTTGCACCTCTTTACCTTCAAAGTCCTTTACTGTAGCCCTATCTCCAAACTCAGTGTCATCTGTCCTTCTAATGAATTGGTCTTTGACTGCTTCCCAAAGCTGTAAACTACCTGACTTTACACCATCAGATGCCTTTACTCTTTCAAGTAAGTCCTTTCTGATTTTAACTGCATTAGTTAAGGTAGTGTACTTGTCAGGAAGGTATGAATCCAGCTTAGCTTTTATCTCCATAATCTTGTTGTAGTATTCTTTCTGGGCAGGATTCAAGTTCTGATAAGCCTTATTGCCATAGATTGATACTTTAGGTTGCTTCTTTCCATTGACTACCTCCATATTAGCATCAAACCAAGCTTGTCTCTCCTTTCTGTACTTCTCTGCATTATCTCCTACAGGATTCTTACCATACTTCTCATTAAGAGACTTGAACATTTCCCTGACTTTCTCTTTGAATAGACCTTGATTAATCTCAGAGATATAATTACCTGTAAGATTGCCTTTACTGTCTCTCTCAAACATCCAATCAGTGCTCTTAACTCCAACTTGCTCTAACCTAATTGTAGCAGCTTGAAGCTCCTTCATAACATTGATAGTTTCCAATCTTGCATTTTCTTTACTCTTCTTGACAGCTTGGTCCATAACTTTCAGCATATAATCTGAAGAGTCTGCCATAGAGTCAAGCCATCTGTCAAAGAAAGATATGTCCTTGTCAGCTATCTTAACTAAGTCCTCAGCACTCATAGTCTTGCCCTTGAACTTGCCAAAAGGAACAGTTATACTCTCCCCTACAAAAGGCTTAATGAAATCAACAAAGAGAGGCATTGATACTTCATTGTATCTAACAAACAAGTCTCCAAGTAATGTAGTTGTGTTGTCTAATACAACCCTTACCCTTTGACCATATCTATTGTCTGCATACTTCTCTTCATCAATAAGAGCCTTTCTAATGTCATCAGTAATATGCTTGTAGCTATACAAGTAATTTCTAACATCTCTTAGCACTCTGGCTCTCTCATTAACATTAGTAGCAGGTGTATTTTGTAGCATTGTGAGCCTGTCACTTACCTTAGTCAATTCCTCAAGAGCATTCTCTACAAAAGTATAAATACCCTCAATCTCATTGTTATCAGCTAATTCAATATCCAATCTATCAATGAGTAATCTTTGGTTAGCACTGAATTGGCTATTAGGATTTCTCTTTTCATAAATCTTCAATCTCTTCAACTCATTTTCAATGATTCCTTGAAGTAACTTCTTGTCTCTTGCCACTCTTTCTGAAGTATTGTAGAATACCCCACTTGATGCTATATTACTAACATCAATAGCCTCATCCATACTGCCATTAAGTATCTGCTGGGCTAAAGAACCAAAGTTCTTATCAGCCTCTTTCATGGCTCTTTGTATAGGACTTGCACTAATATTCTTAAAGAACCCTTTAACTGCTTGAATCACTCTTTGCAGAAGATTCTTATAAGGAGCAGATGGAATATTCTCACCTTGAAGAAGATGTTTTGCAAGCAGTTTACCCGCAGCTTCTTTTGCCAATTTAGTCTCATCACTATGATATAAAGTATCATAAGTATCATAGTCCTCACCTATAATCTCTCTTGCCAGTCCATTGGAAGATATGTTATTGATGAGTCTTGTGATAAGTGGATTATCTCCCATAGCTTCAATGGCAAAGTGTGCAAATTCCTCTGGAAGTGCTCTTTCACCTTGAATACCATTAGCAAGCCTAATCATTTCAACAAGACTATTTGCTGCATTCCTTGCAACATCAAAGTCAGTTACACCATGAATACCCATTCTCTTTTCAAGGTCAGTTAAAGCACCTATCCCTATTCCATGAGATTCAAGAATACCCCTTAATCTGTTATTAAGGTTTTCATTGTATTCCATCTTATCTGCATTAATAGAGTTGAGTCTATTCCTTTTCTCAACCTTTACTCCAATGAATACTCTTGGAGATTCACTGTCTTGAATCTTAATTATGTTAGCCACATAATCATCCCTATATTCTGAGTTCTGATTAAAGGCTATAGCTCTTTGTTTCAACTTCTGATAATTCTCATCATTGTTTACCCATAGAGCTGGTCTATCCATTCCTTTCTTATAGTACCCAATCTCCCTATTAAGTCTCTCAAGTACCTTAGTTTCTGGAATGACTTTACTGAGATTAGTCTGCTTTAGCAAACTCCTCAATGTAGGTTCATTGTTTTCATCTAATGTTAGCCTTGGATTCCAATCTCTTATAAAAGAGTCAGCTTTTGTGATAAGATATAATCTTGTAGCCTCACTTCTATTGTTTGAAGTGAAGGACAGCAAGTCCTTAAATAACTTGCTGTCCACTACTTGACCATTTCTATTCTTTACCTTTGGAATAATTGCACAACTTCTTGCCATATCTTATAAACTATATAATGTTGGAGCACCACAAATACTATCACTATTCTCATCCTTATACTCTGTGTTAGGCTGAATAGCTGTTATATCATCAGCCTTAGGAGCTGAAGTATCAAGAGGAGTACCATATACCTGTTGGAAAGCATCAGTATCTACTTGTGGAATAGAATCCCAATACTCTTGAGGCATATCTTGATAATCAGGCATAGAATCATAATCAATCTCAGCATCTCCAAGGTCAAATCTTGACAATGTATCTGCATAAGGGTCATAATCTTTCCTATTCTTATCAATTACAGTTTCCATCTCCTCTACATCCTTGCCATATTCATATTCAATGAAGCTGTTTCTGAAACCTAATGGCTCAATCCTTTCATAGGTTGCAACATTAGTTTGTTCAGTGCCTAATGAAGCCAGCTTATAATAGACATAACTTCCTCTAATTCTCTTGCCTATATACTTAAAGAAGTCATAAGCAGGACCATCAGGAGTATCTATCCTTTTCTTGATAACCTTCTTATCTCCAAAGGTAGCATTATCATCAATTACAAATGTAACCTCATCTTTAACTTCATTGTCTTCTCCTATGAACTGGACAGAGGCTGTATCAGGGATTTCAGGAACCAACTTTCTATTATCCAAGTGGTTATAGACATATTGGTCTACAAATTGACTATAATCATCACTTGATGACAAGAGAGTTCTCAATGTACTTATGTACTCTGGAATAGCATTTCTCACTGCCACAGGTGCCAAATGGATGAAGGTTGAAGGTCCAAATGCAAAGCCATTTCTGTAATAACTGTACCTGAATAGATTAAGAGCAAGTTTTTGAGCTTCTGGGTTACTCATATATAATAGAGATGCCCAATCCCTCATATATCTTTCTCTCAAAGTAGGGCTTAACTGACCTACATTCTTAAACACTACTGTGTCTACAGGATTACTGTCATTTGCCCTAATTACCCTGAGCCTCTTAATAAATTCAAGGTCAGCTATATCCTCATTATCTGTAACCACTCTCTTGAAGTACTCAGGGAAGTTATTGATAAAATCCTTTCTCTTATCAGAGGAAGTTACAATAATATCACCTACTTCAGAGTCTGGGTTTACAATCAATTCAGAACCAAAGAATCCATTCTTTGACATAATATAGGCAAGCAAGTCATTATAAATACTATTCATAGTCTTTACATTTAACTTACCAGTCTTTGTCATGTCTCTAAGGTTATCAATTACAGCTCTGAATGATTCAGTATATTGAGGGAAGTAAGACCCTAACATTTCTTCTGTTTTCTGTAAGCCAAGAGTATAGAAAGCCTGTAAGAAAGGAAGAGGAGCTGACAATAGTCTTTCTCTTAGAGTGTCAGTGTCAGGATTGTCTGATAGCAGACCATCAAGTATTACATTGGCATTCTTCAATGGGAACTTGTCATTATTCTCTATTTGGTCCAGCAGGTCTTTCACTTTCTGCATCTTTAACTCTGTATCTGCAATAGTAGGACCAGCAGCACCTCCTTGAGTATCAGACCTTGTAGCCTGTACTAACTGTCCCAAAGCATCAGCAGAGTTCATAATTCTCTTGAACAAATATCCAACTGCAACTTGTTTCTGATAGAACTCAATCTTTCTGAAATCAGAAGTCTGAGACCTGTCAGTAACAGCTTCCTTAGCAAGCATTATATTATCTGCAAGCTCTTCAATGTAGAAGCTATTATTCTTGTAGTTATCATAAGTCAAGTCATTATTAAGAGCAGCCTTCTCCTTATACTTATCCAATACTTCATCAATGATGGTATCTTTACCTTTACCTTCTCTACTCTCTCTAAAATAGGTCTGAGTAATCTCTTGAACTATAGGCTGCATCATTAGCAGACCTATCTCAATAGGATTATAACCTAACCTTGAAAGAAGCATAGAAGCATCAGCAGTGAAAGTATTCTGATTAAGTGCTGCAAGCACAGGGTCTTTAACATTATCCACAGAAGCAGCCAAGAATCCAGCATTATTCTTTGAGATAAATTCCTTGTCACCATTCATAATATCATGTAAAGATGTAAGTCTCTTTCCATTCAATACAAATGAGCCATTTTCTTCATCCAAAGCCAACTGAGTATGTTGCATCAAAGCATGGTTTGCATTATGGTTGGCATAAATACCAATCAACTTAGCACCAGTCATGTTCTGTTGATGCAACATTACTTGAGTTCTTGGTGATAATGGGTCCATTTTGACCTTTGTTTTCTCTGCCAACTTGTCAAGAGTATCAAGGTCTAAGTCAAATAGGTATGAAGCAATAGACTTAGGATAAGACTTTCCACCTTTCTGTACAGTCTTATTAAGTTCTATACCCATATCCTTTAATGCTTGAGCCAAGTCACTCTCATAAGAATCATTGAGAATAGTCATTATTCTTGCAGACTTCTTCTGATAATCAAAACCACCTGGGTTAAGAATCTTTGAAGCTGTATCTGCATTAGTCAGAACTCCATACATCATATCTATCAGCAAGTTATTTCTTGCCTCAAGACTATTCTCCTGTGGAGATTTATTGAAGTCATACTTTACCTTTACAATCTTACCTTTACCCTGAGAGTATTGCTTTCTTCTTGACTTGAACCACTCCTTGAATCTGTCCCTTGCAGTTTCAGAGAACTGGTACTTTCTGACACCTTGGTCTTGAACAAACTCAATATAATCATCTATATCAAGCTCATCCTCAGGGTGTTTTCTTTGATAGTCTTCAAAAGCAATTCCTATGTTCCTATCAATCTCTTCTACAATGTCAGTATTAGCTGGGTCAGTATAGAAGTCATCCCAAGCATCCTTGATTCTATACCTATCCAGTATTCTAAACTCTGGCAACATGATATACATCTTATCCACATCAAAGTCAGAACCTGATAGAGTAGTAATCTCAGCAGGAAGCATGATTGCAGAACCATTCTGTTGAGGTAAGAATCCCTTGATATACAGAGGAGCCATTGAATATTTATCCTCCGTTGGTTGTTGTGTTATCTTACAGATGTTTATTCTGTAATTCTTTATGTTTCCACAAAGCACGGACTATATCTTCACCTATAATAGGTGTTGGGCACTCGTGGGTATATTATATTCTATCTTCATAGTTTCAATACCTAGTCTCTGAACCTTTTATAACCATTTAAGTTATAACTTGGCTGCTGATTGTCCCTACTTATTGAATTGTCACACACTTGCATATTCCCAATAGTAACCATATCTCTTCTGATGAGTCTGAATACCACTAATTATGTTAGAATCCTTTTTGATGTTTCCTAATTGTCTGGCAGCTTCTCTAATAGATTGATAAGTATTTATAATATTACCATCATCATCTATTTGATTAACTTGCCTCTTATTAGGATTGGATTCCCTAAGCTTTAATCCTATTTTAACTGCTTTGTTTCCATAACAGTTATTGTAAGCCTTGGTACACCATTCTAAGTTCTCTACAGAATTATTAGTCTTATTCTCATCTTTGTGGTTTATACATTCCAAATTATTTGGATTTGGAATGAAAGTATCAGCTATTATTCTATGTACTGCAATAGTTCTTTTCTTATTAGTGTCATCATATAGTTTTACTATAGGATAGCCACTACTATCAAGTATCATAGATAAAGGTTTTAACACATTACCCTGTCTATAACTATATACCTTGCCACTTTTAGTTACTTTGTAGCTTGGATATTCTCCAAATCTACTCTTAATATTAAATAGTTCTTCTTCCATATAGTGTTCTTGTGCAGATTTATATGTGCAAAGATACTATAAATATTTGAATTATGCAAATTTTGTATCAATAATCTAACAGGATGTTCCAGCAATTCACCCAATTTATTATCCATTAGCATTACTGCTAAAGTGAGTCCCAATCTTTCGATTAAACTCTATATCCAATCAACTTTCTTAAATCCTCTGGAAGTTTAGTTACATCAAGCTGGTGAGTATTTGGGTCCATAAGAGGCTCATAGAACTCTCTACTATATGCAGGCATATAGCACTCAAGATACTTAATCCTCTTGTTAGCACCTTCACCTTCAAATACTACATGAAGTTCATCAGTTAAGCCATAATCAGATACCTGAATTAAAGCTCCACCTCTAATCTTCTGTTTAGTGATTCTACTCTTGATTACACTATTGAGAAGTGTCTGTACCCTTTGAGATTGTACAGGGTCAAAGAAAGGGATATTGAAGTTATTGTTCTCATCAAGAGTACAAGCCCTCATCATATCCATACCATACCTTTGATTACCTCTTATCTCTTCAAGTAAGATTTCTTCTACCTTCTTTGGGTCTTTGAATATTTTATCTACATCAGCAAATGCTTGTAGGATATTCTCAGTATTGATGGCATTATACAGGTCAAGCCACTCTTTCTTAGTCATCTTCTTACCATTAACTTCAATGATTGTGTCATCAGAGATGTCAGCAGTAATTAGCTTTCTAATCTGAGTACCTACCAACTGGACAGCATCTATAGCATGTTCAGGAGTTGCAGTCTGAATACCATAATCTTCATAAGATACCTTATGTACTACATTAGGATTCTCATTACCAAACCCAATACCTGTAGTATCTTTAAGTCTTTGGATTACATCAGCTTCAGTATTTACATCATTCAAATCTATTACACCCTGTTTCCCAACTTTAGTGGTAGATTCAAACTGAACTACATCAATCTGATTATCCTCCATAAACTTATTTATGGCTTTCAACTTACCTGACCTTCCCAAAGGACCAGCAATTAGTTCGTGCATAGCAAGTAATAGGAACTCTGAGTTCTTATGTTGTACAGGAGTCTTAATTCCAGTATGACCTTCAATGCCACTGTTATTATTGACTTGTGTATAAACATAAGGCTTCTTAGTCTGCCAAATGATATTGAAGTCCTTGATATTCCAATCTCCATTCTTGAAGTTGTTATATGCTTGCTCCATATCATCTGTCCACTGACCTGACATACCAAGTATTGCCCTATAAGAACTCAAACTTCTATATGCCTGAGCATCTGCCACATTCACATTTCTAAACTTGCTGATAATGTTATCTCTGTCTATCTTGGTCATTTCATTTCTTCTGACCCTTTCATCAAGGACAGTCTTAATGTCCTCAAGTACAGAAGATACTATCTCATCATCCTTCAAGTAGATGGTTCTTTCCCAATCCCTACCAATTCTCTCACCTTTGTAAGTAGCCTTAGTATTCAATCTAAGAGCAGGAGCATGAACCTCCTTATATCTCTTCTGAAAGTCCTCAAGGTTCTTATAGAAAGCAAGGTCAGTGGTAGTAAGTTGGATAATTTGTGAAGTAGCTAACTTGCTATTCCAATAATATTCCCTAAGTGCATCCTTAGCATTGTTCTTAACAAACAGACTTCTTGAGATTGACTGGGCATCTTTCAATTCCATCTCACCTCTTGTTGCCTTATCTGTCAGCAGATTCTTAATCTGCTCCATCAGACTATTAGCTTCTCTACTATCAAAAGCACTATTATTGTTATAGGCTCTAAGCATTAGTTCCATATTGGTATTCCACAATGAACCTAAGGCATCTTTAGCCTTAATAAGTGCTTTTGCAGTTATTGCATTCTGCTTGGACTGACCTTCAAAAGGAAGATACTTGTACTTACCATTAGGAAGCTCATCCAGAAGTCCCACCCTCATCCAATCTCTGTAGGTCTGTTCAAAACCATCCTCCATCATGTCATTAAGAGTAGTTCTCAAGAAGTTTCTTAATTCAGCACCAGTACCTTTGGATTTAAGTCTGCTTAGCCTATCAATGAATGTCTCTCCATTGTCATATCTGAGGTTGTTAAGTGCAGGAAGGAACTTAAATTCTGCACCTCCCATACTCTTTATACTACCATCTTTCTTTCTGACAATATCATAGTTAGCAATAGGCTCTACACTCTTATCTCCACTCTGATAAGCCTCATCTCTTTCTCTAACCAGCATAATTCTGTCATACTCTTGATTAACTAAGTCTACTAACTTGTCAAGGATAACATCATCATAGGTTCTCTTCTTACCATTCTCATCAAGCACATCACCTGTTGTGTACTTTCTGAATCTGATAAACTCAGCAGAAGGACTATCTGAAAGAATAGGAACATGATACCAAGCATACTTTATACTTGACTTTGCAGAATCAGGGTCTCCCCAATACTCTGTAAGAAGGGCTAAAGTATAATCCAAGTCATCCCAATTAGTATAGTCTACTTTATCAGAGTTCAACACTACTTTATGGTTAAGACCTCTTCTCAGTTCATCAGACTCTGCAAGCTGTCTTAGCCAGTCATTTCTCCAATGACCATCCTTAAAGAACCACTCATAGTCCTTGAACTCAGTCTGCATAAACTGTTCAAATCTCTCCTTGTCATTCATAACATTCTTGAGATTCTTAATAAGTTTACCTAAGTAGTTAGGAGTAACATGAGAATAGTAAGACTTATCATTCTCTCTGACACTACTTTCAATAGCATCCTCAGTAACTTCTGCCATCATACTTGCAATCATATTGTAAGCAGAGCCAAAAGTATTGATAAGGTCTCCTCTCTTCTCAGTACCATCCTCCCTTGTCTCAGACTTGACTTCACCCTTCTTAATACCACTGAATATGACATTCAATTGTGGTAAAAGAAGCATAATTGGGTCAGTAAATGTGATACCTGGAGCTGTCTTTATATCAGTTAATGCAGTTTTCAATACAGAAGGATTAGCATCAATACCTAACATATGAAGTAACTTCATTATGGTATTCCATACATCTTCTCTCTCCAAGAGTTGAAGTCTGGATTCTGTATCAAGGTTCTGGAACATATTGTTCAATGTCTCAGTCCATTGTAAACCTTTAGCTGCATTATCCTTGTTTATTTCCCCATTCTTCTCATATACACTATCATCATCAAGCTGTACTCCATTCTCATAGTTATCTCTCCAAGCATCAAGCAGATAGTACACACCTTCAGGCTTATTGGTGGCAATAGTTTCCATCTTGAAAGTACCATCAGGCATCATCTTCTTCTTTTGAATCCAGTAAGGCATAAAGTCCTTTCTGAAGTCTTGGTAGAATTGAGAGAATAAAGTCTCATCACCTTGAAGTAACTTGGTTACTTGCTTAACCCAAGGCTTGATTCTTTGTAAATCCTGCATCAAAGGAAGCATATCATCAGAGTTAATCATGTTCCTTAACTTGTCAATGAAAGTAGCATGAACATAGTCAGCATCAAGGTATCTTGTGAAACCTAAATCATCCTTTTCATACTTGCCTCTATAGTCAAGTTTAGGTACTTGTCTGATTACTTTTCTTACAGCTTGTGACAGAGATTCATGTGAACTTACCTGTCTGAAATTAGTCATCCATCCATCCTTATAAGCCTCTTCTTGTCTCCAATCCTCTGCTTCATTATCTACCTCACTGTTACCATCAGGGTCATCATCATTGAGGTTTGCATCAGCAGGTGCAATGTAGTTGGGGTCTATCCTAATACCCTCAGTCATTACAAGCAAAGTACTTGCTTCCTCAGCAAGAGCCTTGTAGACATAAGGGTCATCAACTATCTTCTTATATTCCTGATTCTTATAGGCAGCTTTCTTCTTAGCAGCCTCTAATTTCTGCTCATCAGAGAACTTGTCTGCACCTTTCATAGAATTGATTGCATTAAGTTCTTGCTGTATTCTGCCCTCCTCTGTATCCTGTACATAAGAATTGAAGATGTTAGCCACTCTTTTGAATATACCAGCAGGAGTATATTTCTTTATAGCAGAGAATCTATCCAAGCTGTTAAGTTCAGCTTGCAGTTCTTCTTTCTCTACACCACTGGCATCATCAATTCTTCTCTTCAAAGAATCAGTCATTTCCTGCAAGGCATTATCAACTTCATTGCTGAAGAATCTTGCAATAAGTGTCACTCTATCTCTTCTTGTTCTTGGGTCAAAGAGTAGGTCCACCTTTTGCTGCTCCTCAACAGAAGTAATCCTTGGAGTATTAAAAGAACTGCTAAGTGCTTCATCAAGCTGTTCAGTAGCCTCACTACTTCTCAGCTCCTTAATAAAATCATTGAGTTCACTACCTAATGGAATATCCTCAATAGACTTATTATTCTTTTCCTGCCACAATCCAACCAAGTTAAGTATTGATTGCTCTGTTTCATTAGGAAACTTCTTAGCTAATTCTCTAATTTCTGGTGTTATAATTAAACAACTCATATAATTAAAAGTATTATTTGTGCAAAGGTAAGGAATTTAATTGTAATACACAAGGTATTATGGGAAAAAGTTAAGGAGGAATAAGTGATTAACTTACTCCTCCTTATAAGATTACTCAACAATGTACTTGACACCATTGAATATAAGCCACTTGATAGTGTTGATATTGACTGGTCTAATACCTGACTCTTTATCAGTCTTAGTAATATCCATATCTACACAATCATATCTGCCATCTCTTGATTCAAATTGAATCTTATAGCCTCTAAGAACTCTATCTTCACCTTCTTCATAAGGAAGTACAGGGTTATTAACCAGCTCAGTAATAAGATTCTTTGCTGCATTTGCAACACCTTTCTTATTGTTCTTAACTGTGTCAATACTATTTGAGAACTGCTCTACAATAGCATCAATCTCTTCCTGTAACTTCCTCTTACTCTTAGGCTTATCCTGCTTCTTGAAGCATACAGTAAATACTTGACCAGAGTGTATCTTTTCAAAGATACTCCTAATACCAAGAGTACCATCCTTCTTATCTTCCTTAGTTACTTTTACTGTAGTCTCAAACAGGTCAGCAGAATTAGTATAGTTCTTCAAATAGCTCATACCAATCTGAACCTCTTCACCACTCTCAAAATGAGTAAGTCAAGCATTAGAGCCTGATACTCTGCTCACAATATAGTGAGAACTCTCACTAATAATGGAACCTTGCTTTAACTGATTTATTTGCTCAATCATATCAAATAAGCTTTTCTATATTAGACATAAATGTTTCAGCCTCTTGCTTAGTAACACCAATAGTTTTGATGTCTTCCTGCAATGCAGCAATTTGAGATTCCTTCTTTGCAATCTCTGACTCCATTTCTGCATGGAGATTACTTGCATTCTCATGTGCAGTCTTAAACATAGACTTAATGCTTGCCATTCTTTCACTGAAAGAAGGTGTAGCTACAACTGATTTCTTCGTACCAAAAGCCATACTTTTTTTAGTTATTAATATACTTCCTTGCAATAAATTCCTTCATTAAAGGTTCTGCTAATTCCTTAGCCTGAGGATGTGGAGCACCTGTGGTACCTCTTGCTCTTAGGTCAAAGAAGTGATTCCAATCAGATGCAAATCCAGTCATAACCAATTCTGTCTTTAAGGCATTAGGTAATACTGCTCTTGCTTGCTGTGGAGTCCAAGGATTTCCTTTGAATCCTGTAACATATCTCCTATCAGTAACTCTGTTTTCCCAAGCACTCATTAACCTGAGATATGCCTTTTCGGCATTATCTAAAGCTTGAATATAATCATGTACCTCTACACAATTGCTTTCTTTATTAAACCAAGCTTTAGGGTTTACAGATTCTCCAAATATATTTTCCTCTGTAACTCCAACTCTATAGTTTATTCCATCATGCCAATATGCCTTTCCCTCTGGTATATCTAACCAACAAGGAATAATGAAGGTAATTTCATTACCAAACTTATCCTTACTATAGTTACAATATCTTGTGCTTTCCTGAGCAAATGAGAATACTCTCAAATTGTTATATTAAGGCTCTTTATCCTTAACTCTCCTCATTTCTAAGGAGTATCGGACTATATCATCATCCTTTACAGGATGCCCAGCACTCATGTCAGTATTATATTCTATGTGCAGTATAGGAGACTCGAACTCCTGTGATAGCTAATCCTCTTCCAACATAGTAGTAGGTCTACCTATTAATGTAGTTTGCATACAACTACCTCTTACCACATATAGTTTCAACTGTTAGTCTCTGAACCTTCCAACTTTGTTAAAGGTTGGCTTGGCTGCTGATTAGCATGGTTTATAACTTTATTACAAAATTCATATAATTGTTCCATAGTCATAGTGTGCTTACTTACATTAGCTTGATAAGTCACCCATTGAACATTCCCCTCTATATAACCTCTTGAGGAGTCTATTCTATCTAAAGAGGCTTTACTTATTGAGGGGATATAATCCCCTGTGATAGCACATATTTGGTTTTGTGATATAAATAGATTCCAAAGATACTCAATAGTTACAGAGAACTCAATATTTCTTGCTATAGCAGACTTCCTAAGTTTACCATACTTAGTAGCTGTAAGGTCTCCAACTCTACCATTTTCAACAGAAAGCTGCATACCTCTGGCTATTCCTGCACATTTAGAGCACTGGAAGCATTTATTAGGATTAATTAACTCATTAGCAAGAAATAATCTTGTATTTCCACAATCACATTGGGCTTTATATTTTAAGTTACCTCCATCATATATAGGTCCTTCTATAACAGCCCAATGCTTATATTTATCTCCAACTTGAATATTTAATCCTCTACTTCTTGCCCCACAACTTCTACAGGATTTAGTTCTACCAGATACTAAATCACTCAAGCACTTTTCTTCTATTTTACCACACTTACATTGGACTCTAATATAAGTATGTCCTCCCTTACTTATAGGAGTATTATCTACTACAGTCCAATCTCCAAATTTATCACCTTGGTTACAATTAAGTTTTCTCATATCTTAGCATATTTAATTTCATGCAAAGATACAAAATAATTTTGAATTATGCAAGTTTTTAACTTTAGCTTTCCAGCAATTCACTGGGTTATTGCCCTAATGTTACCATTAGGCGACACAAAGTATAATTTTATGCCTTACAAACTCATGTGATATGCCTCTATCACATACAAAGTGTACAGTAATTCTCTTTGCATGGAACTCTGTAGGCTCACATAAATATTGAAGTATATCTGGTATATACTCCTCAGCAAAGTTCTCTATTATTACTCTGAAATTAGTAGTAATATAGTTATGTACTATATCATCCAAAGGTCTTATAACTACTCTGGAATAAGGATTTGAGGCAAAGAAAGGAACTAAATTATAGTCTCCTGCTGAATTAGGTATATCCAAATACACAGTACCATGCTCTAACATAGCACCATGACCAGATTTAACCATTCTATCTACAAATCCTTTAGCAGAATCTTCTGTTATCTTGTCCCCAGACTTATAACATACTCTACCTACTCTCTCAATCTGTTTATAAACTCCTTCAAGACCAGCAGGCTGATTCCATATTTCAAAACTTGGCTTAATTAGTTTCATTGCAGAACTCTTTTAATTCTTGAACACCTAACAGACCACTATGTCTTTTTACAACATTTCCCTCATCATCTACTAAGATAAGAGTAGGTACTGTTCTTATCTCATACTTGGATGCTATATTTTCACCCTGTACAGATTGAACATCTATACTTTCATGTGGAATACCTGCAAGTTGGAGATTACTCTCAAGTACTTTACAGGGTCCACAAGTTCTTGAATAAATCTTTAATACTTTCATTATACTTCTTTAAGTTTAGTATGTTTACCACAATCCTCACACCAACATTCAGCATTATCAGTTATGTCATCTACATACTCATTGGTATTAGCATTTACCCATACCTGTACCTGAATATTGGGGCTACCACATTCACTGCAAACATATCTATGGTTGAGACTATTAGGAATGTATAAAACAGTTCCCATTGAGTTTTTGTGTATATCTACATCAGGAAATGCCTTATGAAAGGCTTGTAGATTAAAAGGTCTCACAATGAGATGAATACCTTGTTTAGTAGGTATTTGGGCATAAATGTAGTCATATCCTACTTCTTTAAGTGCCTCTACTGAAATATCAGAACCTTTCTTTTTCCAAGCCTCTACATATAACTCAAAGAGTTTATCTGCAATAGCATTCATCATAGATACATCATCTATATCAACTACCCATTTAGGATTTCTTGACTTCAATTTCCCTGCTGCACTATTGAGTATTCTCCTTGGGTCTCTTACAGTACCATTCAGATTATACTCTGCTAACTTAGCAAGTAATAGGTCTTGCAGATTCTTGAAATCCTTTCCAGCCACATTGATATAGGCTCTTGCACCATAATGTTCACAGAGAAACACTACTTCTTCTTTCACTCTATCAAGATGCTCTCTACTTCTAATAAAGTAAGTTTTGATTGCACTTTCCTTCACTTTCTTGTTCTCACCCTTATGGTCTTTGGCTCTCTGAACAATCTGTAAATGAAAGAACATATCATTTGCTTCATTGAAATAGAAGAGGCTCTTGATTAATTCAAAATTGTCTATCATATCTTATGATTCTGTCCCACTTGAGGGAAAGTTATCTACACTTACTGTACCAGTAATAGATACAGGTTCTGAAGGAACAGTAGGCATATTGTCCACATAAGTATTCAAGTAAGCATTAGTAACCCTTACAGGCACCTCTGATACAGATACTGCACTTAACTCTACTTTCTGAACTTCACCTTCTTGACCAGACATAGTGTCTTTAATATCCTTCAAACTCTCCTGCATTCCAGCTATAGACTGACTCATATTGTACAATAATTTGTCAGTAGTGGATGTAACATTGTTAATATCCACATCTACAGATGAAGGAGGAGTTTCTTCTGATTGGGTAGCTGCTCTATAATCTGCTGCTGTACTCATCATACTTTGAGCAATCTTAAATGCCATACTTGATATGAGAGTAACCTGCCCATCATCCAATGTTAAAGGATTTTCCACTTTAGCCAATATACCTTGCAAAGCATACATTGCAAAGTACTCTCTTGGCTGTAACACATCTATATCAATATTCTCTTCTGTACCTGCATCTCCTCTGGCAGCTACTGTACCTCGAGTTGCAATAATCTTGGCATCTACAATAAACAGATTATGGAGTTCATCACCATCAGAACATACACCATTATCATTGAAATAATACATTTTTTTTTGTACTTGCCCAGAGTATTTCTCCATGACAGAACCTATATCATTCAATTGAAAATTAAGTACATAATCACTGACTGTTCCACTCAACTGTCCATTAGAAGAGAATGCAAGGGAGGCACCATTTAATGCCTCATCCTTGTTAAATTCTACTAATTGAATCTTAGTTGCTGTTGCCATATTATTCTTCTATAACTTCAAAGTCATCAACATTCCAATCTCTTAAATCATTAAATACCCTATCCCTATGTTCTAAGGTACATCTAAGATTTTTCCAAGCATCCTGAGGCAATACAATCTGCTCTTCAACTGCACCTTTAAGGTCACAGTTTGAGTAGTCTATATCCTCAAAATATTCACCATCTTCATCCTTTCCAGAGTCAGTAATCTCATAGTCAGATACCTTAATCTTTACAGTTTTACTAAGGGTGACACTTACTGTGACCTCAATTTCCCTTTCAGGATTGTCAGCCTGATTCCAGGGTGCATTAGGGTCATGTTCTGCCCCCGGGGGATAATATCCACTTTCAGTCATTTTTTTTCTTTCTTTTAATGTCTGTTATCAAGTTATTCTCTTTAATCAGTCTATGAGCAATTACACATTCAAGATTCTTAGGTATGCTGATATGCCTTCCCTTATCATTCACATAGATAGCATGGTCTCCATTATGTCTGTCATAATAGAAACCATTGAACTCTACTATCTTTATGAACTCTCTTGATGTATATTGTCTCATACTACACTTTCAGAATGTCTTTATACTTCTCATAAGTCTTTCTTATGACCTCTTCTCCTATTGGATTAGGTCTCTTTGAGTCCCTCTCTATACAGTCTTGAAGAGGTATAAAGAAGTCCTTAAATTCAAGGCTGTACTTTGGTCTAACCACAGCAGGTACTATTCCTTTAGGATTGTTCCAATCATCAAGCACTCTATTATAGTACTCTAATTCCTTGGGATTGAGATTCATATTATCAATAACAATATCAAAACCATAGGACATGGAACTCCATAGGAAAGTACTCTTCAAATCCTTTACCAAGTCTTCTCTACTGGGAACCCAATATTTACCTAACATATTTCTGATGTCATCATTGTTGAATCTTACTCTATGTTCAGGGTCTTCAAGTACCCATTGTTTAGCCCATGTAGTTTTACCACTACCTTGAATACCTCGGCATAAAATTATCTTTGGCATTGTCTTTCCTCCATGTATTCTTTATGTTCTTTACAGTACTCACTACCTTCCACAACAGGCTTCCCACAAAAGTGGCACCTCTTTTTAGCATTAAATCCTAATTCAATACTTGACTCTACTGAATCTTGGATTACTCCTCTAATAATACCAAAGGCAGTATTCAGTCTATCATTCTCAAGAGGTGTAAGTACTCCTTCCTCAAAGGGAAAGCCTGCCATACCTTTTAACCTCCAAAGTATTCTATTCCTTTTCTGCCATCTCAGTTGCTTCTCTGTCATATTATTTACTCTTGCTGACCACAGAGTTCAAAACTAACAAAGCATCTCTAAGGGTTTTCTTTTGAGCAGGAGTACAGTTACTTAATTCACCATACTCCTGTTCAAAAAGATATGACCTTAGATGGTTAGATAGTTTCAGAGTCTCTTTAGCCTTTGTTTTAACACTAACTTTAATCCCACTCATTTTTCTACCCTCCTATGATGGACTTAGAAAGACTCAATGTACTCTGCATCAGGAAATGTAGCATAGACATCATCCCAAGCTGCATCTCTCTCATGCTCTACATCCTCATCATACCTATTATTATAGGTTTCTCTATGTCCATCTTTGAAATGAATTACAAATGTCATACTTCACCACCTAATTGCTTTATCCTGTCATTGATATACCATATAGCCTTCTTCAAATCCTCAATTTCCTTCTGATTATCTGTAAGGCTTGCATCCTGCTTATGTCCTGCCCTAAGTATATACTTAATAGCATTGCCTAAGCAAAAATCCATGTGTCTTGTTATATCAATCACCTCAATTCCACATTTATCCTTGAGCCAAGTGTAATGTGGGGGATGATTAACATTGTCCACTTTCTTTTGTTCCATTTTCCCAGTCTAAAAGTTTCACAAACTTGTCAAAGAAGTCTTTGTACTCCCTGACATACAACTCACCATTCTTCATCCCTTGATAAATCAAAGCATTAAACCATTCTCCAGATACAGGATTCTTCATCCTGCACCTGTAGAGTGGCATATACTTATGACCTGTCTTAGGATAAACATAGGTTCTCTTTTCAAGTTCTTTCCATTGCAGCTTTATTGCATACCATGCACCTAACATTAGTAATACCAATATTACTACAAAGACAATTATTTTCCAAGTCTCCATATTAATGAACCCAACAAGGGGCAATTTCTGGTACAGCTTTGATAGTTACTTTCTTACAGAAGATTGCTGCTGCATATTCCATACACTCACTTAACTTCTTAGCTTCCTGCTCTGCAATTTCCTCAGGTGGTTCTATCAGATACTCCAATTTTATGTTGCGAATAAGTCGAATCCACTTACTCTCTCATAGTTTCCTATGAGTTCGGACTATATCTTATATAGACACTTTTCTCAGCATTGCTGCTAAAGTTCTTCTGTCTATATCTGTGCTTTTCAGCTCCTCTTGGAGCTTACTCCATTTCTGGATAGTCTCTGAACTCCATCTCTTATAAGCATAACATTCAATAGGATACTTCTCCAATATCTTGGAGATTTCATAAGCACCCTCATACTTTGAAATTCTAAGATACCAAAACTCTCTCCCATCTCTTTTTCTCTCCACTGTAAGTTTTGGGTAAATATTGAACCTATTAAAGAAAGGTATAAATAGCTCTTCCTGAATTTCTTTTGGAAATCCTTGAGTGTTTATGTTGTAGAATAACTTATTCTTATGCAAACTACCATCATCATATATCCACAATGCCAGTCCTAAGTCATTCATTAACTCTAATGAATCTTCAAGGCTTAAATCTCTCAAGTAACTAATTGACTTATCTCTCTTAGTTTTAAGAGTGTAAATCTTAGTGCCTGAGAATCCATTATGTTCAATACTGTTTATGTTGGTAGTATCACATAGCTCTCCCAATAAGTCCTTTTTATACTGGAGATACTCTTTATATTTACAGTTAGTCATATAATATGACCTGTCACCTTCAGGATATAAATACCCATCCCCAAATCTACCACTTACAATAACTTGAATTTGCCTATTATTTAGATGAAGCTGCTGATTGTCCATTCTTGTACTCATATTGTTCATATAATTTAATGTACAAAGATAAGTAAAAATTTTCACATATACAAATGTATAGTATTTTACTTCTTTAGGAGTTCCCAGCAATTAACACAGTTTATACACAACAAGCATTTTATCGTGTACATCATTAGGTATCAATACTTTGAATATCAAATTATCATTTACCAAATGATTAAAATATCTGATTCCAGCTATTTTTGTCATAGCTGCGGCTGTCCCCTGACTTGGATAATTGCAAGATTGATTATCAGAAGCACTCTTTCTCTTCCATAAGTGTTTCATCACTGACACATATACAGTCTCCCTGTTAATATCAATGAATCTTTCTTCTACCTTACCTGCCTTTTTAACCTTATATGAATACCTAACAGCTATTTCTTCAATAGGAACACCTTGGGCAAACTTCTTTGCAATTTCTTGCATGACAGATGGTGGAATCTCAGATATTACTCTGCCACTGTCTCTTGCAGCTTTGTATATATCCCAGAAATCTTCCATACCATTCTTTCTCCTTTCAATACCTTTCAGTATAGGATAGTCATAGATATATGCCCTTAGTCCAGTTATCTTTGAGATTAGGATATAGCCTCTATTCCACATGTCTCTCTTTTGTACCTTGAAATAGCTTGCTATACCATTAAATCTCTTGAAATAGTTGTTATAAATCTCAGTTGCAAAGTCCACAGGAATATTACAATTAGTTGCCATTGTGGGAGCCTGACCATTATAATTGAAACAGAACCTTGCCTTCTTAGCCAAATCTCTAAGGTCTTTTCTTACCTTCTTGACATCCTTCTCTGCAACCCCATCAAGGTCTTTAGGGAAACACATCTTGGCTACAAAGGAGTGTCCATCTCTTTGGTTAGGGTCATTGTAGAATGCAATCCACTCCTTATCATTAGACAACTCAGTGAACACATGACCTTCTTGCACCCAGTGGTGGGTGGACTATCCCTTCACCTTCAACTTCACTTGTTAAGGTGCACCTATTATAGTCTCTGCACATCCCTATCTACTTTGAAAATTACCATTAAGGTGGATAGGTTTTGCTCAGGGTTAAATTGCCATCTCATTCCCTGAATTTAAGGTGTTATTTTGTCTTTGCATTTCTGCAAAGTGAGACCATCTTTCATATTTCCTCTTGAGGAAAATATGGGCATCATGATATAAGTTGTATCCTAATCTTAATAAATCTTCTTTAGAATCCACATGAATATAGTAAAGTCCATCTTTTCTTTGATTTATAAAATAACCATAGCCTTCTTTTTGATAAAAGTAAGCTATTTGGTTTATAAAATCTTTGGACTTACTACATATGCTTACTCTAAGAGACTTACCTCTATTAGTACTATAAATGCTACCATCACCATCTATAATACCTCTAAGGATATTATAGTTTACTGGTTTATATAACTTGCATTCATAGCTTTTATTAGTAAATCTTCCCAACTTCTCTAAATATCCAATAACAATTCTCCTACTATCCTTAAAATGTACAGAATATTGAAACTTGTTATGTACTGAATGATAGTACTTTGTTACTTGCAGCTTAGGGCTACAGAACTTAGCAAATTCCTCCAGAATGTAAACATCACCTTCCTTAAGAGATAGGGATATTTTATTATTAGATATACATCCATCTGTCAATAATAGCCCTAAGAAGTAATCTGATTTTTCATCATTCCTCTTGAATGGGTTTTTCTTAACATAAGCTTGAGAAGCTGCCTCTCCTCTAATTTTGACATTATTCCTAATAAGTATCCTTCTAATAGAAGTATTATAGGTGCTGTATAAATTTGCAATTTCTTTTTGAGACATCCCTTCTTTATACAGCTTTATAATGTTATTCACTTCTTCTTTACTAAATCTACTCATATCATGTATTTATTTTACTTACAAAGGTAAGTAAAATAATCCACATTTGCAAATCTCCATAATCACAATCTACTAACAAATGTCCCTTTTCAGGTACAAATGCTGCTCTTGTTTCTTCTGTGGCTGGAAGCTGCTGAACATTGACACTCTTATCATTTGCCTGTGTAGAAGTGTCCTTGCTTTCATCTTCCTCCTCTGCAATATCATCATCTTTAGTCTTACCTCCTTTACCTTTTCCTCCTGAGCCACAACTCAATCTACCAGTATCCATCATTTGATTGAATGTTGGGTGGATTCTTTGTGTAACAGGGTTAATGGCATCAAGGAAGTTTTGACCAAAAGATGTTACTACCTTGAAAGCTGCTGAATATTCCAAGTATAAAGGAACAATACTACTCTTACTTGCCTGCAATTCTATAAACTTAGACTCCACAGACTTTTTCATCTTGCCTGTTTTCTTGTCTTTAACCAATAGGTCAAATCCAAGTTCTTCAAACAATCTGATTACCTGCTTGGAACTATTCCAATTAATAATACATTGAGGTCCAGTATCAAACTCAGAGAATAATGAAGGTTGTGGTATTACCACATACACATTATCTGCAAGTTTGGCTGGCTTGCCTTTCTTATGAGTATCATAGTTTCTTGCAATGAGGGAAGGGTCATCCTTTTTCATTACATAATCTACTACCCAATCATTAAGTTTCTGCTCAGCAATCCTTAACCTCTCTGCATCTTTAGCCATCTTAGCCTTCCACTTAACAGGGTCAAGTTTAATGCCACAATATTCAATGTATGCAAGGACTCTTACAAACTCATTCTCAATATCAAGTGCCACTTTCTGACCCCTTGCATTGATAGTAACAAGCTGCAAGTTCATAATGTCCTCAAGATACACAACATCATTTGCTGCATAAACTATAACCTCTTCTGTCATACCTGCATGTATCTGTCCTCTGACAGTCTTGTCAAGATAGATATGTAAATACCTATCACAACAAGCCTGCAAGGACAAAGATACAATGCCAAGTGGGAATCCAAGAAATAGAATCTTCTCAGCTAAATAAGTATCATAGACATTTCTGACTACAATATACTCCTTATATAGCCACCTCAAATCAAACTTTGCATTATGAATAATGAATAATCTGTCACTTTCAAGATAGTCTTTATATTGATTGACATCAATAGTCAAACAATCTATCACTACTTGATTCTCCTTATTACCAAGCTGAAGAAGAAGCAATTTGCCAGTCCATATCTCTGTGCCTGTAGTTTCAGTATCTAAACTTACAATGCGTAGAGGCTCTAATATTTTCAGAGACTCTTCTACAGAGATACATTTATACTTGGCATCAGGAAATTCAAATAGATTTCTTTGACCAGTAACAAAATATATCATTACTCAAATGTTATAGTCCAACCATATCCTTCAACAAAGTCTATAGATTTGACAACTGCCTTAGCTTCCTCAAGCTCACAACCTACTATAATCATAGGTCCTCCTGATGGGTCAATGAATTTGCTCCCATTATTAAGTTCACCTATTCTCACTGTAGGAATATCAGTCTTTAGCACATAAGTCTTTGACTCTGAACCATCAGATTTAGTCAGTTTTTTAAGATAATTTTCCTCTTTGTATCTGGATTTTAATTTGATTATATCTTCCATTACTTTTTAGAATAAGCTGTAAGACTTTGGAAGTCAAATACATATTTATATTTCTGAAAGAACAAGCTACCAAGAATACCATGAATCTGAACTCCAGATTCTTCTTTCACAATAGCAAAGGCATCATCTAAGTCATGTATGCAGAACTCACCTGTAAATTCTTGACTCTTGTATGTGATTGTCATTTCACAGAACTCAGTATTCACTTTATTACCCCCAATACCTATAATACCCATGCTTTTTTCCTCTACTTTCTTATAGTCAAGAAGAGGAAGAATAGAGCTATTGATTTGAGAGATATTACTCCCAGTGTCCAATAAGAAGTTAAGTTTCTTATCTCCATTAAGGAATGTTACCACAGGTAACTCTACCAAATCCATAGCCTCTTTGAAAGACATATTTACCCTTTTGCTCTGCTTGCAATAATCTTCTACACCATTAATGATAATAGATAGAATGACTACTGCAAGCATAATACCAATTATTTCTAATACCATGCTTCATGCTTTTTTTAGTTACTACTTGATACCAGAAGTACCAAATCCTCCTCTGTTATTATCACCCAAGTCATCTACTTCCACAAGCTCAATACCTGAACTTAGCAGCCATTTAATCTTCTGCCACATAGTAGCTTTCTGACTAAGCTGTATCCTAAATTGACAGATTCTATCACCTGCTTCAATAGTGGTCTCTCTCATAGGAGAACATACATAGTGCCACTGGTCATCATTGCCATTATATGTGTTATCCACTACACCTTGACCACTTGGGATGAATAATCCTAACTTTTTAGGACCACTACTCCTTGAATCAATAATAGCTTCAAATCCTTGTGGTAGTTGCATTGCAACTCCAAGAGGAATATAATAGGTAGGAATCTCTACATCCCTATGACCTACTCTCTCTCCTTCAATAGTTTTTCTTTTAAGGACATCAGCCTGTGGTGCAGGGATGGTGATATTTATGGCAGACCTCAAATCTATCCAATCACCATTCTCACTAATTACAGGCATACAGCCCCCAGTCAATACTTTTACTTTAATTTTCAGTTTCATGTTTCCAAAATTTACTTGTTATGTCTACCAACTCTCTACTACTGACCTTGTAAAATCTTTGATTGGTAGTCCTACTGTTAAGTGGACCAAACTCTTCCTTATAAGGTCCAAGTTTAATGTAGTCAAACCACTGTAACTGTCTTGCTACTATACCAGCAAGTTCCTGTCTGCCACTATACCATGCAACCTTTAAGTTTGTATGAGTTTTTACCCAACTTGCCAAAGCTACTAAGTGTATAGCATCATTATCTCCACCCATAAAGGACACACAGGACACTCCTTTGTTACCCTCAATAAGCTCACTAAGGGATGATTTATTTAGAGGTTTTCCAATATCCTGTGCCAAGTAAGAGCTATGACAGCCCTTACATTGACATGGACAATTAGATATGTTGATAGCAAGAGTTACTTCATCTGGCACTTCAGCAAAGACTACTTTTGCATCCACATACTTTAGCATATCTCACTCCTTCCATCACTATAAGTTCTATGACTTGCTTCAATCTGCCTGTCTTTACCAAATGATTTGATAGGTCTGAGATAGCCAATCACTCTTGTATATTGAGTGATATTCTTACTATGGCACTTTGGGCATTCAGTGATAGGATGCTTAGTAATGTAGCCACAGTCATCACACTTACTATTAGGAATATTAAATGTGAAGTAGTTGGTTCCATTAGCTATTGCAAAGTCTATCAGTTTGAGATACTGTTCCTTACTCAAATGGTCTTCAAGATTGATATGAGCTGCACTGCCTCCATCAGTATATTGATAAGTCTGCCTTCCATGAAGTATAAACTTATCAAGTACTGAGGTATCATCATGTGCATCATAGAAGTATGAATTGTATAGATTCTCATCCTCAGGAACCCAATATCCATCTTCCTTATCCCAATTATAATTCTTTCCTCCTAACCCTTCAGCAGGAACTACCTCAGAATTGAATAAGAATGGTCTATTGGCATCATGGACAGAATGTATCTTATTCTGCTCTTTGATAGTACCAAGAACCAGTTGCAGGAACTCAATATATTCCTTATTGTTACCAACAGTCATACCTAAGAACCTTGCAGCCTCATTCAAGCCATTAATACCAATAGTGCTGTACAACTTACTGATATGGATATATCCACCATTTGAAGCAGCAAACATACCCTTATCTTCAAGTTCATAGAGCATGGTTTTGAAGGCTATGTGGTACTTATATGCTCTTTCAAGAATATTAACCAAGTCCTGTTTCAAAACATCATAAAATCTTCCCTTAACTGATATTAATCCTGCCCTTTCCACCAAAGGTATCTCACTGAAGTAATCATGTTTATTAGCACAATCTTGCACAATCCTATTGATATTCAAGGTAATCACATTACAACTACCTGTCATAACACCAGTAAGACCTGATGTAGGATTGAAAGTATTCTCTGCAAGTTCATTCCTCAATCTACAACATGATGCAAGACTGTCAGCACTGTCAGATATATAGGTGAAGAAACTATGACCCTCTGCATACATTTCAGCAGTAAAGTCCTTATAGTCCTTATCTATAATATCATTGGTCTTTGGGTCATACACCATAGCCATTGTCTCCACAGGGAATGTAAGAATCTGCTTAGTTCTCAGCTTATTGAAGAACTTCATAAACAGCCTTTGCAGACAGTCTATTGCTTCCCACTGGGGTTTAGTACCATCAGGATAATAGAACTCTCCAAACAGTGAATCAAAGTAAGTGTGGTCATAATAAGACACATTAGTAAATGGACTTTGATATGACCTATTACCAGCAGGCTGGTTTACACCATAAATGAATTGTTTGAATGCTTTATATATGGCATCTCTTATAGTTCTTTGCTTACTACAATGGTCTGTAGTAGTTACTACATCCAACTTTTCATACCAGTTAGGACCAAATTCCTGCACAATGTAATAGTTGAGGGCAATAAAGTATTCACCTACTGCCACTGCACCTTTACACTGAGAAGATAGCAAGAAGATAAGATTGGTTACTTGACCACTGAATGATTGTAGGTCATTAGGAGGTGTTGGAGTGATACCATCAATATTGCCAACTCCTTCCATCATAAGAGGATACAGACTCACAGCCATACAATACTGCTTCAAGACAGGAGTAGTTGCTTCATCATGTGTATAAATGACATGAGAGTTCAAATCCTTTTCATACTTCTTGGCTACTTCAGGGTACATTTCATTCAGCTTGTCTTTCATTCTTTGCCTCTGAATAACCCTATTAGTAGTCTTATACACTTCACCCTCAAGGTTGGCAACATTCTTCATAGTTACATTTGCATTGGCATCTGTCTCTGATGAAGTAGCTGCATTCTCATTAGATTGACTATACTCATTCATATAGTCAATTCTTTCCCTAATGAATCTTGCCTGCTTATGCTGTTCCCTATAAATGATATAACTCTTTGCTACATCAAAGTGTTTGTCATTCATAAGAACATCCTCAACCTTATTCTGTATCTCCTCAATACCTATAGTATCTCCTTCCAAAGTGCCGAATAAAGCACCCAGCATATCATACAGATACTGAGGCATTTTCTTGTTGCAAGATTTAAAGGCTTTCTCTACAGCACTTATAATCTTATCAACATTAAATTCCTCTATACTGCCATCTCTTTTTACTACTTGCATATTACAATGTATTTAACCATTCTCTTAAATCATTAGGACCAGTCTCACTAATTCCCATAGGCACCTTTGGTCTGGAAGTGAGATAGGAAGAAAGCTCTTCTCCTATCACAAAAGGACTTCTCATTTCTATTTGGGCATTCTTTCCAAACTTCAATGTACCTACTGCCTGTGTAAATGGACAAGCCCACACCAATGGGACAAGGATTCTCCTATTGACTACAATAAAATCATAGTCAAGCAGCTTGAAGTCTTTGAAGTACCCATCCTTATCCATATTCTGCCTTATAATAGCCCAATATAGTCTGGCTTGAATATCATATCTCCAATCTACAAAGGATTTATAGAAATCCCACTCTGTATGGGAACTTGTTTTCAAATCTACTGGCTTTACCCACTTCTCCTTATGATTGACTATGATTAAGTCAGCCATGTTTCTATACTTTACACCATTGAACTCTCCTTTGAACTTTAACTGATAGAATCTTTCAATGTCTGGTTCAAATGGATTATCCTCTGCAAAGTAGAATTGAGTGGATTTGCTCTCTTTCAATGCTCTTACTGCATTGCACACATCTTGATAGGTCTGAGTATTAAGTATAGTCTTACTGCCTGCTATAAATAACAGGTTATAGTAGTCAGCTCCTTTCTCCTTGATAACCTTAGCTCTTGTCTCAGGCTTCCAGTTCATCTGATAACTCTGATATTCAGTCTCCTTAATGATTGCATCATCAGGAATTGTGATAAGACTCCTATAAGAATCTCCATACTGACTGAACAAAGATTTTACCATCTTTATAATAGAGTCTGGAGTAGAAGGAAACTCAGCAACCATAAACCTTTCATCAAACTCTTCTTGACCACCTGTAATAATGCTGTCTACAGCACTACCAAAAGTAAGAGAAGATGTCTCTAACCTGTCAAATAATTTATCCAAGTTATTGAATCCCTCTCTCTCATATCTTGCAAGGGTTGAATAGCTTAATGCTGGGTCTGCCCTATATGTTTCTTCAGACACATCCCAAGATATACTTCTTAAAGATTTCCTCTCCATTAATAATAATCTTGATTGTATTCCTCACTACTGAAATCTTCATACTCATCCTCCTGCTCTGGCAACTCAAGAGCCTCACAGTAAGTATCTATTTCTGACTTCAATTTCCTCATTTCTCCAAGGTCTGCTTTCAGATACTCCTCTTTAGGATTTTCCTTACTGAGACCTTTCTTTACTCTGACAAGAGATGAATCAACTAAGAGTTGGAGAGACTCAAAGTCCCTACTATTCAAGAACTTATGTGCAAGCTTTGCATCTCCCTCAGGCAATGAGGGAATCAAAGCCTTTATTCTGTCTATTGGTTCTCTATTGTCCATAACTCTTGATAATTTCTATTGCCTGTAAGAGTTGTTTCTTGGTATATACCTCAAAATAGATAGACTTTTCACCTTTTTCAGTGTATAGGTTATCAAGATATTTTATAAACATCTTTTTCTTGATATAGAATACATCATTCTCTATTCCTTTGGCTTCAATATAAACATTGAGGTCATTATATTTGAAATAAAAGTCTGGTGTATATCTGATACCAACAATTTTACCTGTTTTCTGAATTAGTATCTTTGAGGGACAAGTATTTGTCCCGTCTGATAATCTTTTGATTTTCTGCTTGTCAGTCTCCTTATCATAGTATGGGGTAATAGGTTCAAAACCTTCCCATAAAGTAAAGGTAGTTGGCTCATATTGAGGTTCAAACCCTTGTTGAAGAAGAGTATTATATATACTCTTCTCCAACTGGGATTTGAATGTTATACCCTTAGAACTGCTCTGTGTGGCATTCCTAATCTTCTTATTTGCCACTTTTGAACATTTCTTTAAGAATGTCTCTTGTAATTCTGCAAGCAATCTTAGCATCATTTACAGACCTGAATGCTGCAAAGTTCCTATAGTTCTTGATGTGGGCTTTGTTAGCCTTAGTGATTCTACCATCAAGCATAGAGATTACATAAATCTCAGGACTCTTCTCAATGTGGTCCTCATACTTCTTGTCCAACTCAATGGCTACTTCTCTAAGTACCATAGAGAATGCAGCAGCAGGAAGAATAGTATCTACACTATTGAGATAGTTATAGACCTTCTCAATCTTCCAACCAAGTTTCTCTGCAATCTTCTGAATGTAGTACTCCAGCTCCATAGGAACCTTAGATTCAACCACAGCAGACTTTGCAGGCTTGGTAGTAGTAACAATGCCAGCCTCAAGGAGCTTAGGGAGAGTGTCCTTAGTTACCACAATGTGCTGAACTACAGTACCCTCACCAAAGAAAGGGTCTACTACCTTAGATACTTTAGTCAGAGTGTCTCCAATCTGTACTTCCTTACCATTTGTCAAATAAATCTTTTCCATTTTTTTTTGTTTAGTATTAATACTCTTCGTACCATTTTATAGGTACACCATAAATCTCTTTTACCTTATTACTTATATCAATAAATAGCTGATGCAGCATCTTAGTGCCACTCCTCGCAAAGTATGCAGGATGTTCAATCTCTATAATATGATTGAACCTATCATTAATATAAGGTTTGAAGGTTTGGGCTTGTCTGCCAAACAATACATATACTATAGCTGTATTATATTCAGACAAGTTCTTTAGCAATTTAGCTATGAAAGGTCTCCACAACATCACATGGGAACCTATCCTATTCATTTCTATAGTGAGTGCAGAGTTTATCATTAGTATTCCCTGTTTAGACCAACTCTCAAGAGAGTTGTCAAAGGTAATACAATAATGTGGAACTTCAAAATTAATTGCTGCCTCTTTAACAACATTTAATGAAGGAGATAAGTTATCCTCATCAACTTCCTTTCTATTCCCGAATAATACTCCAGTTGCCACTCCCTTTTGTGGATAGGGGTCTTGACCTAACATAACTACTTTCAAGTCATTGAGAGGACAAAGCTCAAATGCTCTGAACACATCAGATTGGGCAGGACATAGAGGCTTCCTCCTATATTCCTGTCCAACCTTAGCCATTACATTATTAAGCTCTGTCCTATCAATTACCTTCATCCAATCTCCAAAGTATTCATCTAATGTCATATCAACATCATTATGTCATCAATATTGTCAATAAGGCATTCATTCAGTGCATCATTAGAGTAGGCAGATGGAGTAGGTTTAATAGGTTCTACAAAGAACTTATTGAAATTATCTACTATGACCTTTACTTTCCTGTCCTCTGGATTACTGCTGAAGCTGTAATTGTTTCTTGGGAAATTTATATCCCTACTTGTATAATAGGGAATCAATTTCTTGATGATACCTTTATTAATCAACTTATCAGACTCTAAGAATACTTTGGGACTGACATGGCACACAGGTCTGTAATAGACCATAGTATTACCATTATCCTCAGTATGTACACTTCTTGCAGTTAATGTACATAATAGTAATGGAGTGTAGCTCTCATCAAGGATGATACCTTTACCACCATAATACACTTCACCCTTATTGGTAGTTATCTTCTGCAATCTTTCACCATATCCTACATTAGTAAATAATTGAGCTATGATACTATCAAAGGTTCTTCTTTCTTGGCTTGGTGCATTATCATATAATGGCAATATTATCCTCTTGATTCCCATAATTGCGGGATAAGCCATATTGTCTGAAACCAGCTTCTCAAAGTGTTCTCTTGCAATCACAGGTATCTCTACCTCATCATTGTTTACTTCAATGATAAGGCTTCTTCTAAATACATTGTTACTATCAAGAGACAGATTCATTTTAAGCTGGTCTGGATTACCAGACTCACTGCTATTGAAAACACCCATTACATTATATGCAAATCTTGGGTTAAATTCCATTATACTTCAGTTTTAAGATACATTGTTTCTGCATTATATGTGGTAAGGAATGGCAGGTCTCTATCAATGAGAGGCTCACATTGATTAGCACAGAAGTTTACAAACAAATTAACCATATAAGATGCAATCATATTTGCACAGAAGGTAGTTTGTTTATAGGAGCAGATAGTTTCATCAGCTTCTGCATCAGAGAATAGGAACTCATTATTGTACCTACTGATGTTGTACTTATCATCTCCCTTGATGCACAATACCTGAAACTCTTCTGCTGCTAATCTACCATCAATAAACAGGCAATTCTTTCTCTCCTCCTCTGGTTTGGATTGAACATAATTTACCCATTTATTAAAGAAAAGTCTTCTTGCTGCCATGTTATCAAAGCCACAAATCATAATGTCTGATGCTTCAGATTCATCAGTGAATCTTTCACTTATTGCAAAGACACTGCTATAGCCAGCATAATTCCTAATCATCCCAACCAGTGCAGATACCTTGGGTCTACCTAAATCAGATTGACCATATAACTGACCTGACATATTGACAGTTTCCACTATGTCATTATCATAGATAAACATGGAAGCTGGCTTCATCCTTGCCAATAAGAAGCCTACATAACTACCAATACCACCTACACCTGCCAAAATGACAGTCTTCTTCTGAATGTTCTCATACCAAATGGCAGAACTAAACCTACTTGTAGCTTCATCCACAAGCAAAGTTGCAGAGTTTGTAGGTATCTCCTGATGTGCATCTTCTACAGCTTGGTCAAGGATAGCTTGTTCTTCCTCTGAAAGCTCAAACCCAGTATCCTCTTCCTCTATTGTAGCAGAGCCATCTGTTCTTTCAGACCAAGCTTCTTCAATCATTGTCTTAACATGTTCATTGACATAGAAGCTGCCTGCTTCACCATTAACATTGTTATACACAATCTTATAAGTGTCAGGAACTCCATCTAAGGCAATGACACTACCAAGACTGATAATATGCTCCCTGATGCCAAGGATAAGTGCATTTATTGAAACAGTGGAAGCATATCCTACTTCACTGAACTCACGGACATTATCTTCATTGAGGCTCTCCATAAGAGAGTTATATGCCTCAGTTGCTTCTTGGACAGTCATTGGGCTGCCACCTTGAATTATTGCTTCTTCACTCATAATACTAAATACTTCTGAAGTGCATCAATATACCCTTTGATATAATCATTTTCAGGAAGTTTTGTAAGCTCCTCTATCATATCATGGGCACAAATAGCACAAATTTCTGTTTCATCAAAGCCAAGCTCTTCTAATTTCTCATCTGTTATATACCATGTCAGATACTCTGTATAGGTCTCTGCCCATATCTTGAAATTATCCATGCCAACTTTGCCTTTACCAAATCTCTTTTCATACAGTGTAGGCATTGACTTAACCCATTTGGTAATGTCAATCTTACTATCATTAGAAATGATAATACTACCTGTAATCAATTGAAGTACAAGAGATTTCAAAGTAACCTTATCAAATGATACATGACCATAAGGTATGTCATACCCCTCTTCAAATGGCAAGTCATCTGCATTATCAAAGAGAGTTGGCTGAACTACCTTAGGCTTATCAGCTTCCTTCTTGACAAGATTTGCTGGACCTGCCTTTGTACCATAGGAATTAGCAATAGCAGGTTTATAGCCACCTTGATATACAGGTGTTTGAGCTTTCTTGGCTTTCTCTGCCCTTTCTGCTTTAGCTTGTTTGATTTCCTCAAGCCTTGCTGCCATGTCTGGAAAGGAATAATTCTCACCTTCCTTCTCTATTTTAAGATAGAACCATTCAATTTCATCTGCACTACTTACATATTCCTTAGTATCATGCTTTTCACCATCACCAAAGAACTCATAAGACACAGATTCTTTGACCTGCTTTGATTTAACCCTCCTTGTAATTGCAGCAGTATAAGTACCTGCATTATTCACAATGAGAGATACAAAGTTATTTCTATCCCTACCTTCCTCCTTTAGAGTAGCAGTATCTGTCCCACTAAAGAAAGTACTCATATTGTTATGGGAATGTATAAGACCCATTTGGCAATCAAGTAACTCAGGATTCTCACACATATAGGCTATCACATCAGGATTCATATCAAACTCTGTATAGGCTTGAGTACCAATATCCATAATGTAAATATCCACACATCTTATTACAAGGTCATTATTTTCAAATGAACCTTCATGTGTAAAGAATAGTGTACCTGACCATTCAGTACTCCACACCTTTTGGCAGGCAAATCTTATCTTTCTCTCCACTTCTGCTGGGATAATCAGCTTATAATTATAAGTACCTGACTTCTGTACCAAGCTGATTACTTTTGTGGGTTGCTTTACTTCTTCCATATCTATAATTTAACACTTTAAGTATTGTTGCTAATATGTATAGTGCAGTATGAGTATTAAGAATTATACTCTTATTCTCATTCCTTACCTCAGCAATATCTGTAATATCAATAGTAACCTCTCTTCCCTTGAATATGCAAACCTTCTTGCCTATATATTGGGCATAGGTATTTACATTGTTCCCACCTCTATCATAGTAAATCTTCCCATTATCTATGATACACTCTTTCAAGATACCTTTCCTCTTCAATTCTGCAAACTTGGCAGTTAGCTCCTCTTTATTAAACTGGTCATTATACCACTTAATAAATTCATTGCTAATAAGTACAATAAACTCAATAAGTGACATACCAATAGAATAAGAGCCATTTACATAATTGAATTTAAGTTTCTTTGAATTGATAAAGCCTCTTACAAACTCCTTCAACTTATCAGAACTAAGAGCATCCCAATAGTAGTTTGGTGATAGATATGTAACAAACCTGTCCACACCCATCTCCATGTTATTAGTACCTAACTTTTCCAAATATTTATAAGGTATGCCAGTAATGGATTCTACAGTTACATACTTACTTAATTCAAGACAAAACATATTCCACATATCCTCATCATAATCTCTATTAAGGGTACTGATAGTACCATTAATAGGACCATTACCTGTACAAGGACTCTGGAAATTAGCAAAGTTACTTGTATTAATGCTACTAATATGGCTGTGCATATACCCACTACTAATATGAAGCATAGTATATTCTGACCTGTTAAGTGTAAATCCACCATTTAATGTGCCATTATACATTACCCTCACCTTAGCCCATAGATGGTTAATATCCACAAATCTGTCATGCTCATTAGTTACCCTTACATGAGGAAAATGTACAAGAATGAATATGCCATTGAACTTAGCATTACCAATTCTTTCCTTTACTGTAGTATTTGTAAGCACATTTACAACCTTTTCTACTTGGTTTTCAGGTAAATCAGTAATAGCAAATGTCTTGAACATGCTCCAATCATTACTGCTCATGCCTGTAATACTACCATCAGGAATATAAGTAGCCAAAGATTCTATCTTTAACCAAGATTTGAACTTGTCCAAACTCCAATATCCTTGCATATCAACTTTGTCCTCTCCAAAGAAATCATTGAATATGCTTAATACTCGGAGTGGTCTGTCCATCAAGGAGTTATATAGTTCTTCTATCTTCTCCTCAATTAATTTAATTGTTTCTCCACTCATATTACTGTAAAAAAAAAGTAGGTAAGGGGACATTTCTAACCTCCTTACCTACTGTTACTTACCCTTGTTAATTGACACCCATTCCTGCGAACATATCATCAATCTCATCATCAGAGTAAGGAGAAGCTGACTTAGGCTTATATTCCTCAGATGGTACAGCAGCTACAGCTACTTCACCTCCAAGAATACCAAGCACTTCCTCTTTCTCATAATCTTCAATTGTGCCATTGTCCTCAAGAATTTCCACCAACTTGCTGATAGCAGCTCTTGCTACAGTATCAACACACTCACCACCATTACTTGCAGGTGCTACAGGGGCACTTACTTCAGGAGTGTTTACAGGTGCTTCTACCTTTTCCTCTTTCTTAGTCTCAGCCTTAGCCTCAGCTTTAGGAGCAGCAGGAGCAGGCTTTGAAGCACCATTGCTCTGTATCAATGCAATAAGGTCAGCAGTCTTGCACATAGTGAAGTTTTTGCCAAACTTCTTTACACAAGCATCCTGCAAACCCATAGATTTGATAGCACTGTATGCCTCAGCTCTACTCATTGCAACAGCACCACTTCTAATTTTCTTGTTGGTGTTAGTAAGCATGAAAACCAACTCATTTGTGATAGTACCCTTATAAGGAACATCATGTGGCAGAACTGAAGCATCATTCTTCAATTCAACCTTTGATGTGCCCTCAAAGAAGGTCATACCATCATAGTCAATGCCATTGGCTCTCAGGTCACTCTTCAACTCAGCAAGGGTCATGGCTGCTGACATGATAACACTCTTTTTCTGATTCTCTTAGTCTGTACGACTATAATTTTTCTTGCTTCCATGTTTTCACTTTTTTTTATAAATTGGACTTATTGAAACTTTAATCTATACAAAAGGGCAAATCATCCCAGTCATTGTCCTCTTGTCTTGAAGAGTTGAATAAAGGCTTGATTATTCTAAGGAACTCATCTTTGCCCTTAGCCTTATACAAGTCTGAAATATCTTTCCCTTCATTAAAGGGTGGCAATACTACATTAGTAAAACCTGTTTCTTCAGCTAACTTCTGAGCATCTTTCAATCCTGGCTCATCATTATCCAAGCAAATGAAGACTTGTTTGTATCTTCTTTTCAGTTCACTAATTGCAGTATCACTCATCCTATATCCCTCACCTTGAATGGCAAGAGATGGAATACCTGTATTAGCCCATAGGCATAAAGCATCTTTCAGTGAAGAACAGATGCAAATCTGTTTCCCATATTCAGGTACTTTAGTCCATAGGCTTACTACAGAATTGTCATGCTTGTTACTCCACTTATAACCAGCTTTATTAAAAGGCTGGTATATCTTTAGAGTAACTTTACCTTCCTTGTGTTCTACATAAGCATAGGCATACTTATCAGCTCCAAACACATATCTATGACCATCCTTTATGACAATCTTATGAGATATGGGATAAACCTCTGCATACTTGAGCCATTCTAAAGTTATACCATAGGATGCCCAGTATTCAATATCATAACTCCTCCAATCTCTGACTTTGCACTGCAAGTCTGTATCTTTGTTGTAACTACTTGTACTTCTTACAGCACAGGGAGTATATGAATGAATATTGGCACCACCACAGAACTTTGAAATGTCCTCATTAACCCTTGTTAGAACTTCCTTATAACCACAGTTCCACATATGACCAAGCAGGTCAAACAGACCTCCTCTATCCCTCGTGGATAAATCTGTGTAAAATATTCTTCTACCATCAGTAGAATAAAGACCAAAAGAAGGCCTCCTGTCCTGTCTAAGAGGACTATTTATAATACAAGGAACCTCCGTGACTCCTAAGTAATATGACAGAATGTCTGCTTCTGTCACTTTACTTAGAATATCATCAAGGCTCACAGAAGATTTACCTTTGCTGATTGCCATTGCTTTTTTTTTTAGAAATTACTACTTACTTACCAAAATCCCAAGGTGTACCACCAGCAGTATCACCAGCAGGGAAAGGCATATCACCTGCTGCACCAGAGTTACTGAGGTCTGTAGATTCTACATCATACTCCTTCAAGTCACCCACAGTGAACTCAGTAGTAGAATATGCACCAGCAGCCTTTCTTTCCTGCAAGTCTGCATCCAACTTACTATAGTCAGTGATATTGTTCTTCAAGAACATCTGATTATAAACAGCCTGATACTGCTTGTTATCATCAGTGGTTCTTACACCAAACAATACCTTAACCTTGTTATTAGGCTGCAATGCAATAACATCTCTCAACTCCTTGAAATTACCCTTGAAGTACTCAGCAATGCTCTCAAGTCTTGCTTCACAATCCTCAGGTTTGTCTACCATAACCCAAGTATTATTGACATACTTCATTACATTAGGAATGTTGAGGTATGCCTTGATGAAGTTAGTAAGCTCTTCCTCACCATGATAAGCAGGTCTGTAGTCCTTATCAATATTGGCGGGACCATTCTTATATACAGGAATTTCATGTGCCTTAGCCTGCTCTACAGTAACCCAAGCAGTTCTACCATACTTATCAATTACCTGTACCTTAGTCTGGTCTCTATTGTATCTGTATTCCTTTCTAATGAAGAAAGCTACCTTAGTGGTAAACTCAATACCACCACACTTTTCAGCATCAGTCTTAACAATGAAGTCAAGTCTGACATTCTGTACCTTGTGCTTGTCCTCACCTACCTCAACTTCACCCAGATACTCAGGGTCATTTTCAAGCTGGGTATTATAGAGTTTCTCTAACTCTGCCTTGTTAGGATTTACAGCCAAAACAAATACAGGAGCTACACCTGTATATCTCTTTACTGCATTGCCCTCAGTAGATTCCTTGCCTGATGCAAATGCCATAAATGCAAAATTTGTCTTTTTCATTTTTCTAATGATTTTTCTTGTTCCTGATTCTATTTCTTACACCTTAATTACTCCTCAAAAGGCAGTTTGTCACCAGCCTCTGTGCCATCATTGAAGGGGTTAGTAGGGTCAAAAGGAGCCTCTTCACCAGCCTTTACTTCTGTCTCAGGTGCCTTCTCAGTATCATCTACTGTCTCAGGAGCAACATTGTCAATAGCAGGCTCCTCTACATGAATCTCATATACATTAGCCTCCTCATTGAACACTACTACACCAGCCTTAGGCTCATACTTAGTAACCTTTACAGGCTTACCATCCTTATCAACCTTACCAGTATCTTCTACCTTCTTGACAACCAAGTCTTCACTTGTGAGACCACCTGTCAAAGCCTTAACACCCATCTCATGTCCCTCAATCTCCTCAGTCAGAGCATTGTACTCTGCATTGAGTTCATCAATCTTGGCAGCAATCTTATTCTTCTTCACTACCAAAGGATTAACATTCTGTGCAATTCTTTTTACACCTGCAAACTGTCTTACTGTTAATGTCTTATTCATAATGATTGAACTTTTTATTCTTGTATGATATACCCGTGTCTATGTACTTATATATGGTTCTTGCAGTTATATGAAGAGATTTTATACAGTCCCTAATTGTTGGATAAGTAGTTTCTATACCTGACAGTTCATCCAAAACTATTATAGGATGCCTGCCTTCACCACTAAGTAACCTGCTCTGCACTCTCCTCTTTATTCCTTCACCATAATTAGTATTATAAACTTGAGTACACCATTCAAGATTGTTTATACTATTGTTTAATTTATTTTCATCTATATGATTTACAAATGGAAGATTATTAGGATTAGGAATAAAATGCACAGCAAGGAGTCTATGCAAAGTAAAATGAGTAGATTTACCACCCTTACTAAGTCTAATCTCCATGTATCTACCATTGTTCCATATCTTCATTGGATGCTCTTGAGAACCTTTAATTCTCACAACCTTACCTAAATTAGATATTTTGTATATTCCTTCGTATCCTTTTATATCTTTCCATTCCTCAACCATATTTTCTTACTATTAAAAGATTTGTAATAACTTCCTTTCTTGCCCCATGTTATTTAATGGATTGGGAGCACTCCATAGCTTATATACTGTGAACTTTCTCTCGTAGAAACTTAATGCAAAGTTAAAGCAATATGCCATTAATTGCCTATCTCTTAATACATGTGTTACAAACAGGGCAGTCTCATAGTAAGGCTTGCCCTGTCCTATGCAGTACTGCATCAACATCATATTGACATCAGTTTCAGTAAGTCCACCAAAGGCAGCTAACCTTGATATTCTTACAGTCTCATTTCTATCCATAAATCTCCCTCAATTTGTCTACTACTATAGACAAATCATTAGGAATCTCATCAGGAAGGTCATCCAATGCACCAAGACTGTCTTTAGCAGGATATTCTCCATCAAACTCCTTGACAAAGTGCTTGATAGGTCTCTTGTTTTCTGCATCATATCCTACCTTGCCAAAGAGGATAATATCAAACTTACCCTCAGGAGTAATATAGTCATCAACCATCTTTCCAGTGGTCTTGAACTTATAGGAAATGGAGTCACCATTCTTATCCTTATACTCCTCATAGTGGGCACAGCAGATGATATTCTTATCTTCAGGGAATCCCTTGAAAGAATCAAAGATGAGACCCATACCATAGCCAATCTGCTTAGGAGTATCCCATCCACCTTTCATGGCATTTGCCATATAGAAATCCTGAGCAAGATAGTTCATATCATCTATAAGAACATTCTTATAAGGTGATTTCTTCATTATATTGACAATCTCTGCAACTGCTGCAAATCTGTCAAGTCCTGTAAGACTATCTACCTGTACTCTGTTTCCTGTGGCAAGGGCATTTGCATTTACAAGCTTCTGTGTAGGCTTACCTACATTCTCCACTCCAATGTTGCCTTCAATCAATTTGAAGTTAGGGTTAGGAACACCCCTGCCAATGCACTGGATAACATAAGTTTCCTTTGGGTCAAGCCCCTTGATACCTAACTTCTCCCTACCACAATAGGAAGTGGTCTTTCCGAACCCACTTTTTGCAAGAACTAAAATCCTACTCATAATTTACCTTAATTGTTTTAAATAGCAATCTTCCTAAAGTTAAAGCCTTATAAAGTTGATGCTTAGTACAGCCTAAAGCTTTAGTAGCCTCCTTAGTAGAAGAAAATTTAAGAATTTCATTGCCTCTATAAGCAACTATATTCCTTGTTTTCTTCCTATACGGTTCTTTAGTTATAGGTCTTCCCATTCTATTAAACCATACATCTAATTTATCAACCTTATAGAATCTCCAAACATAACCCCCTGCTATATTACATTTACCATTCGCAGCACAAGAAAGATTGGATATAGAAATATTCAAAGCATTTGAAGCTTCTCCGAGAGAAGCATACTCTCTAATATAATTCCCCTCCAAATCATACTGATAGATAGTTTTAATAGTCTTTTGCATTCTACCATCTTTATATGCTTGAGTAATAGAATAAGATAACTTCCTTCTTCTATCAGCAGTCATTTCCACTTTTCCTGCTACCAATGTTTGGTTATATTCTGGATTTCTTGTATTTATAAAATACTGTTCCCTATCTAACAAAGAATCTATGCTACATAACTCTATTATAGAAAAGATAAAATTATCTTCTCCATACTTGTTCCAAGCTGCCTGTAAATGGCTGTTTTGGTGCTTGTTATGCCTTAATAGTGCCTTATGTTTTTGCCATCTCCTCTTTATATTATTTGATGAGCCAATATACACCTTACTATTAACCTTATTCTCTATTTGATAAATTCCACTATTCATAAATAATTAGCCAAAACTAAAATCTTTGCCATTGTTTCTGTTTTATAATGTTACTTTACTTGAAAAGGGCTGCAAACTTATGAAATATTTTCCACCTGTGCAACTCTTTATTCATTTTATTTATTCCATAACTAAAGAAAGTCTTAGCAGTTTTGCTCTTCCTTGATTCCATATAGTTATATACCCTTTGTAGTGCTTCCCTATCATCAGGTCTTGGGAGTTCATAAAATGTACTCACTGCACCATCAAAGAATAAAGGACAGATTTGACCATTTGCTCCATAGTCTCTATCTTCAATCACTTCCATGAACCTTATATGATTCCTGAACTTGGTTATATCATATCCTTCATACTCTCTCAGCCCATACTTGAATGGGCTATAAAGACCTATAACCATATTGGCATCTCTGGTAGTAGTCTTACAATCTGCAAGACCATCAGAAGATGGTTTAAGCTTATTCAGCTTCTGATTCTCAATACCTTCTTGAGCCTGTGCTTGATGCTGAATCAATACAAAGATGAACTTCAATTGATTTCTGAGAGTAATACCATACTTACTCATCTTATCAATGGTCTCCATCTTCTTCAATCCACTTTCAAGAGATAGATTCGAGGCATTATCTATGATGATTATCCTTCTTTCCTCTGGGTCATCTGGGGTATAGGGATTATCATTGTCTACCACATCTGCATCAATGATTTCATCTGTGATAGGGTCTTTCCTCTTACCTTTCTTAAAGTTAAGATGTCCATGAGTCAAAGCATAATCCCTACAATACTTATTAATGCCTGTAGGATTCCTTTGGTCATCAATGTACTCAACCATATCCTCAAATGCCTTGATATATCTCTGATACTTATCAGATTCAAGTAATTCAAGAATCTTCTCATCAATAGGATGGTCTCTATCTGTACTTTTCAGTTCAGTGGGAGATACCTCTATTCCATCCAATCTAAACAATAGATGACACAAGAACTCATTATACTTTTCCTCCGGACTCATCTCCAAAGTAAAGTAGAGAACCTTAACTCTCATCTCAGGATGCTCCAATATAAAGAACAATGGTTCATATACAAACAGGTAATCACAGAACTTTGATTTACCTCTTACCACTATAGTTTTCACTACCAGTTTTAACTGTTTGTGGTCTGGACTATGTCTTCATCCTACTTGTACTTCATAGGATGCACCTGCATTTAGTCTCTGGGGCTGAATCTATATAAGGCTCCGCAACTTCTTATATAGCCTATGCCTCCTCAAGTTAGCATATCAATTCCTTGACTTAGCCTCCGAGGATATTCAGGTGTTATAATATAATAGATTACTCCACTACACGGCAGTGCTTATAATTCTCATATTTGGTATTTTGTTTAACCGAATTAATAACTAAAGGACTTAACTCTTCAAGCTTGTAAGAGAACCTATATCCCTTACACTGTTGATACTTACCATTAAGTACCCTACAGATACTTGATGGTGCTATACCAAGTTTACTTGCAGTATCTTTCAGTCCCTTTGGGTTGACAAAAAGCAAGTTCCCATCAAGGTTATATACATATATAGGGACTGGGTTAAAATTCCACTTCAACTTTCCCTCTTCATGCAATCTTCTTCTTGTCTCTCCTTGTTTTATTCTTGATTCCTTGGACAGAATATTTCTCTCCACTTTCTTTGTAATGTTATATTCTGCTCCAAATAAGTCAATACAATATTGTTCTCTTTCAGTTAATATAGAGGTATCACATGTCTCAATTATAGACCATTCAAATGAACTTTCACCATATTTGTTCCAAGCATTCTGCAAATGAGCATTCTCATGTCTATTATGTCTCAACAATGCAAAATGTTTTAATAATCTTTGATACAAATTCTTTGAACTTCCTATATAAGACTTGTGATTAATCTTATTCTCTATACAGTAAATACCAGATACTTTTAATAATTCTCTTGTAATCTTTTCCATATTATTTCATATTTGTTACTGCAAATATAAAACAAAATTTCCAATTCTACAATAGAATAAATGAATTAACTAGCTTTTACCTTTTGATTGGCAGTCACCACTATGAACTTAGCAGTTTCAATGCCTGGGACCCATGCTCTAAACCTTGGAAAAGGGAAAGGAATACAATTATAAAGTCCATTAAGAACTCTCTCCCTCCTTAACCTCAGATTTCCCATTACTTGCTTAAATCTACTCATAATCAGTTAATTGTAGAAGTCCAATCATTTCTTAAATTCTCTTCTTGACCAGCATTCTCAATGTAACTAATCAATTCTGAGTCTCCCTCAACCTCACCAGCAGCACCAACTTTCTCTTTGAATATGAAATATTTTAATAGCCTCATATATGCATAGTTTCCATTGAAACCTTCCACATACTTACTGGTTGCCTGTATGATTTGCTCATCAGTATAAGTATTTCCATACTTCTTAAAGAATAACTTTAATCTTCGTACAATCAAAGCTACTCCATCTGCCCAATAATAGTTAGTGCCATCTTTTTTACCTTTAGGAAATATCTCTTTGAGCCTTGTAGCCAACTGAATTAACCTGTCATTAGGTTCCTGTTTCTTATCAGAATCTACAATCACAGAATCTATTACCTCAGTGCCTTTATTAGTAAGTCTCCATCCAATCTGTTGGAATAAGTCATCCCTATTAGCAGTTATATAGCCCTTCTTAATCAGCTCCTTCTGAGCTGTATCAAGGTCAGCATTATTATGGATGGCAAGCATCAAGAGAGCCTCAGCAAGACTAATGTTGTTCTTCTGACATCCTTCTTTACTTAAACAAATTGTCATAGCTTAATGTCATTAATACTATCAACACTTATAATAGAATCCTCAGAGTACTCCTCTATCATCTTCTGCACAAGTTCTTCTTCCCTTGTATCCTTGAAATAAGGTATGATGATAATAGGAGATTTGTGTCTAAGTATTCTACCAACTCTTTGCTTTACTACAATCTCCGAACTATTCAAGTTGCAGAATATACCTATCCTACAATTAGTCAAGTTCACACCTTCATTGAGTATATTACAGGCAGTAATATGCTTAATCTTGTTAAGATTAAACATTTCAAGGTTCTTCACTGAAGCCTTATTCTTCGAGGTGATATTGTATTTACCTAACCTCTCTGACTGCTCAATACTACTACAGAAAGTCAAAGTCTTGTAATTCCTGAACTTGTCAAGAAGAGATAATACAAGGGCTTCCTTCTGTTCAGCACACCACTTCAGCCTTTTGCCTGCTGTTGAAAGCCATAAGTTCTTTATCCTCTCATTTCTTGAGTTAAAGTACTTATTCTTGTACCACTCTATAAGTGAAGAGATACTATCATAGCAACCTTTCTGAGTAGTGATTATATCACGACCAAACTTCTTAACCTTATAGGTATAATTAGTAGTGTCCAAAGTCAAAGGCAGTAGATATACTGTAGGCTCAGGTAGTACTTCATCTTCTACAGCTTCCTTGAGACCACACTTAATGACCTCAGCCTTATGGTTGTAGATGAAATAATCTCTCATGTCTCTCTTAATAGTTGCAGACAGTCCAATGAAAGACTCATTGATATGGATAGTCTCCAATAAACTAATTCTTGCCTCTGATAAATGCTGCATCTCATCTGCCACTACTACATCAAAGTATGAGTTCTCATAGTTCTTTAGTGACTCATAGCATTCAATGGTAATATAGTCAGACTTGATACCTCCCCATTTCTCAATCTCATCCTTCCAAGTCTGCTTATGCACAGTCTTTGCCACAAGGATAAGTATAGTAGTAGGGCTTTCATCATTCCTGAATACCCTATCACATATATGATTAATGAGGTCTATTGCTACTTTGGTCTTACCCATACCTGTAATGAGTTCCAAAATGAGATATTTAGCCCTATCAATCTTTGATAGAGCTAATTCTTGCACTTCTTTCCTTGTCATTGTTTATATTTCCACTTATATCCATACATACTTTTATACCTTCCTCTACAACAATTGGTTATGTTTGAATTATTAAATCCAAGAGTAGATTCAACTTCTCTTGCTGAACTCCATTCTCTGATAACATTATCACCCATATCAAGCTGTAGAATAGGAACTCTTTTTGAATTGGCTCTATTAATGTTTCCTTTCCCATAAGAGTTATTATAGGAAGGACTACACCACTCCAGATTAGTAAAGCAATTATTATCCTTAATTTCGTCTTTATGATTCACTTGTGGAAAGTTATTAGGATTGGGAATAAAAGCTTTAGCTACCAACCTATGCACCTTACAAGCAACTTTCTTTCTGTTAGCATATAGATATACTAATAGATACCCATCTTTATCTTTACTCTGAGATAAAATAATCCCATTATGCCCTCCAGAGCCTACTTTGGGTAAGCTTTTTACCCTACCTAAATTACTAACTTGATATAATCCTTCAAAGTTAGCAATATCTTTCCATTCTTCTTCCATATTACGGTGGATTTTTAATTAATTCCTTAAGTTTACAAATATACTCAGAATCTTCAGCATATCCAATTTCTTTAAGAAAGTTTAGATAATCATCACCATCTTTGTACTTATACTGTATCATCTCTTTGTAAGCTATGATGCAGTCTTTCCAATGGTCAAATGTATAATACCTGTGCTTCTTGCTGTTATACAATCCAAATAGGTTATTACCATTCAGACATAAGTCTGACTTAAAATGACCAGTTTCAAGTACAGCTTGTGCATAGACTATCTGAGGATGTTTGACCTTATAATATTCCAATGCTTCTATCAAGCCTTCTTGAGGTGATTTACTAAAGAAGTCTGGTTGCTCCTCATTAATTATGTGTACCACCTTTATTTCAGGTGGTTCATCTCCCTTCAAGTAGGAATGTACTTGAATTGCTCCAAGTACTCCTACTGCAAAGGAGATGAGTATGTTGAATACTCTCTGTTTCATACTTCTTTTGTTTGTTAAACTTATATTGCTTAGTCAGTGAGACTTTAGTCTCCTTCTTTAGTCAGAAATACATAGTCAGGCAACTCCTTGTTATTTGACCATTTGTATTCAGAATAGGTGGTATAATAAGGGTCAATTAGGTGTTTCCCATCCTGAGATTTACTTACCCAAAATCTGACTCCTATGCCTATTTCCTTTATCTTGGCAATCCTCATATAAAAGTAAGATGCCTTGTAATCTGACTTTGCTGCTACATAGACTGTAGCCTTTCTTGATTTGTATAAATCAGTTGAGATGTAGAATGTACCAAGAAGCCACTTCTCATGTGTCTCCTCAGCCTTCTTACATATATTATACAACCCTCTTTTACTCGGAAAATTCTGAGTATTGAATTGTGATAATATAAGAGGTGATGGAACATAAGGACCTTTAGGTCTCTTGCTCTTCTTCTTGCAGTTAATAATACCATTAGATAAGTAGAATCCTCCTCTATAATCTATGTTCTCTTTTTCTTCAAACATATCATAGAACCATTCTCTGAGATTATACTTTTCAGTGCCTCTCCTGCATCTTTGCAAGAACTCAGAAAATACTTTATCTACTGGTCTGCCTACATTCTTTAACAGGAATTTATGCAAATCTCCGTGGAAATAATGATAATCATCATCATACCAATTATGAAAATACCATCCAGCAGCTTTCTCACTGCCTCTCTTTAATATTCTCTTTCTTGGATACTTCTTAGCCCATCTTGATTTCTTTCCATTCCTATTCCTATTAAGGGTAAATTCTATCATACTTCAAACAGTTTTATGTAAGTTCTCTTACACTCCCCACTCCAATACCATTTGTTATACCATAATAGCACAATGTATTTATTCCTTGATGTGACTATATCAATCTTAGGAGAATACTTATTATACATTACAATAATCCAAATACACAGTATAATGAAGAGTAACACATTAAATGGTGTCATACTACTCTGGTTTAGGGCAACATACTACATACTCAAATCTTGAACAAATTCCTTTCCATTTCCTGTAATCATCACATGAGTCTTTCTTTAATGCCTTTGCATCAATAAAGTTACTTACACAAAGCATATCATACTTATTAGATGGGTGATAACTCACCCCAAGCTGTCTATCTAAGGCTTGTATAACTGCTTCAATGGTTTCACCTGATGCTATAAAGTCATCCACAACTATAAACCTTGTAGTACCAACCTCATCAATTCCCCTTAATGAAGAACAATGAGCACTTGTATCTTCTTCCTTCCTGACAATCAGGATGTAGGTCTTAGTAGTTGGGTTAATGTTGTGTAACTCATTAAGCATAGCACCTGCAATCATGGCTCCTGATGTGCCTCTTGCTACAAAAGTAATGCTCGTACCTTCCCCAATATCTTCTTTATATGTATTGAAGATTGCTTCTGCACTCTGTTGTATATAACTATGCTTCCAATGAACACCAAATGGATATTCTACGACAATAAAATGGTCAAAATGTATAAATTTAGGAACATATCCCATAATCTCTTAGTTTTATCCTGCTTATTCAGTAGGTTGTAAAAAAAAAGAAGGACAAGGATATTGATAATACCCTTGTCCTTTACTATGAGAACATATCCAGTTAGTCCTCAAACACTTGGTAAATGTACGAAGTACCCCCAAGGTATTCTACTGTTCTCTGCAAATGAGCTTCAAGTCTCTCCTTCTTACTCATTGCAGCCCACTTGCCAGGCTTAGACCATGAAGGACAAGAATCCTTGTCAATCATATACTCATAAGCCTCTTTGCTCATGTTCAGGGACTGTGTAGCTGGCTTGCACTTCCTTGTATGGAAAGTGATAATCTCTGGATTGGTGCTATTTGTGTCAGTCACTCTCACAGTGTGCTTCTCCATCTTGTCCCAATCCTCAACTACTTTTGTTACTGTTCTCTTTCTACCATTCTTTGCAGTAATGGTCTCTTGAGTTGTTTTAAGGCACTCCTCCTTGCTGAACATTGTGCTTCCTCGAAGCTCAATACTCAGACTTAACTTGATTTCACTCATGTTTATTAATCTTCTTCAGATTCTTTCTTCATAATTGCAGCAAGCATAAGAGCAGCCATTGCATCTCTTGCTATAGCTTCTCCCTTATCTGCTCTTTCTCTCAACTCCTCTATCATTTTAATGTGAAGAGTATGTTTCAAGGCTTCAATAGTACCCATCAATTCTCTCACATTGAGGAATATTGCACTTGTTACAATCACCTCAACAGGTGCTTGCACTGTCTTACCTTTGTAGCTCTCTACTAAGTTTTCAACAAGTTCAACATTGGTTAAACTACCACTCTCTTTGCCACCTTTAATGGCTTTTGCAGCATTTTTAAAATGCTTCTGTTCCAGATTTCTTTCCAGAACCTTTTCTTCATTCTTTTCCATCTTTTTTTTTTAGAAGTGAAACAATAAATGTGGTGTATCTTAGGACTCGAACCTAACCTCCAGCCCAACAGCCAGTGTGCTACCAATTACACCAAGATACAAAGACAAGTTACACATAACAAGTATCTACCAACACAAAGCCAATATCAATAGCAAGAACCTGTTACTCCACCAAGAACAAGAACATCCCTCCATCAGTCAGACTTCATAGGGTTGGTTATTTTGGAATAACAGACTATCTAATGGCTGAGCATTAGATATATCACTTTTCATTAGCAATTATGTATATTCTATGAATAAGAACAGATACCTGCTATGTGTATTCAATAAGGTTAGGGATTAATATCCCAAGTCCTTACTTACTTGCCCAAAGAGTTGATAGTATTATAAATACCCAACAGGGAGTTGGGTACTATAATCTTCAACTTACTGTACTCTTGAGACTTCTCATCCTTCCATGTCTTGAAGGCTCCTAATACATCTTTGAGTTCAGCTTGGTACTTCTGTGAAGCAGCCATATACTCTGTGTTCACCTTGTTAGTGGACTCATTGATAGCCTGCTCACAGCTGTACTTCATAGCATTCAGTTGAGCTTGTATCTCTCTGTGCTTCTTCTGAAGCTCATAGAATACATTATCTACTAAAGCTATGCTTGTAGTAGGAGTATAAGTATAGATAAGAGCATCTCTGCCTTTACCATTCACTTTATGAGGATGATAAATCTTATCTTTCAACTCCTTTCTTGCCTCAGACAAGTGCCCGTCAGGATGGATATACTTGCCTATTACAGCAGCTTCAGTCTCTAACTGATAGTATCTGTTTCTCTCTTTAATAGGGAGAGAAGCATAATACTCTACCTCAGTTAATACATGACCATAGGTAGGAGATTCAGGTCTTATAGTCCCATTTTCCCTACACCAATCCTCAAGGCTGATAGTCTGCAAACCCTTCATCAGATTCTCCTTAGCTTTGATGCCTTCTCTCAACCAAGCTATAAGGGATTTAGCCTGTGCTACCCCCTCAAGTAATGATTGTAAGCTATCTAAAACTTCGGATGATTCCCCTGTCTGAATGGTATTTGCACCCCCAACACTGCCTACCAATGCTACCTCAACATTAAAGAAGCATATATTATTCAGTTGTGTCTCCACACCTTGAATATACTCCTTAGCTAAATTAGCAATATGGTTAGCACTTGTAGAAGTTAAGGCTACTCCTTCTTCACCTTCCTTCTTGAAGAAAACTAAATCCTTTTGCATATCTTACTGTTTTAGTTATTCATGTAAATGTTTTAAGTAATCCTTATCTAAGTCAGGATGTTTGTGTATTAAGAACCTGCAACTTATACATACTATTAGGTGAGCTACACCTTCTGCTGCTATAATTCCTATTACAATATCCTGTCACTTAGGAAGTGAATCCCAGCTTGTCAAGAAGAGTATAAGAATGAGCATGGTTATCCAAAAGGTACTACAATAGATGCAGAATTCTAATGGATATGCTATAAAATGTAAGAACCTATTGCCACTTTTAACCATAGGTACAAACACTTTACTGTACAAAGGATAGAATATCATATCCTCAACCTTCAGGCAATTCCTATAGAATATACCTAATAGTCCACCTATTACTCCCAATAGCATGAACTCAAACATTAATACATAAAACATACTTTTTTTTTTAGTTAATACTAAGATTGTTTTGTGGAGCATAGGGGACTCGAACCCCTGTCTTACCAACCTTTAATAAAAGAATTACACATGCTTACTACTTTTTAATGTGGTCAGTTACCCACTGGGATTGTCTGGATGACAACAGTTCCACCACCCTATTTAATCTAACAGGGAAATCTTTTTAAAGGCATAGCCACTTTAAGCTAATTTAATATGCGCAAGTATTTCTACTACTGAATCCTCAGTCTGTAACATAACCTCTTATTTTGCACCTTTCTGTTTCCAAGCAAGTGCTGCTTAGCCTATTCAGGCTGCAACTCTATAAGTGTTGTCAGTTATTGTTTTGATGTCTTTCCATCAGTCTTTACATGTTCTCTTACCAAATAATCAGTAGTCAAAACCAATCATGCCCCATGAAGTAGTACCAGCATGCACCTATGACCAGTTAGATACATAGGCACAATGCTGGCTGCGCATTTTACTACTTATTTCTTTTCCATTGAGATATAATGTTTTTATGAATTTTCCTATTGCTTTGATTCTTTTCTAAGAATAAAGTGCAAGCTAAAATAAGAAACAGTAGCTTACCTACCAGCATCACATTTTGCTTCTCTTCAGGTTCCACTGCTTAGTAGAAATAGTGAGCTAAATCCACCATTGTATCTCCAGTGAGACTTGAACTGGGACTCAACTGCTTAGAAGGCAGTTGCTTTATCCATTAAGCTAAGGAGCCATGTTACTTCTAACTTGTTGCTCTATCCAATTGAGCTATGGAGACATCCTAAAAGGTCAGATATTCTCACGAACCTCTGACCTGTAGTGACAATATGTCACCTGAACTAAAACTCTTTACCTAAAACAATCAAATTACCTTATATGAGTAAATACCTTAGTACTCCCAACAAGACTCGAACTTGTATCTACTCTTTAGGAGAGAGCCATTCTATCCCTTGAACTATGAGAGCATATACTGCTTATCTTCACAGACCAGCAGTATTAAATCCAATTTGATTTGTGACAAAAATTACACTCATTCCTCAATCAAACAAACTCTTCACTCTCTTACCAAGGATTTTGACTGCTTTGATAGCATCCTCTTGGTTCTTGAAGTACACAACACCTGCATACTGCACTGTATTGTACTGATACACACCAACACCACTGCAAGTATCAATTATAGGACCACATCCATTATTGAAATTGCCAAGGAAATATCCTGTATTGTTTGTAGTTTTCTTCCAAGAGCCATTGAAGAACTTAGCAATGATTGCCAAGTCTGCAAGTGTATTATACTTCTCTGCTTCATTAGCAGGAACACTGGCACAGAAGCATGTATTGCATACCTTGCTGTTGATGTACTTGAGATTGAACTTCAATTCATCCTCAGTATATGCACTTAGTGCTAATGTACGCAATGTACTGTTACCACTATTATACCACTCCATTGCCTGTTCAAGTGTTACCTTGATGTTTCTTTTCTCTTCCATTGATTCTTCTCCTGTTATTTTGTTAAACCATTTATAGAAAGTCAATATTTCCAATTCTTCTTCAGATATTAGCTTGTAGCAAGCATAACATAATACTACACACACAGTAATTGAATGTATAAAATATCCATTGTTATAAATGCTGTCTACTCCTGACATGAAGAGTATAACTGCAAAGGTTGTTATCCATAATAACACTCCTTTAAGTATAATCTTGAGTCTTTTCATTTTATTGTCCAATCTAATCTGTTCATTACTATTTTGAATGTATAAGCTGCCCTGTAAGAGTTAAAATTCCCTCTTATCAAATAGCCATAAGAGTCGTAAATTGAGTATTTTTTTTTTCATATCTATTCCCCGTTTAATATATCAAATATGATATAAAGAAAGAGTAGGTTTAATGGTAAGCCTACTAATAAGTATATAAATAAATCCATCACTTCTTTCTTTTATATTTGTAGAACTCTTTTCTTGCTTCTTTGCCATTCTTGAAGTTAGTAGCAGCTATTCTACCAGTAATTGATATAACAGTTATACTATATTCAAAGGCATGTTGTCCACTAAGAATTACTCTCCTTCCATAGACATCTACTATGACTTCTCTTATGAAACAATCACAGTTTTCTCGGTGATATGTGTGCTTCCTTGCCATAATTTAATCATCATAAGGTCTAACAAAAGTATATACATATACATCAAGTTCTTCATTATAGGAGAATTTGTAGTACACATGAAGAGCATTAAGCATGGATGGCTCTTGTTTGTTCTTTATACTATACCATCCTTCACTCCATATCTCTCCTTGCTTGTAACCAAGTTTATCTTCCATGATAGAAGCAATAGCTTTTCTTGCATGAGGGTAATTCTCATCTTCAGTCTTTATGTGATACACTTGATGCTGGGTATAATCCATATTGGATAGTTGTGGCTGATACTCTATCTGATAAAGTATGCCATTGTAAAATGCTTGTTTACTCATTTGATTGTTTGTTTATAAGTTGATAAAAGGGAAGTATGATAGACTCGAACTATCATTATAACTGCAATTGAGTTATGTACTGCCATTGTACTAATACTTCCTAATTCCTAAAATCATATAATATCAGTTGCTGTCTTTGATATGCCTTAATTCTGACCTAAATATATTTAGTTTCTAAACCTTACATCTGCACTCAATTTCAGTAGCACTCCCAATATTATTGGTGCTCAATTGAAGACATTTAACAACAATTAATATGTGTTTGTTTGCTTGTTAGAGTGTAGTTTTGCATATAAACTGTAACAGTAAAAACAGTCATATATTATTGGATGATTGTTCTACTAATTGTTGGTTTCAATGAGAGGTATTTGTGGGGATGGGTTATAATGACATATATCTGACAATTTGTCAGTCCATACTATTAATTCTCAATAAATCAACAAGTTACATTCAATACAAAACAAGGAAGATAGGACATAAAGTGTATTCCACACTCTATTATCCTATCCTACTTACTCAATGCACTGAACTCCTAAATACTCTACTTACCTCTCTAATCTTCTTGTCAGGAAGAGATGTAAATAGAGTATTCTTCATTTCACTCTATACATTAACATAGTTAAATCCTATTACATATAATATAATGTGTAACATGTCTTGGAGTTATACTAAGAGCATACTAAT